AATAATGAGTTTGGCGATAGAAGATTATTTGCAAAAGTTAATCTTAGAAATACTAGTATAATCTCTTTCCCGCTTGATGTGTTTTCTGATTCTATAAATGATAAATCATATTATTCTGATTTAAAAACCATTTTTTATGGCGATAAGATTGCTTTAGAGTTTATAAGTCTATTTGAAACTATTGAAAATAGTACAGGTGTCAATTAATGAAAAATGTTTATATTATAGCTGATAAAGTTTCTAATACTGACATAGAAGATATTAAAAAAGTTTTATCTTTTATTGATGTTTCTGAAAGCTTTATAAAGGTTTTAGATGTGTCATCGACAGATATTGACATATCTGATAAAAATTTATTTATATGTTTTAATAGTTTATTTGGTGTAATTGCTCGCAAATTTATTGATGCTAAGATTTATAAAGCTAAAGACCTTTTAAATGGCGCAATAGTGGATAAAGAAAGAGGCGTTCTATTATATGGCCTTACTGGATCTATTAAAGAATATGCATCTAGCATTGCCGTTAGCGATGATAAAATGCAACTTTGGGAATTGCTCCAAGATTTTAAAAAGAATCTTGAACTTTTAAAATCTAATGATAATGTTACGAAACCTGAACCTAAAATTCATGATGATGGAGCTTTTGGATTAGCCGAAGACCCTCTAGAAAAAGAGTTAGGGTCTAAAAAACAAGATAAGGTAATAACAAATTCAGAAGAATTAGTATCAATAAATGTAGAAGATCTTCTTAATAAAGTTTTAGAAGAAATAAAACTTTCTGATCCTGGACTTGGTAAATCTCTTAAGTTGACTAACAGAATATCACTTACTAATAGTGAAGGAAAAATTCTTAATATTTACCCCGGAAATGTTATTGATGACAAAATTCCTGGTGCACATTTATCGTATAAAGATATGTGCAATATAGTAAAAATGGCTTTAATTTATGGTTCAGATAAAATTGATTTCTGGATTAAGGATTGATAATGGAAAATTTAACTTCTGTTAATGATAGTGAAGTAATTGCTACAAGTGGGGAAAGTTCCCCTGATCTTTCTACTACACCGCCTAATAATTTAGGTATGTTGGATGTTGTATCTGCTGAATATAAAGATGCTCCCAAAAGCATCACAGAATCAGATTCTCCAGATAAAAGTGAAGTAATAAGCAATGTAGAGTATTTTGATATTAGATTTAATTCTCAAGGAGCCCTTGTTTATAATACTAATATGGATGTTTACAAGGCTCTTGGTGCTATTGATGTTGTTAAAGCACAAATGATTAAAGATATTACATCTGCCGGTGATACTCGTAGTGTATTAGATGCTGCACTAGAGAATTATTTTATGGGCCATAAATAATATGGCCTATTTTGCTGGTGTAGACATATCTATATCATCGACTGGTATTGCTGTCGTCGAATATCTTGGCGACAGCAAATTTAAGCTTATTGATAAGAAAACTATTAGTCCATCTAGACACTCAAAAGGATTCGATAGAAAGTTGGAAAATTATCAGGTATTTAAATTTTATACTGAGAACTTTTCTGCTGCTAAAGAGATATCCTTTTTTGTTCTTGAAAATTATAGTTATGGGTCTCCAGGTAAGATAGCTGACTTGGGCGAACTTGGTGGATTGTATAGATTTCAAATAGTCAATAATCTTAAAAAATCATTTGATGTATTGGCACCTCAATCTGTTAAAAAGATTGTTGCTGGAAGCGGTAGGGCTACAAAAGAAGAAGTAAGAGATTCTTTATCTAAATATATTGAAGATTTTGATTCTATTGATTTTAATAATTATGATGAATCAGATGCTGTAGCAATTGCCGTTGCTTATGGACTTTTATTTGAAAAGAATAATAATGAATAAAGTAAAAGTTAAAAATCTTATTAAGGCTTATTCCGAAGTGTTGGAAAAAGATTATCCAACTAATGAAGAGTTTTTAATTATGATTGGTAATATTGTAAGATTATTTGCTTTACAATTTACTCAAAAAGATCCAGATTTATCTAATCTTAATCCTGATGATGCTTGGAGTATTGAAAGGCATTGTAATGAATATCCTGAAAATATAGGATTGCAATTGTTGTTGCAATCTCATGTGTTAATTAAGCTATCTGAAAGGTTTAAAAATGACTGATTCTATAGCAGATACGGCACTAGAAGGATATCCGGATTATGATAGTGTTACATCTGATTTTATGGCTCATGCTAAATTTAGGGGCAAGAGTTTAGTAGAATGGGAAAGCTTATTAGAGCTCCCACCAATTAATGAAACAGATGGTCTTGATGAGTTGAAAACTTCTAATATTGAATTCTTAAGAATATGTAGATTAATAATAAATAATTATTCTTATGCCAAATCATCTTTTAAATCATGTGAGATGCATTATGAAAGAAATCTTGCTTTAAAAAGAAATGAAGTTATTCAAGAATTCCAAGATTCTAATGCTGGTAAAAGAATTCCCGGTAATGACACAATAAATCAATTAGCCAGCTTTAGATGTAATAAAGAATATATTGCTATGAATATAGCAGAAATCTTTTTGAATTTTTGGGAATCTCAAAAAGAGAAAATAAAATTTTATGATTCAAGACTAAATAGTCTTGGATATATAATTGCTATAGAAAATAAATATCAATTCCAATACCAATAATAATAGGAATTAAATATGGCAAGAGTTGCAAAAGATGTAAAAGAAGATAAAGAAGTGTCTTCTGGTGTTGCTGCTGAAATATCAAAAGATAATAGAGCGGCAATAGAAATATTAAAAAGAAGTATGAATAAAAAGTATGGTGATGGCGATCAAGTATTTATAACTGATTATGATATGAATCTTGAAGGCATCCCTACTGGTAGTGCAATATTGGATGCGCTTATTGGTAATGGCGGATGGGCAGAAGGTAGAGTTCATGAAATTCATGGACAGTCTGGTAGTGGTAAATCCTCTATTGTTACTATGACTTGTGCTAATGCACTTAAAAAGCATCCTGATAAATTTATATTGTATATTGATGCAGAGCAAGCTCAAAACTTTAGATATATGAAGTTACTTGGACTTGATATGGAAAATGATGAAAGAATTTTATTTACTCAAGTTAACTCTGCTGAAGAAGCATTTGATATTATAAATAATGCTATCAAAACTGGTGCATTTAGTTTAATCATTTTGGATAGTGTTCCTGCTATACAAACTAAACGTGAAATGAGTGGAGATTTTACACAAGAAACTATGGCTGAAAAAGCTAGATTCTTGTCTAAGTCTATTCCTCAATTGTTAAAACCTCTTAAACGGTCTAATACAACTCTTATATTCGTTAATCAAGTAAGGGACAAAATGGACCTTTGGGGCGGAATGGTCACGCCTGGAGGTCGCGCAATTCCATTTTACTCAAGCACACGTGTTAAAGTTAACTCTACTCCATCTATGCGAATAAAAGGGTTAAATGACAATTATATTGGTCAAAGAGTAGAATTTTCTGTTGTTAAAAATAAAGTTGGTAATCCATTTGGTGTTGCTGAAAGTAATCTTTATTTTGGTGTAGGATTTAATGCTGTTGAAGAGTTAGTTTCTACAGCTGTTAAGGCTGGTATTATCACTAGAGCTGGCGCATGGTTTACTATCCCTGTTAAAAATGATAAAGACGAATATATCAAATGTCAGGGCGAAAATGGATGTTGTGTTTATTATAAAGAGCACCCAGAACATCTAGAAGAATTGAGACATATTGTTAATAAAAATAAAGACTCAATTTTTGATCAAATGTCCGATGAAGATGTAAAAGAAGCTTCTGAAAGTGAAGTATTAGATGAGTAAATTCTCTGATATTATTTATGACCGCGCCCATAAGGATGCGGTCTCTCTTTTTATTGGTACCTTAGGACAAGTATTTAATGGTTATCATAGCCTTGATATTTCTGGGTCTAATTTGTATGATGGTTATTCCTTCGAAATGAATGAGAATTATACAGAACATGATGTCAGAATTTGTATAAAATTGTTAGAACTAAATGGTTTTAATGTAAAAGTTAAAGAACAGGATTCTAAATTAAAAGGGTTTTCTATAACATGGAAAAAATAAAAAACGCTCAAGATTCAATAAGAGAATTTATGGAAGCTTGTGAACAAGAGGTAAATTATACTCCTAAAGTTCCGTCGAAAGAAGCTGTTTATTTAAGAGCTAAACTTACTCTTGAGGAAGTTACAGAATTTATTGAGGCATTATTTAATGGTGAAAGTAGAAAACTTCCTTATACTAAAATGGTTTTTGTAAGCCTAAAAGCTGCAATGACCGCTTTAGAACTTGCATCTAAACATCAGGATTTTAATCCTAAGGATGTAAATATGAAAGAAGTTTTAGATGCTATTACTGATATCGAATATGTAAATATTGGTGCTGCAAATACATTTGGTTTTGATTTAGAAGAATCATTTAATATTGTTCATGGCTCTAATATGTCAAAATTAGTTGATGGCAAAGCTGTAAAAGATGAATTTGGTAAAGTTATTAAAGGTCCAAATTATTACCCTCCTAATTTAGATGGATTATATTAATGGATAAATTAAAATCTGTTCTTTATTTAATAGCAATATTTGTAATGCTTATATTTATGCTGCCTTTATTGCTTTTACTTTCTATTTACTATATACTTGTTTATAAAGAAGATAAAGTCATTTTAAATGAAGCTAAAAAAGAATTGGCTAAGTTTAAAAGACATTATGAAGAGGATGAATCTTTTAGATCACAAATTAATGAAATGTCTACTTTTGACAAATTTAACGTATATAGATGTTATATGTTAGTTGTAAATAATAAATCTAATTTTAATGAAAGTAGATCTATTAGATTAATTAAGAAAATATGGCCTTTGCCGTATGCTATGTGGAAGCCTAAAGAGCAATCTATGTATAATGAGATCCGTGCAAAAGCATGGTTTCTTTGGGCGCTAGAAGATTTAGGCATTAAGTGTATAGTGTCGGAAGATATCGAATTTATTTATAATAAAGATTATAAAGATATTGATATTAAAAAATTTGAAAATATTTTTAAGTAAATTAAAGAGATTGATATGAGTTTTGTATCTACTCCTGATAATCCTAATGGAGATATTAAACCTGAAGATTTTGGTATGTATACTAATCTTCATGCGCATAGTGTGTTTAGCCCACTAGATGGTTATGGGAAATTACAAGATTACTGTGAAAGAGTAAAAGCTCTTGGATTTAAAGGATTGTGTCTTTCTGAGCACGGCAATATGATGGGGCATAAAGACCAAGAAAAAATTTGTAAAAAATATGGTATTAAACCTATATTTGCAAATGAGGGATACATGACTCTTCATAGCGGCTCAAGAAAAGAAAAAATAGAAGGATATAAGGCTAATTACCATATCCTTCTTATCGCTATGAATAATGTTGGGTATAAAAACCTAATGAAAATTACATCTATTGCATGGACAAGGTATAAGTATTATAAACCTAGATTTGATCTTGATTTATTAAGAGAAAATAATGAAGGGATTATATGTACTAGTGCATGTCTTGGTGGGCCTATAAATCAGCTTTATCTTGATGGTAAAGAAGAGGAAGCTGAACAAATTGCTTTAATATTAAAAGATATATTTAAAGACCGTTTTTATCTTGAAAAGACTTATACTGGATTAAAAGAGCAAGATTTAGCTAATAAGAACTTAACAGCGCTCTCTAAAAAGCATGATATACCAATGATTATTACTTGTGATAGCCATTATGTTTATCCTTGGGAATCTGATTCTCATATGAAGCTTGTTATGCTTAATACTGGCGGACAATTAAATAAGGCTGTTAAAGATGTTGATTTAACAGATACTGAAAAAGATGATTCTGATGTGGATAATAATTCTATGTTTTATCAGCCATCTCAGTATTATGTTAAACCGTATCATGTTCTTGTTGAGGAATACTATTCTAATCCTGAAGATTTAGAGGCATTTAAGAATACTAATAAAATTGCCGAAATGTGTAATGTAGAATTACCTAGTGGCGATAGAATGGTATATCCAGAACCATTTGATGATCCAGATAAAGTTTTAAGAGATCGTGCATATGCATGGTATGATATTTATACAAAAGATTTTAAAGATGACAAGAAAAAGCTTTATAAAGATAGACTCGAAGAAGAATTGAGTCTCTACGAAAAAATGGGTTTTAGTTCTTATCCTCTTGTACTTCAAGATATTATTGAATATGCTAAAAATAATGATATTATGACTGGACCTGGGCGAGGAAGTGCTGCCGGAAGTTTATTATCCTTTGCACTAGGGCTGACTGCTATTGATCCTATCCCTTACGGTCTGTTATTTTCTAGATATTTAAATCGTGGCCGTGCTAAATATCCCCTTGTAGAAATTCCTGGTTATCCATTGAAAGAATGGAATAATAAAGAATTGTAAATAAATACTTTTAGGTATAGCCACTTTTAATTAAGTGGCTTATCATATAAGTTATATAAGTGGATAGATATATCCCATAGAATAATAAATTCTTTTTAGAAGGGAATAAAATGCCTGAAACAAGTAAACCTATTGGATTCAGTATTCCTCAATGGACTACTGGGAGTAGTTCTCTTATGAGAACTGATGGTGCTGGATCTGTTAAACGTGTATCTACTAATGATGATATTAGAATTAATGACATTAATGATATGCGTACATTTTTAGAAGCCTTATCTGAGCATACTCATGGTTATACAGACTCTATTGGGAGCTGTTAATGGCTAGCAAATTTTCTTTTTATGATTTCGACAATTTTGTCATAAATGACCCTAATAAAGAACGTCTTGGTGATTTTTTAAAAAATGAATGGCAAAGAGATAAAGACGATACGTTACTTTGTGAAAGATTGTTTTTTCTTGCCAATGATTTAGAAGATCTAGATTTTGATATGGACATATATGTCTCTATTAAAGATCTATTTAATTGGGCAATAGAGCAAATATCTCAAAGTGAAACTGTAGATAAAAATTCTAAGGAATTTATAAATTGCATTAGCTTATTACGTTTTGGTTTAGGACTTGTAGAGATGTACTACGTCCCAAGAAGTTTTTCTAAACTAATAAATAGAACGAAAGATGATGTAAATAATATTTCTTCTACAGTTAACGCTATTGTTAATTCTCTTATTGCTACATATGATCTCTGGAATGGAATAGAAGAATCTGATTTTATAGATTTAAAATACCAATTTGTATTTGACTATGAAACAGATGTTTATTATGCTGTTATTAGAGATTATGTTGCAAATATGAATCAAGAAATTAAGCCAATAGTTACTCACCCATTTGTTTTATTTGATGAAAATAAATCTGGAGTTGAAACTTTTAAAAAACGACTCGCTGAAGCTTGTTCAAAATAATATAATAGCCTGCCTTATGGCGGGCTTTTCTTTTAGGACTTTTAATGTTATTACCTATTGTATTTAGTAACCATTGTGATTTGGATTGCACATACTGCTGTATACAGTCTAAAAATATGAGTCCGTTTTTAGATTTAAATAAAATAGATGATTTTATTAGTACTTACTCTACTAATAAAAATGTTGTAGAGTTTTATGGTGGCGAACCTACGCTACATAAAGATTTAATATTTGATACTATAAAACTTATTAGTAGTAAGTATTCTGACAAAAAGTTTTCTTATAGACTTTATACCAATGGTGTCTTTAAAGATTATTCTGATGAGGATATATCTTTTATAGCTAATAACATTGATGAGATATTGTTATCTCTTGATGGATTTGATTATGAAGATAACACTAAGCGATTTAATAGCTTAGAAGAATATAATTCTGTTATTCGAAATTTAAAAACTCTTATTGATAATGGCGCAAATATTGGTATAAGCTCTGTATTATATAATATATCTAATTATTCTAATATATATAAAAATTATAAAAAATTTTTTGATATTGGAGTAAGATATTTTTCTTATGAGCCATTAACTGTATTTCAAACTGATAAAGCTGTCGTTATTCCTCATAAGTTTATGAAGGCATTTATTGAAAATATCTATAAAGTTATAAAAGATATTTCTGATAATAATATGATTGGTGAGGTTGAATTATTTATTGCAAAAGAGTTATTATCTTCATCTTGGTATAATAATGGTGAAAAGACACAATGTAGTAAATGGATTAGGGCATTAAGCCCTAGAGGTAATATCTACATGTGTAGAGACCATGCTGCAAATGAAGAAGAAATGTTTTTCTCTCCTAAGGTGATACAGTTTTTTAATAAAAATAATTTAAAAATTGATAATGGATCTTTCCCATTTGTAGAAAAGAACGAAAACAATCTTACATTATGTTCTGTTAAAAATATACAATACAGAGATTTAAAGATAGATGATAAATTATATTGGCTAAGTGATGAATGGCAAGATTTAATTATCCGTCCATTATATCAAATTGTAATGGCAATTGATGTTGGAGATAAAACTATAAGTCCATTTATAGACAAATATATATTTAATCTACCTAAAATATTTGAAAGACTTAAAATATGATTTCTATTAGAAAAGCTACTGAATCTGATGTTGAGTTTATGATTGAATGTATAAACAAAGATTATCAGATTAATGATTATCAAATGGATTTTGATGATTGGATTACTGATGTATTCCCAGGAAAAAGAGATTTAAGAACTGTACAGACTTATGTTAATCCTAAGCTTCCTCAAGATTTATATATAGTTAATACAGGATATAAAGATGTAGGATTTTTTAGTCAAGATATAGATGAAACTAATTCAGCTATAGGTGGCATTGCATTTATGCATAGACATGCATGCAAGATGGCTATATTAAAAATAATTAGAGCTATAGCAATTAGAGGCACTCTAATATCAAATAATTATAGATTCTTTGAATACAATACATGGAATAAATTAATTGTGTCTGTTGTTCAGTCTGTTATTCCAGAATTAAAAGAATTTAAAATAACTGATGAATATCGTATTGTAGTTGGTGAAACTAACTATACAAAAGAAAAGGTTGATGCTGTTATAAATAAATATAATATAACAGATTTAACTAAAGATTTTACTTTCTGTTTTGATGATAGATAATATGGTACCAGAATTTAAAACTTATATATCTTCTCCTGGATTTTATATAGATGGAGCGATTCAATGGAGTGCATCTAGAGAATATTATACATATTCCTTAATGTTTCAGAGAGTGTTTAATTCTATGTTTCCTCCTGGTAAAGCCCCTCAAGAATTTTTAAATATACTTGTTGTTGGTGGTGGAGATTTCCAATTGCTTAGCAGCAAAACATTCTTATCAAATGAGAATAGAATAACGCTTGTTGACCCTGGAGTTTCTAAATATTTTGAGTTACTTGAGGAAAATAAAGATAATATTCCTGAAAGGATTTATAATGAGCAAAAACACTGCTATGAAAATAAATCATTTTTGAATATTAATGAAGTCAAAATTCAAGATTTTCTAAAAGAAAATACTCAGACATTTGATTTGATAGTTGTTGATCTTATAGATGATCTTGCTGCTGATCCATATAATGAATATGCTTCTGGACTTTATAATATATTGCGCCCAGAAGGTATAATGATAGGATATGGTGGACTAAGTTACATTGATTTTATAATTAATGGCTCAATCGTATCTCTTGATTGGGATGATGTTATTATAAATAAAAGATATTTTAAATCTTGGAAAGATTACGGTATATTTTATGGGTGCAGAAAACCTAAAAAATAGAATTCAAAACATCATAAAGTGGATGCATGAAAACTCTTTTTGTAAAAAGATTATTGATGACGATAGCAATGGGTTGATTATTAAGAAAAACGTAGATGCAATAGATCATATATGTTTTTCTAAGTCAAAATGGTCTGCCTTTCCTGTATATCCTTTTTCATGGAATAATAATTTGTATGGCATAGATAATGCGCTATATGATAATGAAATCGGATTTGCATGGATAAATAAATTTTCAGAAGGGTCTATTGTTGGTGAGCATTCTGATTCTGAAAAAGTGAATGAATATATTGATTTTAGAATCATAATGTGTATGTCTGATGGAAAATGTTTGTTTAAGACAGATCATGAACATAGACTTGATCAAATGTATCAGTTTTCTATATTTAAACCTATGGAGCCACATTCTCTTGTTCAAGAAGAGAATGATGGATACTATCTAATAATGGATGTATATAAGGACGGATTATCCATTAATGATTTAGGGATTATTTATAAATATTACAAAGAAAGATATATAGATGATATTCCCAAAGAGAATAAACGAGCTTAAAACCACTATATCAAATTATTTTCATAAAACTGCAGAAACGTATAAAGATGTAAGTTTTGATAATACAATGGATACGTATAGTGGCATTTGGCGTAGTGCTGTAGTATATGGTATTGATATAATCAATACGGAAGCATTATACAGGACTGGATTTAATGGTTATTATGATCTTTTAAAGGGTGTAAATTCATTTAATAGAATATTGGCTTTAGAAGGATATAAAATAGCCTCGATTGAATTTAATCTTTTTGAAGATTGTAATGTAGATCCGCATGTAGATGATCATAATTTTGATGATCGTAGAATAAGGATATTTATTCCTATTCGTTATACTAATCCGCCAGAAATTACTGTTTATGAAAAAGATTCTTCTGGTTCAGAAGAGACAATAAAAAAATATAATGATGGCGAACCTTTTATTTTTGATTGTACATTAAAGCATTCTGCTTATATAGAAGGACCTGCAATATGTGCTATTGTAGACCTACTACCTAAAAATATTAGTGCATTAGACTATATTAAATATTGCTCTAAGCCTTTAATGTATTATTGGGAAAAAACTTTTAAACTTACTTAGAAAGAATTAATATGAATCAAGAATTAGATAAAGCAAATGCATTATACCAAGAAGGGTTAAATAATATAATGAAGCCTATTTGGGATGCTATATTTGATGCAGCAGGCAAAGGTAAAGATTCTCATGTATTTAAATTAGAATCATATGAGCCACATATTGTTGACAAAATTATCTCTATTCTTAAAAATAAAAAGTTCACTATTGAAATGGTATCTGATACTGAATTTGAAGTATGGGGATGGGCATATGAAAATCCTCAACTTGATTTATTCTAAAGTAAGATAAAATGAAATATAAAACTTTAAGAGAATTAGTATTAAGCCACTCCCAAGAGGAGTGGTTTTTGCATAATAAGAAAAACATTATGTTTGAGCTTAATCATTGTGAGCTTCATCATATTGATTCTTATTTTTTAAACCTTTACAATGCTGGAATTAAAGATTTAGATAATCCAAATAGTAGTAATATTTTATATTTACTGGGTATGACAACTATCGAGCCACATAAACGTATTGATACTGTTGGTGGTGGCTTTCCGGATTAAATTAGTCCCTTTTGTTGAGAAATTAACAATAGAAAACTCTGTGAAAACGGTGGAACTCCTATAAGGACAATGCCGTGCGAAACTTTACGAAAGTGAAGTACGTGTAACGACTATTATGTAGGGCCAAGTGGTTCGAAGCGCAGAGCGCCTAAGTCTTCATAGATATGGCGATGAGATAGTCTGCTCTATATAGTAATATATAGCTGGGTTTTATTCCCGGGTATGGAATTAACGAGCCATACTGAACATAAAGGATTGATAGTGACTTCAGTAATGATAAACGTCAAAAGATATTTGATTATTTAAAAGCAAAATACGGTGATGGATTTGCCCATTTAGGTACTATTACTTATACTGCTGGTAAACAAGTATTTAAATCAGCTGCCCGAATTCATGGTATGTCATTTGAAAAGGCAAATAAGATTTCTAATCTTATGCCCGATATAAATTGTCCCAGATTGGAAGTTTTACTTGAAGAAAATTCTGATATAAAGAAACTTTACAATTCCGATACAGAAATTAAAGAAATCTGGGATGATGCTATTAAGCTTCAGGATTGCATTTCATCATGTGGCTTGCATGCTTGTGGAGTAGCGTTATCCGATAGACCATTATGGGAAGATGTTCCATTATGGGATAGTAAAGGTAAAACTGTTACCCAATGGGAGGGTAACAAAATTGAAGAATATGCTGGTATTGTTAAGCTAGATATATTAGGCTTAAAAACGCTTGGTGTACTTGAGTATGCTAAGAAACTTATTAAAGATAGACATGGTATTGATATAGATTGGTATACATTACCAATGGATGATGAAAAAGCATACAAGATTATGTGGGATAGACGTAATTATGGTATATTCCAATTTGAAGAATCTGGTATGTCTTCTTTTATTAATAAGTGTAAACCTAAAACAATACATGATATAGCAGTATGTGTTAGTACATGGCGGCCAGGACCAATGGGTATACATGGCTTGGTCGAACGTATAATAGGTAAGATTAGTGGAGAAATCCCTAAGACTGACTTTATATTCCCAAAATATAATTATATTTTTGAAAATGCACATAATGAATTGATTTTTCAGGAAGGTTCGAAGGGACGTTTAAAGTAGAAATACTTTTTATTATTACTGGCCAATATCGGTGAAAGGATTTTGCTTTTATCCTAATACCGAGATAACTATACATTTAAATGATGTATAGCATCGTAGAGCATAGAGTCTGAAACTCTTTTAGAGAATATAATGGCTCCAAGAGTGGCCGGCACCTAAGTTGTTTAATCAATATGGTGAAAATGTATGCCGAACTATATCGAGAGCAAAAGTAGATATAGAACTGAGGGATAAAAAGCCTTCAGGATAACATAATTGTCCTCCGTTTATCAATGGATATGTGCGGATTCACAGAGATAGAAGCAGATAAACTAAGAAAAGCTGTAGGTAAAAAAGATGCTGCTTTACTTGCATCATTAAGAGATAAGTTTATTAGTGGTGCTGTTGCTTCTGGTGAAGATGAGAGAAAAGTTAGTTCATTTTGGGAAGAACTAATGCTGTTTGCGCAGTATGCGTCATTGGCGCCTTTATATAGAAATATATAAATGATAATCCCGTTAATTGCTGGAACCCGATTAGGGAATCAGCAGCCACGTCTATGGACAGGTTCAACGACTAGCTGAAAAGCGTAATGCATAAGCGTATGGTGCGTGAAAATGGGAATTCTACAGTGGATTTAATCCTCTATGTAGACACCTTATTGGTGCCTTAGCGGGTAATGCCGAAGGATATGATATAGTCTGAACTTCATGGAAACATGAAGCAGTTAATAACGGATCTCAATTTGCGAATGAGATCGAACATAATGTTAATGCATCGCATGCCTACTCCTATGGTCATTTGACCTATTATACTGCTTGGCTTAAAGCCAATTATCCTAATGAGTTTTATTGTTCTATTATAAGTTGTGAGACTGATTCTTCTACTCAGCGTATTTATATGGAAGATGCTAAAGCTCATGGTATTAAAATTTTACCTCCTAATCTTAATGAATCTGATAGTAGTTTTACACTAGATAGGAATAATGATATTATTTATGGTTTATCTGGTATTGTTAATATTGGTGAGCCTATTTATAAGCAAATTATGGAATTGCGTCCATTTAAGAGTTTCGGCGATTTCTTATTAAAAACACATTTATTTGGATCAAGTATTACTAAAAAAGCTATTGATGCTTTAATACGTTCTGGATCTATGGATTGTTTTGGATATAAACGAAGTGTTATGCTTCGTTCTTATGAAAAGTTTAAATTAGACTTTGATCCTAAGAAATCATTTAAGCGCGAAATAGCTAAAGATGGGAAGATGACTAATGAAATAAAAGAAAGATATAAAGAATTTTTATCAAAAGAATCTGAATATTTTGATGATAAAACCTTTAAAGAATTTTCTTTATTTGATGTTCTTGAAGACGAAAAGAATTTTATTGGAGTATATATTTCCGGTGATCCTATGGATCTAGTAGTAAAAACTGTTACCGAAAGACATTTTACATCAGAAGAAGTTAAATCTGCTGTAATGTACAAAGGTATGTTTTCTGGGTCTGTTGTTGCTTATATTTCATCTGTTCGTGCTTTAAATACTCGTACTGGCAAGAAGATGTGCTTCCTGGATTGTATAGATCGTGAAGGAAACCGTTTTTCTGCTACTGTGTTTGATCCTAATTATACTAAACTAAAAGATATTTTACGCTCTGGCAATTATCTTCAATTAGTTATATCTGCTAAGCCTAGTTATAAAGGTAATGGCGAAATTGATTCTATTGTTAATGTTGCTATAGATTTAGGTGAACGATGCAAAGAACAGGTTCGAGAAGAAGAACATAAAAATAAAGTAAAAGAAGCTTTTATTATATTAGATGATATTCCTAGTAGTGTAAGATTTAAATCTATATTGAATAAGATACAAGAAATTATTCCTGAGAATAAATATGACTCAGATGGTGCTGTATCAATAGTGGTTAAAGTGCCTACTAATAAATACGAATCTGTTAATATAGATAGAAAAGACTCTGATTTTGAAATGAGATTTGGACCATTTTATACCAAATTAATTGATGTCGATGTAATAAGGATGTTAAACAAGCTTCCTGATGTTACGATAGCTACAAGATAGGCTGAGAGAAATCTCAGCCTTTTCTTTTTTATATAAAACAAAAAACTGTATATAATTAGAAAAATAATAATATATGAAAGTTTCTAATGAAAAAAGAATTTTATATTGATAGCTATAATAATTTTGTATTTAAAACTACGTTTAAACAGTATGAAGAAATAATAGACGCACATTCTCATGATATTTCTGCTGCTGTATCTGTTAATGGGGATAGAATAGTTGGTGTTTCTATTAACAAGACAAAATTTAAAGAAGCTATTATTGCAATGACTCAAACTAGAGATAGTGTATATCAAATGGAGCTTTATGCTGATTTTTCCTTTTTTAATTTTGGCGAAGATCATCATTTTTGGTTATTTCGTGCAGATGACGGATTAATAGAATGTAAAGTTGTATTTGTTATTGATGGACATATACATACAATTAATATGTCTAACTATTTACCAATCTCTGTTATAGATTTTTTAACTGAATATTAATATGTATTATATTCATTTAATTTATAAATGGATACATAAAAATTTGTTTTGTATTCACAAATGGAAATATAAAGAAATAAAAACTTACAATGGAGGCTCATATAAAGAGTGTTGTAAGTGTGGAAAAGTTTCTCAATAATGGTAAATATTTAAATGCATTTTTTTAATAAATTAAATAATCATTTAGTACGTAAGCCAGCCCTTAAAGCAAAAAGATTGCCAACAATGTATCCTAGTGCTGCTAGCTGTCGAGACATGGATAATCCATCTATTATTTATGGTGCATGTATGAGACAACAATGGTATCGTTGTGCAGGTTATAAAGAAAGCGATCCATCTGGTGAATATAGTCAATATATATTCGCTGCTGGTAATTTGTGGGAAGATTGGCTTACTGAACAATGTAAACAGATGGGTATCTGGGAAGCTAACAGTGTAAAATGGTCACTGCCAGAGTATTATTTATCTGGAGAAGTTGATATTGTTGTTAGAGATCCAGAAACCGATGAAGTTATAATTATAGAATCTAAGACTTATAGTAGTAATAATTATAAAGCTAAGTCTGAATTAATTGGATTATCTGGGCGTACTCCTACACCTAAAGTGCAAAATGTAATGCAAGCTGCATTATATTTGATGTATTTTTCTAAACCAGAAAATGGTGGAGTTAAAAGAGTCCTTTTAACTTATTTTGATAGAAGTTGTGCTGGTCCAGAAAATAATCAAGAATTCTGGGTTACACTTAATCCAGTTGAAGAGGGTAAAACCCTTATTCATATTGATTGTAAGAATTCTAAAGGTGCATCATTTTCATATGATATGCCTGGAATAACGATGGAAAATCTTCTTGCTAGATATACAGAATTGATTAACTCTTTAAGAGAAAGTCAAGAAGTTCCTCCTCGTCCAGATTACGAACATGTATATTCTGATGAAAAAGTTATCAGGTTATACAATGCTGGGGAGATTGCAAAAACCAATTACGAAAAATGGGAATCTAATAAGAAGAAATATCCTATTGGTGATTGGCAATGTTCGTATTGCAATTATAAAACTTTATGTTTAAAACAACAAGAATCATTAGCTTAATGAAAGTAATAAAATGACACAAAAAAATAATAATACACAAGTCTATACATTAGAGCAATTAACTGCTGCTGTTAATAATCTTTCTAACGGCGTAATTAGTCATGAAGAAGGTATTGCTAATCTAAGTATTTTAGCATCTTCTCTTATGGATGTTTTGATTCAGAAAAAATTTATTACTGAAGAAGATCTAACTACTGCCATTGCTAAAACTTCTGCCAAAGTTACAGAACAAATTGAGTTAATGCAAAAAGAAGCTCTTGCTGATGCTGAAAAAGCTGCGGAAGCTGTACAAACTGCATCTGCTGCAAATGATGATAAAGTAGACTCAGCGGAGTAATACAATAATGTCTATTAAGCAACTTACTGATTTTAAGACTCAGATGGATAAGTTGCGTATGTTTCTTCCTCAGTATTTAGAGGAACATGGTCATGATGTTAAAGATGGGCATAAAATAAGATGCCTATCTCCAGACCATGATGATCATACGCCGTCTATGTCTATGTTTACTACTGAAGAGGGATATCCTCTTCTTCGTTGTCATGGCTGTAATACCGTCATGGATATATTTAATGTAGCAAATGTCTTAGAAGGCAGACCTATTATGGGTGCAGGCTTAATAGACAACACTGCTACATATCTTGCAGATAAATATGGTGTTGAGCTTGTATATAAAAAGCTTAGTGAAGATGATATATATGAATTAAATATGTATCAGGCATATGAAGCTGCTGCAAACTATATAATTTCTCAAGAAGATTTTAATGATCTTCAAAAAGCTGAAATGAAGAAAAGAGGCTTTTCAAGAGAATTTATGAAAGCATATAAAGTTGGCATATGTAATGACGTTAATAAATTACGAGAGCATCTTAAATCTTGTGGTTATATGGCGTCATTTATAGATGAAATTGACTTAAGCAATAAACGTATATTTAATTCTAATAATATTATTTATACGATATGTGATGACAATGGTCGTCCTGTTGCATTTCAAGCAAGGAATCTTGCTTATGATGGAAAAGTTGATGAAAGTACAGGCAACTTTATAAATGGTCCAAAATTTATTGGATCTACAATATCTAATATTAAGAAAAATATATACCGCAAAAAAGAAAGATTATATCTTCTAGATAAAGCTAAACGTAATGAAAGCGTTATAGTTGTAGAAGGAAATTCTGATGCATTATCACTACATAATAATGGTATTACTAATGCTGTTGGTATTTGCGGTTTGAATTTTTCTGAACATCATTTAAATACATTGCGCCGCAATGCTATTTATGAAATTATTATGTGTCTTGATAATGATGATGCTGGAACTGAAAAAGCTAAAGCGATTCTTGATGATGTTGCATCTAAGATACATGATATTAAAATAAAATTTATATTTTTGCCAGATGAATATGACGAAGATGGCAATAAAATAAAGACCGATCCAGATGAATATATAAGGAAACATGGCAAAGAGGCTTTTAAAGCTTTGCCTGTTATAGATTCTTTTTCCTGGAGATTGCAAAGATTTGATTCCGATACTGATCCTGAGGTTATATCACTAGCGGTAATCCCTATTATATGTGCTGAGCCATCATACATTCGTAGAGAAAGAATGATTAATGAGCTTGCAATGTATACCGGATATAGTGATAAGGTTATTAGAGATGAAATCGAAAAAACTGAATCTGATAAAACTCGTAAAGTTGAAAATGCTAAAAAACGTGTTTTAGAAAATCTTGTACGCAATCTTGATGAATCTTCTGTTGATCCTGAATTAGCGCTTAATGAAGCTCTTACTGAAATTTATGAAATTAATCAGAATTTTAATGCTGGGATAATGGAAACTTCTTCTCGCATTAATAATATTTTAGCTATTAAAGAGTATCAAGAAGATACTGATAGCTTTAGTCTTATTAATTGGGGTAAACCACAATTTCATTCTCTTAACGCTGCTACTGATGGGGATACATCCGGTAAAGTAATATTCATTGGCGGCGGATCGAATGTTGGTAAAACTTCATGGGAGGTTAATTTAGCATGGAGAATAGTAGAAAACAATCCAGATTCTATGGTTGTATTCTTATCTATTGATGACAGTGCTAAAGAGCTCCTTCCTCGTATTTGTTGTTTTGATTCATGCCTAAGGGCATGGGAAAATAATGATATGTACCTGTTTAAGCTATTGGATATTAATAAATTTGCTAAACCAGATTTATATAAAGACAACCCTGTTCTTTACGCTTCTATTAAAGATGAAAGAGAAATATTTTATAAGAAATATTTATCTTATGCTAGAGAAGATAGATTTGTACTTTATGATTCAATAGACGGTAGAAGTTTAGATTTTATTGAGACGCTTCTTAGAACATATCGTGATAAATATCCTAATAGAAGATTGTACTTCTTTTTAGATAATTTCCATTTGGTTCAACTTAATAATGGTTCTGAAGGTAGAGAAAAGTATAAAACTTTATCTCATGAAGTAAAAGCATTGGCAGTTAAATATAATTCTACTATTGTTAGTACTGTAGAATATACGAAGATGCCTCTTGACCAAAAACCAGATAATAATAATATTGCTGAGTCAAATAGTCTTGTATATGATAGTAATTTAATTATGCATGGCTGGAATGAGCTTCATGGTTTAAGAGAAAAGGCTACTGCTTATCATATTGACCCTGACGATCCTAAACGATATAAACGTCCTATTGTAGAATGGGCCGTAGGTAAAAATAAAATAGCTGCATTTAAGGGTAATATATATACTAAGTCATGGCCAGAAAAGGCATTCTTTGTTGAAATAACGGAGACTGAGTATAAAACTATTGTAGCTGAAAATACTGCTTATGAAGAAGGAATGTAATGTTTAATAATGAATTAGAAGAGGATTTAGTTGCTGGCAAAGTAGAATTTAAAGGGTTTGATTTACCAAAAACTGTTCCTAATTTTAATTCATTTAATCATTTGTCAGTATCAATGTTTTGTAAGGCAATGTCTAATTATGATGACGTTGCCCTACATTATCCAGAATTTATAGTAGATTTTGAAGGCATTAATAACAATAATTTAAGATTTAAAGAATTTTGTGGCATTAAAATATTCGAAGCTTTTAATATTTTTTTAAAAGATCCAAATGTAGATATATCTGAACTTGCATCACATATAGATAATACAGAGGAATTAAAGATATTTAATATAAATGATTCTCAAATAAAATATTTATCGACTCTTTATATTAGCTTTGTTTCTTGTATTAAAACATTAAAAGATAAAATAAAAAATTCTGCTGGTTTTATCTCTAAAGAGAAAATATATTTATCATATGGTAGAAATCCTAGATTATGTTATCAACAATATGTAGACTTAATTACTGTTAGTGAAGATGGGATAGAAGCTTTTATACTAACTCCCCAGGTATTTGGCGCAAGAAATAATGCCCGAACTATATCTAACCCCAGAGTATTGCATATAATAAATCATTTCAATGATCTTGGATTAAATCTACTAAATGTATATGAAATAGTAATTCCTTTTTCTGAGGGTAATACTATCTCATTGCAAAGAATTCCTATCAATAAGGTTAATGTTCAGTCTGCTATTAATTTCTGTAGAGCAGATCCAACATTTACCAGTAATCTTATCTTTTGTAGAACTTGTAAATATAATAATATGTGTTCTGTTAAGGATATGATCCCTATATATAGGATATAAAATGAAAATATATAGAGTAAGAGATGATATACGGCCGTTTTTATTTGGATATATATCAGGAATGATGCTTGCTTTAAGCATATTTAAAATGATCGGAATAATAAATATTTCTTGGGCAGTAGTTTTTCTTGGTCCATTAGTATTTATTGGTTGCGTATCTGTATCTATAATTATAGTTATGACTATGTTTTTTCTACTTGGATATGGAGATAAACGATGAAAATAGTTCATATGGCCCCTTTAAGTCAAGGATGGATAGTTGAAGGAACTGGCGATACTCAACTTGTAGTATCTGTTCTAGAAGACGATAATGATGAGGTAGCATGTATTGTTGATACTTCTACTGGTAAATATTATATCAATAGGATAATTGATAAAGATGCTATTTGGAAATTTGCTCCTCATAATTTTGCAAAAATAGAAAATGATGACGCATTTGACGCTTATCATAAATTCTTTTTTGATAATGGACTTGGTATTGCAATTGATGGTATGAATTATAATTTTACCGGAAAGCTTAAATCGTGAGTTCTGATAATAGAGGATCAGAAGAACAACGTATAATATACAGATTCTTAAAAGAATTGTATCCAAACTATGACGTGATTTATGAGGCAACCTTGCCGAATGGCATGAGGTTTGACTGCTTTGTAAAACAAATAGGTGTAGTTGTAGAATTAGATGGGGTGGATGCGCCCCTATCGGATTAATTCAGTGAACTCTAAGGGTTCAATAATGTTAAAATGTGATGTATGTGAAAAATTATTTGATAAATTGAGAAATGCTAGATCTATTGATAAGAAACTTTGTCAAAGATGCTATCAAAACTTCAGAAATGAAAGTTCTAAAAAGTCTAAAGATAAAAATCCAGAAAAATATATTAAACTTAAAGAAGATTATGTTAAATCAGGACGTAGAAAGCTTAAGCAGGCAGAAAAAGTAGAATTAAGAAGAAGTCTTAATATATGTACTGAATGCGGATTACATCCTAAATGCGAATATAGTCAAAAATGTTTAGAATGCTATTTAAAACATAAAATTTCTTCTAATAAATATACAAAAAATAAATATGGTCATGACCACGTAAGTAGGTTTGAAAAATATGTTTACGACTTTTTAGTATTTAAATTCCCATCTTTAAATTTTGAAAGAAATGTTCGCAATAAAGTATTAAATCCAGAAACAGGAAAATTTTTGGATCTAGATATTTATTCTGATGTATTAAAAATTGCAATTGAAGTAGATGGAGATATCCATAGAAAAAATTGCTATGGTTATGATAGATTACAATACCAGATAAAGATGGATAGCATTAAAGATTCTGTATGTATTAGTGACGGAATTGTCTTAATTCGAATAAACACAGAGCATATTGATTTTAATAAAATAGAATCTATGAGAATACTGAGCGAAGCCCTTGAACGGATTATTAGTAAAGGGAACGTGCAGAGACTAACTGGTGAAAGAATCCAACTTGATAAACCAGACACGAACATCCGACAGCCGTTATTAGCTGAAGATATAGTCCGACCTTGGTGGAAACATCAAGAAATAGATGATAAAGAGCATCTATGATAACAGATGGCAGCATACAAAATTTGTAAAGCATTTCCATAGAGATGAAAATGGCTTTTTGTTACAGCAATTAAAAGATTCTAAAAAAGATTCCATAGCTGCTGAAATGGGTATCAGGTTATTAAGGATAAATCAGTGGGACTGTCCTAAAACTAAAGAAGAATTAAAGTCTTTGATAGACTCTATACCAGATCCTGGAGTAGAGTATGATTATTTTGTATTAGATGATAATCGTGATAATCCTATAAACAAAAAAGTTAAAGAGATAAGACATAAACGTTATCTCGAATATAAAAATAGCAGGCGAAATAAGTAGCCTGCTTAAATCCTTAGGGATTTATATTTTATGTTTTCTGTACAATCGCTTGGGGATTGTACAGACACTCAGCCAGATCTGCATGCATCAGCTGCAGCTCCAGGCTGAGCTGGGTCTATTATCTTAGTATTTATTATTGAGCTATACGACCCATTTTATTAGGCATATGCCTAAAGAATAATAACAATAATAAAAAGGTTTAATAATGTCTTCAAAAGTTTTTAATAGAGATGCTGTATCTGATACACTATTTTTAAATAAACAAAGTGGTTTATCTATTCAGCGTTTTGATGATCCTAAATATCCTGTTATTCTTAAACTGTTAGATCAACAACTTGGATTCTTTTGGCGTCCTGAAGAGATTGACATGTCAAAAGATAGATCTAACTTTAGTAGTCTAACTAAGGCCCAAGAACATATAGTTATATCTAATATTAAACGTCAAATAATGCTAGATAGTATTATGGGGCGTGCTCCTGATTTAGTATTTGGTATAGCTACTAGTGATCCTACACTAGAGGCATGTGTTAAATGGTGGAGTGCATATGAGACTTTACATAGTAAATCGTATACTCATATTATCCAATCAAGTTTTTCTCAACCTAAAGAGGTTTTAGATACAGTATTGGATATCAAAGAGATTGTTACATGCTCTGATTCTATTGCTAAGTATTATGATGATGCTATAGAAAAAGTTCAATTATTTTATGAAAATAAAGTTTCCAGATATGAAGCTTGTAAAGCTATTTATTTAGCACTACATGCTGCAAATTCATTAGAGGCATTAAGATTCCATATCTCATTTGCCTGTAGTTTTGCATTTGGTAAAAATGGTGTACTTCCAGGTCTTGCTCGGATTATAACTCTTATTGCCCGCGATGAGAAAGTGCATGTTGCTATAACTAATAATCTTATAAAAATAGTAAAAAATGACGATCCTGATATTGCTCTTATTGCTAAAGATCCTGAAGTAATAAAAGCTATTAAAGAAATGTGGCGTACTGTTATTCTTGAAGAAGCAGAATGGGCAAAATACCTATTTAAAGAAGGTGAAATATTCGGATTGAATGAAAAGATATTGTTCAAATATCTTTGCTATCTTGCTACTACAAGATTAGAATATTTTGAAATTGGCACTCTAGAAGAAGTTGCTGGGTTTGAATCTGTACATGAAAACCCTATTGTATGGATTAATAAATGGCTTGGCAATGATATGGGCGATCAACCGGCTCCTCAAGAAGTAGAAATTACTACATATGAAAAAGGCATTGTTGATTATGGATCTGGTGATTATCGTGAAGGATTAACTATGATTAATCTTGGTTTGCCTGATGATATAGAACATGATACTCCTGGTGTATCCACCAAAGAGATTAAAGGGCTATTTAATGAAAATTAAAATTTATTCAAAAAATAATTGTCCTCACTGCAAAGAGGCTTTACATTCTTTAAAGTCTTATCTTGATGATTTTGAAAAGTCTGTTGAAGTCTTATATGTTGACGAACATCCTGAACTTAAAGATGAATTGTTAAGTATATTTGATAGTTTGGGCCTTCCTCGTCCTAAAACTGTTCCGCAGATATTTAAATATACTGAAAAGAAAGAATTAGTGTATCTTGGTGATAATAAAATGATCCAAGAGAAAATTGCAAATAAAACACTATGATTGTAGTAAAACGTAATGGTTTAAAAGTAGAATATAATCCCGAAAAAATAAATAAATTTTTAGAATTTGTTTGCGATGGGTTAGATGCATCAATGTCTGATATTGCAATGAATTCTGATCTTCTTATTTATGATGGTATTACTACTGATAATATTAATAAGGCATTAAGAGACTCAGCCGAGTCTCTAATTTCTGAAAATAATCCTGACTATGCTATAGTTGCAGGAAGAATTTTAATGTCTGATCTTCGTAAAAAAGCCTATGGTGATTTTACGCCTGATAGTCTTCTTTCTATAATAAAAGAAAATACATATCTTGGTATGTATACTGAAGACCTTTTGGCTAATTATACTGAAGAAGAAATTGAATATTTAGATACACTTATCGATCATGATAGAGATTTCAATTTTAGTATCTCTGGTGCACTTGAATGGGAAAAGAAATATCTTGTTCAGAATCGTGCAACAGGTACTTATTTTGAAACTCCTCAAATATCATATATGTGTGTTGCAATGATGTATTTCCTTAATGAGAATAAATTATACTCTAAAGAGGAAAGACTTCAATATGTCGCAAAGGCATATAAATATTTATCCGAAGGTGTGTGGAATATTCCTACTCCTCATTTAGCTAGGCTCAGAACGCCTACAAGAGCATTTAGTAGCTGCGTTGTTATCAAGACAGGGGATTCGATTGATTCGATCTCTGCGGTCGATATGGCTGCACGTAGATATGCCACTCTTGGAGCTGGATTAGGTATTCATACCGGCGATCTTAGAGGCAAGTTATCTCCGATAAGAAATGGTGCCGCTATCAATACTGGGGCATTGTATCATGCTCAATCGATAGAACGTGCTGCTTTATCTTGTTCTCAAGGTGGGGTTCGTAAAGGTAGCATAACTTTCCATTGGCATGGATTACATAAAGATTTTCTTGACACTGTAAGTTATAAAAATAGTGCTAGACCTGATGCTGACTCTATGAAGCATAGTGATCATGCTATCTGGATTAATGGATTTATTCTTCATAAAATTCGTAATAATGAAGATATTTATTTATTTGATCCGCCAGAAGTTCCTAAACTTTGGAAACTTTTTTATTCTTCTAAGCTATCTGAATTTGCCAAAGAATATAATCGTTGTGTAGCTGATCCTAAAATAAATAAAATTGCCGTTCCGTCATCTAGATATATTGAACTTCTTGTTGCTGAGCGTATTGGTACTGGAAGAGTTTATATAGGATTTGCTGATACTCTTAATGAGAAGTCTACTTATAATGAAGATAAGTATCCTATATTCTCTAGTAATTTGTGCATGGAAATTGCATTACCTACTGCTGATTTAGAATTTAAATATGATAGCACTACAGAAAAATACGATATTGATGGTCTTATAGCATTATGTAATCTTGGTGGTATTAATTGGGGCGCAGTTAATAGTCCTGATGATTTTTATGATATTGCAGATGTAATGATGAATGCCATTGATAATATATTAAGTTATCAAGAGCATCCATTTGGTGCTGCTAAGCGACATAATAATTTATTTAGACCTATTGGTCTTGGTATAACTGGGTTCGCATATTGGCTTGCTAAAAATAATCTAAGCTATAATAATAATTATGAATTAACTGATTATTGGATGCAAACATATTCTCATGCAGTTATTAAAGCCTCTATTGAATTAGCTAAAAAACGTGGCCCATGTGAAGGATGGATGGATACAAAATGGGCAGAAGGTATATTGCCTTTAGATATTCGTAAACCCGCGCTAGGAGATATAATCCCTCATAAAGAATATTATGATTGGGATGAAATAAGAGATGAAGTTAAAAAATATGGTGTAAGAAATGCATCTATGATTGCATTGTTCCCTGCTGAAACTTCTGCTAAAATTTCTGGGTCAGGCACAACAAATGGTATTGAACCCGTTAGAGCTTTAATTCAAAGTAAGGGCGGTAAAGAGACTGTTGCTAAATTTACAGTTCCTGAATTAATAAGATTAAAAGATAAGTATGATATAGTATGGGATTGGAAAAATAATGAAGGTTATATAAAAACAGTTGCTGTTTTGCAAAAATATACCGACCAAGCCATATCTGCTAATACTTATACTAATAGAAAGAATTTTTCAAATGACAAGGTTCCAGTTACATCTATTATTAATGAACTATACCTTGCCTATGCTTATGGTCTAAAGACACTTTATTATAATAATAACCAAGATACAATGGATGTTTCATTGTATAATGGCGATTCTCAAACAAAGGCAGAGGTAGTTGAACCTGTCGCTTCTCAAGAAGAAGAACATTGTGAGAGTTGTAGCTTATGATTATAAGCATAAAAGATATTGTTAATGCCTCTATTGGGCAAAGTCTTGCCGAAGTTAATAATAGAGTTTGGAGAAATGAAAGGTTTATGGAAAAATATGGACGCATTCCGCCAGAAGATACTTATGTTGAGCCCGCTCCTATTGAACCTCAGCCTGAGACTGCCAGAGATTTCATTATGCTTGGCATTAATAAGGCTTTAGATTATCTTACCTTATAAAAATAAATATGTTAATTGATTTGAAATATTCACTCAATGAAAGTGGGAGAGAAAAACTCTCTCACTTTTCTTTAAATTTTAATGATGAGCAGCAAGAAGCTATTGCTTCTTCTGTAGGGACTATAGATATAACAATCGATGTAGATGATACATGGGGTTTTGTAAATATAGTTGCAGTTAATGGAAACAAAATATGAAGAAAATAATCGGCTTTTGTGGCAGAGCCCGTAGTGGCAAAAACTATGCCGCAGATATAATTAAATCCGAATATCCAAATGCTGAAATTATATCCTTTGGTGATGCTGTAAGAGATATGCTTAAAGCAATAGTGGATGTTGACTATATTTATAAGTCTGGGACAAAAGAAGATATTATTCCAGAATTAGGAGTTTCCTTAAGAAAGCTTATGCAAACTCTTGGAACAGAATGGGGAAGAAACTCTGTTTCTGATTCCTTATGGGTTGATATCTTCATGATGAAGGTTAATGAATCTAAATCTGATATAATTATTGTTCCAGATGTTAGATTTAAAAATGAGTATGACGCCATTGTAAATAATGGTGGTATAATAATAAATATTACAACTGATAAAAATTTTAAAGATATTGAATTATCATCTCATGTTTCAGAATCTTTCGTCCCGGAAGATAACGATAAAACATTTATTATTAAAAATACTTTTGATAAACGATTTGCGGGTTTTCTTAAGGTTATTTATAAACCTTATTTAAAAGACCTTCAGGATTAAATATGCTATTAAATAATTGTATAGAAGCTGAAGACGGTATGGAATTTGATTCAATAGAATCAGCTTTAATGACGTCATGTCACCTTTGTGGTACACCATTAGAGTGGTCATTATCATTAGTATGGAATGATATCTATGAATTAAACTTTATTCATGGAATTTCTCATAGTTGCGGCGCAACATTTACTATAGAACCAATTCTTAGCCCGGACTCTCATGATGGCTACATACTTCACATTGATGAGAGTAAAATAGAATAGTATTAAAATTGAAGTATTTCGTTTTATTTTTATGGTTTCTGTTTCAAAATTTTTAGGTATCTTAACGTTTCAAGCAATGCTTATTGTCGCTAAAAGAATAATAAACTTTCTTCTTGATTTCATAACTCAAAAAGAAAAAAGATTTAATAAGCAATATCCTTCCTATAGATTACAAAATGGCTAAAGGGAAATATTTAACTAGTAAACTAAGATATCAAAATATTAAAAAACTGGCCAAGTTTACTGGTTCTAAATTGTCCAGAGATTATGGAATAGCTACCCTATACTCTGGATTAAAATTGGATCATCTGGTTAAAGATGGCAACTATTTGAGAGGCACTGAATATTTATTTAAAATATATAATAATAAAGATTTATGCCTCTCGCTTTTACAAAGCGATAAAAAAGATCCTGTTCTAAATCATATGCTTTCTAGATCAGGATATTATAAAAACGAACACATAAGAAATTTGATAAATGATAATTGGTCTGAAATAATGAGTAGGACTTTTTATAAATTTATCCGTATATCACTTTATAAATATGATATATCTTACGGAATAAAGTTCTCTACCTTTTTCGGCTCATCTATTCCATATTGCTTCCAAAAAGAAGTACTGGAATTTATGCGGTCTAAAAATGCTAAAAGTGAATATAATACTTATATCGATATAATAGATATAATTTTAAAAGATGATAAAAAGATATATATAGAAGATAGTGATATAGGGCTTAATAGAGATGGTATTGAACTTATCTCTATTGCATTAAAGAATAAGAGGACTTTATAGTCCTCTTTTTTATTTTAAGGGTTTTATATGAAAGAATATAGTTTAGAACAACTTAAATTACTTAAAGTAGAATCGTTTAAAAAGAAGAATAAAGTAGAAGAAAATATTCTTGCACTTATTATTTCTAAAATAGAAAATGATGGTAAACTTCATAATAATACAGATAAAGATTTTGAATCTAAAGTTGTTTTGGATGCTTTACAGTCATTCTATAAAAGTTTAACTAAAACTCTTATTGATTTTTCTGATAGAATTAATAATACAGAAAAATCTGAATCTGATAAAGCTTTAGCTTTTATAAATAAGACTGAGTATGAAATAGAATTTGTATCTTCTCTTCTTCCTAAACAAATGTCTAATGATGAAATATATAATGTTGTAATAAGTTTTTCTGAGGCATCTGGTTTAGATTTAAACGATAAGAAATCAATAGGGCAAATCATGGCGCACATGAAGGCTAATTATGATGGCCAATTTGATTCTAGAGTTGTAATGGAAGTTATTAATTCTCTTAAAGGTAAATAAATTTGATTATTAAACCTATGCTCGCATCTCCTGTAGAAGAAAAGCATTTAGATAATTTAAATTATCCTGTTATTTGTAGCCCCAAAATAGATGGTGTAAGAGTTTTAGCTTTAGATGGTACCTTATATAGTCGATCTATGAAACCTATACGGAATAAAGCTCTTATAAATAAATTTTCAAATTCTAAATATAAAAATATTAATTTTGATGGCGAAATAACTGTAGTTGATAAAACTGATCCAAATGTCTATAGGATAACTACATCTTATGTTAATTCATTTGACAAAGAAGAAGATGATTCTCATAAATTTGTAATAAACGTATTTGACATTTTAGATATAAATAATCTTGATAAGCCTTATATAGATAGATTAAAATCTATACCAGTTTTTGATGACCCTCTCTTTGAAAATCTTGAATACAAGATTTGTAATAACAATAATGATATACTTGAATATGAAGAGTATTGTCTTAATGCTGGTTATGAAGGTATAATGATTAGAGATTCTAATGGTAAATATAAATTAGGGCGATCTACCCTAAAAGAAGGAATAATCCTTAAACTCAAAAGATTTAGTGATTATGAAGCTACCATAATAGGATTTGTTGAAGAATATAAGAATCTTAATGAAGCTAAAAAGAATGAACTTGGCCATACTGAAAGATCTTCTTCTAAAGATGGATTAGTTCCAAATGGTAGACTTGGATCTTTAATATGTAAATTCAATGATATTGAATTCAATATTGGTTCTGGGTTCACTCATGAAGAGCGTTTAGAAATATGGAATAATAAAGATTCTTATATTGGTAAGCTTGCTAAATTTAAGTGTTTTGAAGTTGGAGTTAAAGATGCTCCAAGGTTTCCAATATTTTTAGGGTTTAGAGATACTAATGATTTATAGGATTTAATATGGATATTCAAAAAATTACTTTTATAAAAATGGCCGGATTTATATCATGGCTCCCAGGCATGTCAATGCTATTTAAGAATAATAAATAATTTTAGTTTATAGGTGTCTTTATGCATTATGTACGTTCGGATATAGAGGACGGGATTAATAAATTCTTTGTATTGATATCCAAAGATGTTTTATCAGATATTGACACTTGTCAATCTGAGAATATAGAAAGACTGTATAATAGCGGTTTGCTAATTGAAAATAATGAATTTGAGTTTTTTAAATTTTTAATAAAGATATTATTTAATTCAAAAGATATTGAAGATGTTATTGACTCTGTTGGTATCACTACAGTAAAAGATCTTAGTCTATTAATGGCTTCTAGAAAGATAGAATCAAATATGCGCGTTTGGGGTGAATCCTTGTTAAACGATTTTATTAAGACATATGAAAAATATTCTTTTCTTGTTTATAAGTTAAATAGCAGAACTTTGTCTTTAGATGAATGTCTTGATGCGTATGAAAATTATAGTTCAGAAGATATCTATAATAAAATTATTGAATGTATCTCATAAATAAAGAGCCTATAGCTTAACTGCTATAGGCTTTCTTTTTTTTATTTAGCTTTTCTTAAAGCTGTTTCGAATTTGTCTGCATAACTTGCAATAGCTAATTGTTTATCTGTGCCATTTATAATTCTTCTGGCTTCTGAATAATTGGCATCAAACATACTTATGTAGTCTGATAATTTTTTACCAGTAAACCATCCGTATGTCATTCCCCATAACATAATTTTAGCAGCATTTGTAGGATCTAATGCTAGCTCCGGTTTATTTACAAAGTCTTGACCAATATATTTTTTAGCTTTTTCATAATTATCCAGCCATGTTAATTGAACATATCCTCGGCCATAGTAAAAGTGGTCTAGGTCTGATTGATAATATACTTTAGTTCTTGACCCGTTTGTATAGCATGCATTTTTACCATTATGTGTATGCCATTTACCGTATACGTAGTTTTTACCTTTACCGTATTCACCAATAGGCTGCATTGTTCTAGCACATTCATGATAAATAGTGGCCAACATATATGCTTGTTCAGTTATAGTATTTTTACTTATAACATCTAGTATAGTATTGATACCATCTACTTGAGATTGAGTAAATGAAGAAAATAGTTTTTGCTCTTTTAGTGCATTAAAAAATGTTTGTCTATTTAATTCTTTATGCTCTTTCTCTGCAATTATTGCATATACATAAAGCATTGTTTTATTCCCGGCAACACCATCAATTACTAATCCATTTTTAGATTGAAGTTCTTTAATTGCTGCTATTGTTTTTGGACCAACTACTCCATCTATCTCTAAGCCCAATGCATGTTGTATTAATTTGTTTTTAGTTAGACTCATTTTAATCTTTCGTATAACGATGCTTTTTCTTCTAACAATTTTACCCTGCTTTGTAAATCGCCTAGAGTATCATGTATTTCTGTATATGTAATCCTTTTACCTAATTCTTTTGATAATCTATTTTGTGCGTATATTATTTCGCCCAAAATTTTAATTATCTTTGTTAAAGTTGAATTTGATAAATTTTCAACAAATGTAGTTTTAGTTACATTTGTATTTGCTCCATCACCTGTTTTATAGGTAATAGTAAATTCTTCATCTTGATTTATAGGTGGCTCTATCAGGAATAATCCAGCACTAGGATCTAATTCGTCTATCCTGTGTCCAGACCTATTGATTTGTAATGAGCCAGCAACATATGATTCAGATAATGTATATAATGTATTTCCAAGCGACGTTAATGTTGCTGTTTTGGTATTCATTTTAACTCACCGTTTATTTTGTCAATTTGGTTAATCAGTGAAGCTTTTTCTATCTTACACTGTTCAAGATGGTCAATAAGTGAAGCAGCGTAGTTTACTAAGTCCCTAGAAGTATTACCTGTTAGTAATGCTCTATCTTTTTCACATTCACCGTGTCTGATTTCTTCTGGTATTTCTATTTTTGTTTTGTTTGTTAGGTTAGGGTTGTATAATGATTTGCATCCTAATAGGCATACAGATAGTAGTGAAAGTAATAATACGTTTTTCATTTTTTGCCCCGATTGTTAAGTGATTCTACTACTTCTTGTTTAACACAAATTTGATCATAAAAATCACCTTTTAAGATTTCAATCAGTTGATAATTCTGCTTTTCAACAGTTTTTTTAAATTCTTCTTTTTGCAAAGAATTATTTTTACTGATTTCATATCTTATGTCATTCATTGCTGCACTTAATTTATTATTTGAATCATCATATGCTTTTTGTGCAGCTATATATCCATCATTAAATTTTAGATCCCCATATGATTTTATTGCAAATAGAGACACTAGTATAACTAATGCTATTCCTATTAGGATATACCAGTATTTATTTAATAAAGCCATTGTATTATTCCTTATTAATGGGGCAGCCCATTTTAAGTAGGCGCCCCTTATAAAGATAATTTAAACTCCTCAAATAGATATAAAACCACCTTGCCTGTCTTATATCATTAGTTTAAATTTATCTTTTATTTTTGTGGAAGTGTATTTTCCTTAATGTATTTAACATATTTGTTAATTACTTCATCTTTAACTGCACCTTTGATGATCATCATACCTTCACCAAAGTCAGCTTCTATACCGTAACGTGACTTATGTCCAGATCCTAATAGTAAGCCTTTAGTTTTAGTTAGTCCTTGAACTACAAGTACGTGCCATTCTCCAGCGTTAAACTCTGTTCCGTATGTTAATTCATTTGGATTTCCAGGAGTTGCTACTGTACGAGGGCTATTTTTATTTGTCCATTCGTCCCATTGTGCTGTCCAGCTAGTAGCAGCAATAGAGAATTTTTTAACTCCATCTACTTCACGTTTGTATATAGTTAAATATCCTATTCCGCTAGTTTCTTCGCCACTAGGTGAATCAATTACGGAGCCAAGTAATATTGTTCTTTCTACAGGAGCGTCATGGAATCTTACTGGTATTACTGCTGTAATTTGTTCTCCAGCTTGGATATCTAGTCCATCAATTCTAGGATAGTGTCCATAACCAGCTTGATTAGTTTTTGATTGCAAAAAGTACATTTTTATTCCTTATATTATTGTTGTTCTTCTTTAACTAGAAGTTTATATCCATTTACTGGAGTAGATGAGTATACTGCTCTAACTGTTAAACCCTCTCCGTCAGATTTAACTGACTCTTCTGTTGCATTTTTAAGATTTAAAGTATATATACCTTTAGCTTCTTTTTCTGCTACAGTTTCTTCTTTTGCAGTTTCACTACCTGTTTCTGATGTATTTGCTACTGGTGGACTTACTTCTGTTCCAGAGCTGCTACCAGGCTGGGTATTTTCACTAGATGGTGTATTAGTACCTGTGCCGGAATTAGGCTGCTCTGTTACTGGAGTGTTTTGTTCTCCAGATCCTTCAGGTTTATTTTCTACAGCAGGTGGCGTTCCAGTTTCTGAAGTTGCTGGCGATGTTTGTCCAGAAGTGCTACTATTTTCTTCACCATCAGTTGAGTTAAATAATGAATAATTTACTACGGGAGGATTAGATTCAACTATATTAATTCTAAGCGTTTCTGAGTTGTCAGCTGTTATAGTTGTTAATCCGCCGTATGCACCGTTGTAATTAAATGTATATATTCCCAGCTTTTCTTTTTCATTTATCTCAAGTGAGTTTATATCGTTGTTTCTAATGGCTCGATCATCTTGTTTAGGATTTTCGGGTGTAACTGGAATAACTGGGCTTGGCGTTACTGGACTAGGTTTAACTGGATTTAGTTTAGCTGCTTCAATAGCTGCTAATGTTTTAGTTTTCTCCTCGCCATATTTTTTTAACCAATCTGTATGCTCACCTTCTATCTCTATATCCTCTACTCTTCGTTCTGAAAATATTTTTATACCCTGATAGAAATCTGCCGATACAAGTTTAGATGCTCCAAGATGTACTAGTGTACCTAATTCTGCAGAGAATGATAGTGTATAAATTTGACCGAAGTCAAGTTCTCTACCATCATATTTTGCTCCATTAACATAGATATTGTATCTATCTACATTACTTGTTATTTTAAACTTTTTACCTTCTTTTGTTGGGTCAGTAACAACTATACCATGAGAGTATCCATTACCAGATACCAATACGCCTATATTATGCTGTGTATTGATAGATTCTAATCTAAATGGAACAAATACAGTATGTTCTCCTTTTCCAGCTCTAAGTCCTGCTTTTATTACTGGATGTAGACCAGCTGAATAAGAAGTTTCTTTTCTGCCTGTTCTAACGAATTTTAACATAATTTACCTTTATAGAGGGGCTATTAACCCCTCTTATTAAGTTATTAAATAGCACCTACTAATTTAAATCCGTCCGGAGCATATCTTGCTTCAGATAAATCTAACGATTCTGTACTAGCTAATTCTATAACTGCATTATCGCTTGCTCTATCTCCAAGAACTTTATTGTCCCCGGCATTCGCATTATCCATAGAGAATACTATTTCTCTTTTATCAGGAAGATCTTCCGGATCTTCTACTCCAGATTTAACTGATAGAGTAGCCATCTCTTCTTCAGATCTTTCGATAAATTTATCTACTATGAAGTTGCCTCTAGCAACCATGTCTGATGCTAAATTACCGGCTCCATTAGCATATCTACTACCAACTGCAAGTGATTTACCTTTAGCTGTAATATGTGTAGATATTCTAAACCATTGGTCTAACATAACTTTGGTGGCACTATTTCTTTCTGCTGCACCAGATGTTATATCAGCATCTGTGGTTGTAACTGCTTTAGATCCATTTACATAAATGGTATTTTGATTTCCTCTTTGTATGATATAGAAGTAATCAGCACGTTTACCACCAACTGTAGGTATAAGTCCCTCAATAGATTCGTTGTTATTACCAAATAACACTACACGGCCATAGCTATTAACACCTTTGCTACTTACTCTCATTTCTGCAGAGATTGTAGATTTTTTATTGTCAGCGTTATCGCCGAAGTCTATTTGCAATAGACCTATTTGACCACCAGTTACAGGTGTGCCATTTATTCTACCTACAAGAGTAACTAGTCTACCGCGATCACGATATGGATCTATATAATACCATTCTGGATTAGCGTATCTATTTACCTGACTAGTAATAGTTACAAATGGAACTACAGGATATTTTTTATTTGTATCCCATGCGTAGTCATCTCTCTTATTGCCTTTGAAGTTAAATATAATCCTTTCTTCACTAGCATCGAATGCAGGCATTATAAGATCTTTATCTGGATTCTTATCTTCTCTTACAGGAACAGTTATAGCTTTATAATTATTGCCTCTGAACATATTACCATCAACACCATAAGTGTCTTTATTGGTAGGAGGCTCTTTAATATAAGAGTATTTACCATTTGCATCATTAACCATCCAGTTGTTATCCCATTTAGAGGCTATAACACCTGTACCGCCATCTGATGTATCCATATAGTATGGATTAGTTTCAATACCAGATCTGAATGCGCGTTTAGACGCATAAGGCATTGTTAATGTTTCTTTCATTACTGGGTCGATAGTATAATATGGAGATGACTCTACTATATTCCCAGTGATTGTTGCATTAACAAGTGAATACAAATTGAATGCATATGCAAAGTTACCGTCGCGGCTATTTCTTATTCTGTTGTCTACTATCTTATCGCCGAATGCTGGGCCACGATGTCTCCATGCACCCATAGTAACTGCAGCAGAACCATTAATTGTGCTTGTTTCAAATTCAGCACCAGTACCGTTCTCTGTTATTACATGTGATACTCTAGGAGCTTTGTAGTAGTCATGACCTCTATTTAGTCCAACAGCCTTAATACCACCGTTAGCGTCAACCTCTGTAACCCAACCGAAACATCCACGTGCATCGTATGATCCAGTTGACTCGTAGCTGTCATCTATAACAATACGATCATGGATTTTATATCCAGTACCAGGTTTTGTAACTCTGATGTTTCTTACAGCTCTGCTTCCATATGATTCGCCAAATGGTAATGCATATGTAAATACATTATCTTTAATAGAGAATCCATAGTGTCCATAGTTGTAATATAGTCCAGAAGGAGCGTATATATTATTACCATGTACAATGAAGTTTCCGCGCAACCACCATTTATTTAGTCTACGTCTTTCATTAGGGCCAAGGTCGCCATTACTGAAGTGAAGACCCATTACGCCAACTGTAAATGTATTGTAGGAAATATCCATTACAGAGTCTGAGTATGTGTGTGTTAACAGTTCCTCTGTTACACCATCATCGCCTGTAGCCAATGATTCACCAACAACTACTGATACGCCGTAGTAGCCTGCTGTACCCTTATTCCATCTGTAATAAATTTTAGATCCACAGTGTGCATCCATTACTTTACGAGCACATACACCGAAGTTATTATGTTCAGCACGGATATCTGTCATTGGGAGTGATCTAGATACCCATAAGCCATAGCCAGGGTCAATATTTGTACTAGTACCAGAACGAGAGTGTTGTACGTGCCAATCTGGATGCCCTACTATACCATCACATTCTAATCCTGATATTACAATACGGTCTACACGGTTTAACCCAACGATACCAGTATAATTATATCGTCCATTACCGCCAAGAAGATATTGTCGTCTTGCAACAAGACCATTAGCTTCTGCTGTTTTAATATCTCCACGTTCAACTGATACACCATCAATACGTCCTAAGCGTCCGTATACAATAGCGCCGCCGTGGAAACCTTCAGCCAAGAAGTCCATAATTACAGTATCTTCGTCACCGAAAATTGTAATTGCGTTACCATTTGAGCCATATTGCATTCCGCCCCATGTTCCCCATCTTTCAGCTGTAGTACCATCTTCTTGAGGGAATTCATGTTTACCTGTTTTAGTGTTTACATATCCACCAGGACTAACTCTAGAACGAGCATTTAACTCTTGTCCGCTCAGTTTGGTAACTGGGTCAGATTGTAGGCCGGCATCATTACCGTTTTCATAAACGCGGTTAAGAATATCTCTAGTGATAAGTTTGGTAAGAGCAGGAGTTTCTTGAATATTTTCTGTTATTGCAGAGTTGTTGTCAAATCTAGACAAATCAATAGTATAGTTAGAAGTATTGAATCCAAACTTCCAGTACCCTTTTGTTGAGTAACCGTTACCATGATTAGGGTGTTCTTCTGACCATCCATCTATAGGAGGCATGAAACCTTTTTTACCACCTTTATATCCGCGCTCTTGGAACCATCTGGTAGTGAATATACCAAAGTCTTTAATAAAGTGGTTGCCTGAGTTATATCCATCATGAGAACCAAGATAGAATGCAGATTGACCAAGTTTTTTAACTATGAACATTGTTCCGTTAAAGTCAATATACAGTCTACGTTTGTGGTGAATATATACACATGGTTGCATTGGTCTAAGCTCTAGACCCAAATCTTCATGTCTTAGTTCACCAGCTTCGGCCAATTGTTTTTGTAATTGGCTACGTGTATCTGGGCCATCAGATTGTTCTACTCTTGAAATTTTCTTATATACGCCATTTTCAAGAACTTTAAATGAGAACTCATCTACCATGTAGTTTTCATTTTTATCAATTAAGAATCTAGATGTTTTTCTAGTTTTAATTATAGAACCATCAGGAATAGCGTCAAAAGCTTGTTGAAGAATTATAGAGTGGTTAGTTTCAGCATCTCTACTTCTATTCTTCTCGTAGAAGCCAGAAATAATTCTTTCTCTTTCTTCGCCTTCAAACCAGTCTTCTAGGTAGAAAACCTTGTCTTCATCATGAAGAGGCCACTTAAGGGCCGCTTCATTTAATAATGTTTGTTTACGCTTTTCAGCTAATCCTTTTGATGTCTCTTCATCATAGAAGGATTCTCGAATTGTTACAGGCAGTTCTTTTTTAAGCTTAAATTGGTCCTTACCTATTTTAATTACAGACTTGTTAACTATAGTAGATAATTGTTGATCTTCTGCCATTATTAAGCTCCTTCTTCTTCGGTATACACTGTTTCGCCAGGTTTAGGGAATCCATCATCATCTATTTGGTCATCACCATTTGCTAATACATAGTCGGTAAGATCAACTAGGTTACGACGAGGTCCATATACGTAAAGTTTTTGTCCATTATCTTTTCTGATAATATATTTATTTGGTCCAGATTGTGGATTTGATGGATCCGCTGGTGTTACCGGATTAGCAGGATTAGGCTGTGGTGTTGGAGGTGGAGTTACTGGGTTTGGCGGAGCAACTGGAGTAGCAGGTTTAACACCAGATTTTTCAAGTGCTTCAACTTTAAGTTTCAAAGTGTTAAGAGCTTCTTCCAATCCAGTAGCTTTAGTAGATGCTGTTTTTGCCAAACCTTTAACTTCATTTATGGCTACAACTGCACTATCTTTAGCACTTGTCTCTAAAGTAGGCAAAGATCCAACTTTATCTTCGATAGCTCTAACTGCTTCTTTTGCTTCTGTAGCTGATTTAGTAGCTTCAGCAACTTTTTGTTCAGCTTGAGAAGCTTTTGATTCTGCTTGTTCAATTTTTCTTGCGGCAGCATCAACTTTAGACGAAGCTTCAGAAGCTTTTTGTTCAGCCTGTGTTATTTTACTTACAGCTTCAGCAGCTTTAGATTCTGCTTGAGCTGCTTTACTACTAGCTTCATTTGCTTTGGTTGCAGCTTCTGTTACTTTCCCTGCCGCTTCGGCAGCTTTAGTTGCTGTAGTAGCTGCTTGTTGAGCAGTTTCTAATGCTCTACGCGCTTTATCTTCTGCTTCTGTTGCCTTGTTTGTTATTGTAGTAACAGCACCTGAAGCCTCACTTGCTTTAGTTATAGCCAAAGTTGCTTGCTGTGCAGCTTGCTGAGCAGCTGTACTTGCAGCAGATGCAGTTTGTGTAGCTTGAAGTGCCTTAGTGCTAGCTTCTTCTGCTGCTGTTTTGACGCCTGAAACTATTTGATTTTTAACTGACTCATCTGTTAATGCTGATGTTACAGCTCCACTAACAGCTTGTTTAAGCATGTCTTGGTCTATACTTGATGCATCTAAAACTGCTGTTCCGTCTCTGGCTGCAATTAATGAGCCACGTTTAGATAGAACAGTTGATCTAGGAGTATCTGATGTAATACGACCATCATCAATAGCTGCTAATATAGCAGATACTGTATCTAGACTGGCCTTATCTAAATCAACACTAGTCCCATTACGTGTAACAGAGATGCCATTTACAAAAGTAAAGCTGGTATCTTTAGAAGTTAATGTAACTTGCATGTTTTGTTTCCTGATTATATTTTAATCTTCTTATGTTAGACGACTTTAAATATTATTCTTGTTATTTCAGGTTTAGTATATGAATCTAATGATTTCATATCTGCCCTTATCTTAACAGATTTAACAGAAGAATACTTACTTCTCGCCAATACATATAATTTTGAAACGCTATCAGATGTTTTTAATTGAACACCATCTTCTTTGGTGTCCATTTCTATGTCATCTGTTATTTCGTTTCCAAGTATATAGTCAAATGTATTAACAATTAATACAAACATATTAGATTCGTAGTCTCTGTCATATACAGTTGATTCTATATTGTCTTTTTTAATAATAAATGTGCCGTTTGAATATGAAACTATTTCTACATTAGGGTAATCAAAAAGTATATTAAATTTATTTTTTGGCACATCTATTGTTACTAACCCGCACCTTAATAATGTTTCTCCACTAAATGGTACTCCATTTATGAATACAGTATCATTAAAGTTCACTTTTTTATCTTTAGTTATTATGCCGGTTATAGATATACTATCTCCATTATCAACAAATGGGTTAGACCCATTATAGAATTTGATAATGTTGCTCTCGAACATACCTTTATCTATTAAATTTGTATAGATATGTTTTCCTTCTGACTCTGTAAATTTTGTCATAACGCCGACATTATTATCTATAAAATCATTTATTGGGATTAGTGATCTTATTGTGTAATCGCTTCTAGATATAGCCCTTAATGGTTTTATTGTCTTAAATATTCCACCATCAATAGAGATCATATAATTTATACTTACATTTTTATTTTCATAATTATCGCATGTGTCTATTGCTATATATTCACCGGCGGTATTTATATCTATATCATTACTTTGAAATACTGTTTCGCTTTTGTATTTCTTCATAGCTATAAATATATGACTTACATCCCATATATAATTATATAATCCATTATTTAATAATGTATGTCTAGAAAAATGTACAGATATTTTTATATATCTATCATTAGATAAATTAAATGATAAATCTAATTCATTTGTCAATATTTTATCACTATTTAAGGGATTATAATAGACCCCATCTGCACTAGTGTAAACAGTATAAACATATGGTTTTTCTGTTTTTATCTGTATATTATTAAATGAATTATACTCTGCTCTATCAACTACAAATTCAATTGTTTTGCTTCCAGATAATGATGATGTACCAGTGACATTAAACGGCTTCATAATATTTATTATTTCGTCTGTTTTCATAATAGGTGTATTATCATGACTTCTTATTAGGCAATCATTTACACCTGTTATATCTGACATTGTACATCTTATATGCTCTAATGTTATCTTTGAATTAGATATATCTTTGTCGCTATCAAACTTATCTGAATTGTTTACACCGAATATTTTACCATTTGATACTGATGCTGTTGTATCTTCAGGATTATATGATTTATTTGTCGGAGTATAGTATACAATCTTGGTATATTTAGAGTTGGACCTATCAGCTAATGCTGCACCCTTAGCAGATGTTGAAAGTTTATTAATTTTACTTCCAATATCTGTTGTGTAGTTTAGCATTTTTTCGTACACTTTATTGGCCTTTTCTGCCATCTCATATACTTTATCCTGATTATGAAATAGTATCTTATGCCAATTCCAAAAAGTGTCCCTAAGATTTTTATCAGTATAAACACCGTTATTTAATGATAACGGTGTTATATCTGAACTTTCATTATTTATAGTAGACTCATTTATTGGCGAATATGAATCAAAAAGCCTAGATATTTTATTTAAATCCACTATATTATCCTATCACTGTATTTAATGTTATATTTGATACAACTGGAGATTTATTTATATTGACCGTTATAGAATCTTCTAATAAAGATAGTACAGCATAAGTGTCAGAGTCTGATGGTTCTTTTACAGTAACAGTTCTGCCAGATATTCCATATTTTTCTTTATCTATTGTTTCCATACTTTGGCCCTCTATGAATACATTTGAGTACAAATATGAAACCCTTATATCGCCACTAATTATAGATTGAGAATATATTATTCCATTATTGTAGTCAATAGAATAGTATCCAGTACCAGCAGATGATATATTTGTATCTAATATTACAGATGTATCTATTAAATCATGAGTTTTTGCATTATCAGCTAATGTTATATATGTTTGATTATTTTCATCTGTTAATAAATAATCTCCAGCATATATTAATTCTGCTTCAGAGTAAACTTGTGTCTTAAATATGTCTGTATATCCTACAAAATTTAAATCTGAAAAGTGATCTATTAGCCTTCCTAATGAAAACTTATTAGCGCCCTTAGGTAATTGTATTTCAATACTGTTACCGGTATTAAATTCATCTATCCCGTTTATAAAATCTACTTCTTTAAGGAATGTAAATACTGAAGCATTCTTATATGAGAATTCTAAAGACCCCTTAATTATTTGAGTCTTTAACAGTTTTGCGACCTTTAATCCATCATAAGAGTTTAATGATTCAGAAGTTTTAGACAATCTTACGTCATCAGTGTATATATCTATACTATTTATAGAAAAATCTGTTGTTATGTCTAATTTATTCTTTACTACATAGTCTGAGTTTATAATAGCAGAGCTATTATGTGCAAATATTTTTCCATCTATTATAGTAAATTCAGAATCTTCTAATTTAACTTCTGGGTACTTCTTGTTGAATTTCATATTTACTGGTGATTTCTCAGATGAGAACGGAGCAGTAAATGTAAAATAATCTAAAAGATTTACAGGTTCACCAGCCCTAAATGTATGAACTATTACACCTGATGGGCCATATAAATATAAGTCTTTTCCATATGGCTTAAAAGTCCATTGGAAGCATGACTCAAAGAATCCAGATGTTAAATCTAAATCTCTGTATATATTCCCATCTGTAAGTCTATACACTCCAGCATGCTCATTAAACGCTAGTACAACATTTTCTGAATTTGCAACTCTTATATCTCTTCTTATAGGATTTGAATATGAATATACTTTTACTGATTCTGGCTCTATAGTCTCACTAGATATTATTTTATATTTATTATCCTTTTCGACTCTACATCTTTTAGGAGTATACCTTACTTTAGTTTCTCCCATATATCCCATACTATCAAAAGATCTATATACATATTCGTTATTTCTTTTTATAGATGATATATAATCTGTAGTTCCGGTTATATCAGAGTAAGAAGTTGTTGTAATACTTCCGCCATAATAACTATTTAAAAGTTTACCTAAGATATATTTTTCTCCTAGATCAAATGGAGATACTATTACAGGATTTATTTTTGTTATACTTTGTGTATGTTTCTGTACTCTATTATCAGAATATGAATTGCTATATTTTTTGCCAGAGAATATTACTCTTAAATATAAAACCCTTACAGGGTTTTCTGTTGATATAGACCCATCCGATATAGTATTAAAATCTAAATGTTTAGGTTTTTCGCTTATAGAGTACGGAGTGCTTATGTCATACCATGTTGTTAAATCTGGGCTAATAGAGAATTGTGAATTATTAAAAGAGTACCCATCATTATTTATTTTAGCAGCTATTGATGCTTTTAAAATTTCATATCCAGAATTAAATGGGCCAAATATTATCTCTCCATGTTCTTCAACTGTAGTAATACCAATTGAAAGATTTGATATACCTATAGCAAATCTATTTCTTTTACCATCAGAGATATATCCATTATCCTGAACAATTGTAACTCTTAAAACTCTAACAAATGATTCGTCTATCTGTATACTTCTTAAAGAGCCATTTAATACTGTGAACGGTATACGTTTAAAAGATTTTCCATCTGAAGATACATCCACTGATACTATTTCTGGTATGTCTACACCAAAATTAACATCTTTAAAAGATATTAAATTAACTGGAGATAATTTAGATAATCTTATTGTATAGGTAGCAGACACAGGTAGGTTAAATCTTTCTACTTCAAATTGCGTATCTGACACTATAGTATCTTTATTATAAAACCTTTGATTTTCATAATCTGAAGAATTACCATATGTTCCAGATGTATCAACTTCTATATTCTCTATTGTGTATTTATTTGAAACTTTTGGTTTGATATATACAGAGTTATTTTTTACAACAACGTTTTCTGATGAATATATAACACTAGGAGAAATATCATATTGTGTATTGCTATTGCCAGATATAGATGCCATAGATAATGACATATCTACAGCTTCGGCCATCTTATCTCTCAATGCGGCTACATATTTTGCAAATTCACCAACATTACTAGTCATCTTATTGTTGAGCTTATTTATATCTGATATCAGATTGTTGCCGTCTTCTTGGACTTTTGCAATAAGATTAGACTGCCAGTTTAGAGTATTTCCAACATACTTTTCTGATGTATTTAAAAAGTTATTCATCTAGATACTACCCCTATATATTTTATTATAGGATAAGACGACAATGTATCAAGTATTGTAGCAGTTATAGAACATTCAACCTTATATGTATCCTTATTTAATATAAAGATATTATTGTTGCTATTTATTTCTATATTCTCCGATATACTCTTTTTCTCTGAACTATTTATATATTTAGGGTGGCAAATATAAATTGTCTCTTCATCAAACGTGTCTATGTTTGTCGATTTAGAATATTTACTAACTATGCCATCTTTAAAAAATCTTATCTTATCAAATTCTATATTGCCGTCTTTTTTATATATATATTCTTTTGAATCACCTATACCTATATTAAGTGATTCATTAAATAATGTTCTTCCATCAGAAGATATACCTCTTACACTTACATCTGCAGAAACTATAACACCATTGCTATTATCTATTTTTATTATAGGAGCTATATAATTTTTACATAATATTTCGACAGGTTTAGTTTTCAATACACCAGTGTAATTACTTCTTATCCTAGATATATCTACATCTATATAATCTGATATTTCGGTATTAGATGTAAAATTATTATGCTCGAAGACTATCTCAATTGCTATTGAGTCTTTATGTAAACTGTTTATATTTACTATATCATCTATATAAAAAGGATTGGTCATTATAGGTGTTACTGTTCCAGAACTATTTATAGATGATATTGATTTTACAAAAATATCTGATATTTTTGGTTTAAGTATTATCTTATTAAAAAATAATGACTCTGAAGAAAATGTTTTCTTTATTTCCATTATAATAGTTCTTTCTCGTCATAACTGCTAAGTACATAACCTTTGTCTGATAAGGAATATATAACAGAGTTGGAATTCGATGTGTCTATCTCAAACAGAGAGTAATATCCACTATCTTCTGTTGACAGATTTAATAGCTGTATAAACATATTATTAGATTCTACTAAATCTATTTTCTTAACATATCCAGAGTACCAGTCTTCAATCTGTTTATCTATTCTGTCTAATGATTCTTTAAGAAATTCAACAGACGGATTTGCTTGCAAAGATACTCTCAGCAGGCTTCTATTTATAAAATCAATACCAAGTCTATTTATATTGCCGTTAAGAAGCGATAGATTTAATATGTCATTAACATAATTAAATTGCTGATTTTCAATAAACTTTCTCATATCTTATGCACCATTGTAGGGATTGAATCGCCGTATACTACACTAACCCTATAGTCTGGCTTTATGTCCTCTTTGTTTACTATAAAATAAACCTTGTCATCATAGTGTTTCTTTATACTATTAAGCTTGGAATATGTTTTACCATCTATATATATTACCTCGTACTTTAATGGGTCTTTGTTTATAAATGGCGGATTTTTAAAATCTAAATCCTTTTGCATATCTTCATCAACATATTCAACATCATCACTATATTTATCTTTAGAGTAGTCTAACTGAAATACAACTTTCGTATCTGTGCTCATATACAATGATAATGTTCCCTGGGTTGACATACCTACATTTAACTCAGAAACTCCAGAGTTAAAATACGATTCCTTTTCTTTTCCTATAACTATTCTGCAATATGCAAGATTTGGAATATATATTTCTCTAAGCCCATGTCCTCCAGATATTGGTAGGGATGGTCTTTTATTTAAAACATATTTAAGCTTTGACATATCTTTAATGCTTATTTTTGATATCTCTATAAAATCTTCTGCTACCTTTTCTCCAGTGTACATATTGCCACTATTTTCAGGCTGTCCAGATATTTCCCATTTTAAAGGAGATTTATCAACCAAATTTATTGCATACGGCAAGTTATTTATTTTGTGGTTAGAAAATATAATAAAACCAAAAGAATCATAAGCGTAATATTTTAATCCATCCTTAGTTAACCCAACAGATATATATTCAGAAGAGTCTACTATATATCTAGGTATTTTTATATTATTAGATATAAAGTCATAATAATGATAATTTACTACAACTTTATCATAAGATATTGCAGATATCTCTTCTTTAAATCTGTGTAGTTTAATTGACCCATATTTAGGCTCTATTTCATAATTCTCTAAAGAATCCCCGAGAATATCTTTTACAGACACCCCGTCTTTAATAAAAGATATCTTTATATTAGTTTTTGATACACCAGAATTTTTTAATAAAATCTCATTATTTGAATACTTTGCTATTTCATTTTCTACTTTTACTAAATTAAGCCCGCGCCTAATAGTAGAATAATTAATGCTTTTTCTTTTCATAATGAAACTATTTATAAATAAACTTAACATGTCAGTATTATAAATAGAATATTCTGATACATTAAAAATTGGAGTATCTAATACCTTGTACGATGTTTCTGTATTATTCCATGTTATAGTGTAATGGTCTTTATCAAATACAGATTTAAACACTTTACCATCTATAGAGTATATTGATTCGTAATTTTTGTATGAGGAATTTATATACACAGGGTATGTTGTATCTACATACTCCAATATTAATAAGTTGTTCTTGTAATAAGAAACATGAACACTATCATCATTTGTGTATAAAAAATTAGAATCGGATACTGGCTTAACACCGTTAATTAATATGTAGTCATATTCTTTAAATCTTATAGGTGTTTTTCTATACAATGGTGTACCATTGTCATATATATCTGTTATTAATATATTTTCTGAATTAGACCTTACAGTCATACCCTTTATTGTTTTAGATACAAACTTTATAAATCTATTTTCATTATCCTTAGAGGTGTTTCTTATATTGAACAATGATTTATTTAAACTTCTTATATCTACTGCATAAATAGTATTTAAAGTATTATCAGATTGCACTAAATGAGGGGCCTTTTCGACCCCTCCTATTTTTATGTTATATGTGATAGTATTCATGTCATTTATTATGGGGCATACCTAGCTCTAGCAGCACGTATGTTCATCACTGCAGAATTCTCATCAAATCTATTGTTAGATCCAGGAACCTCTATTACCTGCATATCACCTACATATAATGTTCCTAAACAGAATATATCACTAGCGTTAACTTGAGAATCTTCTACGTAGAGATTATCCATTATTGTATAGCGTTTATTAGACAGGCTTACAGCTTTTGTTGCTGCTGTAGAGTTTCTTGAAGAAATAGATCCTATTACTTTAGTAGCTCCGCCACTTATTTTATCTATTAATGCTGTTTTAGATGTTATAAGTGATGTTGGGCCATTAAGTGTTACAGAGTTTCCTTCTATTGTTACACCAGATGTTGGTGTACCAGATATTATAGAGCCTTTTATTGTTGCGTTGCCCGCAATTGTTATATCGTTATTGAATATACTTGATGCTGCAAATTGGTTTGTTCCCGAGTTATCAGATTGATTGATAAACTTAGTTACGTTAACTGTACCAAGTGTAGCTACTGATGTTGATAGTGTTGTTATGTCGCCGTTGTAAGCAATAGTACCATAATAGTTTACGTCATTATTAAATATTGATTTACCATCGACAACAAGAGCCTCTAATTTAGCTTGTCTGCCAACTGATATACCGCCTCTAAATTCAGCCTGTGCATCAGTTCTGACAACGTTTGCTGTCAATACACCTTGAACAGTTGTATTACCAGCTGCTGTAAGAGCACCATCTATTGTGATAGATGAGTTGATATGAGTTTCACCAGATATGTTTAAAACATCTGTTATATCAACTTCTCCAGAGAAAATTGTTTTATTATTATTAAATTGAGCGTTACTGCTCACAGTTAATATTTTACCATCTTCACCTAGAGATATGCCACCCCTGATTATTGCGCCATCGTTTACCTCTATTGATCCACCGATCTTAGTTATACCAATAACGTTCAAATCAGATCCAACATACATTTGCTCTTCTGTTGATATAGTTTTTGCTGATAAACTAGCAGATGCTACTACAGGGCCTGATACATCTATACTTCCTCGTATATTTGCGTTAGATTGCAAATCTAATGTACCAATTACATTAAGGTCAGATTTAAATGTAGCATCATCATTAACGTCTACTGCACCTACAAATGATGTCTTGCCATTATTGAATATAGCATTACCATTTACAGTAAGTTTATCTGCTTCTTTTGAACCTATTACAGCCTGGCCATTAAATATTGCTTTTTCTTCAACAGTAAGTGTTTTACTTATAGATACAGAACCTTGCGCATCAAAATCTAAGGTACTTAATTTTGAAGAGAATCTGCCAATATTTGCAACAATATCTTTTGTTGTCTCTATATTACCTGTAGATGATATCAATCCAGATGAAGCTATACCACCTCTGGCATCTATTGCTTCTGTAGTTTTAAGTGACGAAGCGGATATTCTCTCTATAGTTGCATTTGCAGAATTAATTGATCCAGATACACGTAGATCACTGGCGGCTGTTATAACGCCCTCAAAAGAAGATACTCCGCCAACTTTAAGTGAATCGGATAAATCAACAGGGCCAGATAGTATAGATCTAGATTTAATGAATAATTCATTACCTTTTATACTGTTACTACTGCTTATTGTTCCGTTTACATTTAGGTTAGAGTTTATTCCTACATTCTCTGTAAATGATACGTCTCCAGTAAATCTTGATGTACCTTTAATATCGAGTGTGCCAAATGTACCTTTGCCTACTACATTTATATTCTCTGAGCTTATATCGCCGGCAACAGATGTATTTCCTGTTACACCAAGATTCTCATCTATAGTTATGCTACCGAATGCTTTTATATCGCCAGTTGTAATAGTGCTATAGGTCATAGACTGACAGTCTATTGCCCCACTTCTTGCATCAACAAATACTACACCATTCTTAGATTCTACAACCATCCATCCTGGAGGACATTCTGTATCACTACCGGTAACATATATAGATCCAACATCACCGAAGTTAACACCTCTTCTTTCTCTAAGAGATGATACAGCCACTGTGGTAGATTTAAAATTACCAACTGATGCATGTATATTTGATTTAGGCCATGATGTTAAATTATCAAGTCTTGTAGACCCTGCTGGTGTTGAATCTCCGAATCCGTATGATATACCATTTTCAACCTGAGGGACTGTACTATCTTTAAGGAAATAAATATCACCTTTACCAGCTTCTATATATGTGTCATGGTCTGTTGGTGTTGATGATCCGCCATTCTTAGCAGAGGTATATATATTCATATATGGATTATATGTAGCATTCTTATTTTGAATACCTGTATTTTTACCACTGCCATCAAACACTACTGGGAGTTTAGATGTTACAACTATTGAGTTGTCTTTTTCTGTTAATGTTGCGCCGTCCTGTGTACCAAATAATATCTTTCCTTCGCCTTTGATATTAATTGTTTTAGGGGTCATGTTTTCAACATTAATATTTGAAAGGTCAACATCTGAACCAAATGTTATTTTATTCCCAGATTCTGATGATACATTTACATTACCATCTGAGTTTGCAAATTTAACTCCGCCAATTGTTAATGTAGAGCTAGGGTCAGTAATACTTATATTGCCAGATGCAACTATGTCGTTTATATTTAGTGTTTTAGCAATTATTTTGCTAAGTCCACCCTCTGTATTTACAAATTTAGTTACACCATTTTTTGACTCTATATTAAGGGTATTTGGTAGCGAGTTTTTGTCACCGGTTGAATATATCTTATTCCCATCAAGTTCTAATGCTACCGCATATGAATTATCAGGATTATTAGGATTCGCATGTGTCTCTATTTTTAAACCATTTTCAGATCCGTATAATTTTAAACCTTTAAAAGCAAAATCATACAGTAATGATACCGCATCAGATACACTTCCGAAATATATTTTCCTTGAATTTCCTACAGTATTGTTATATAGGTTATGAGGATCTGATGACCCTATAAGTACATCACCTATGATGGCATTATTAAAGTTCCCATCATTATTTTGTATATACCCTTCCCTATTAAAATATTGAGGGTGGTCATCACCTTGTATATTAGATATACCATATCTTCTATCAGCTTGATTATATCTGCTGGCTCTTAGTCCTGATAATGAACTATGTAAAATTTGAGAACCTAGCTCTTCTCCATTGTGAGAATGATTAAATGCAAACTTAAATAGAAGTGCAAGAGAGTCTGATACCGTCCAGTTATTAACAGACAATACAAAAGTGTCTGAAGTATTAATAGGTATTGATGTTTCAAACCTATATTTACTTGGAGACATTAAATATATATTAGCATCGTCTATCTTTTGGTATTCACCATTGAACAGTTTCCATACTGAAACCTCTTCTTTAGGGGCCAATATTGCACCAGTTGAAGAGATAAATTTTGTAAATTTATCTTTTAATACAAAATCTACATTCTTCTGATATGTAGTCTTATCATATGTATTTGACGAAGATACTGTAACCTCATATACTCTGTCTGAAACTTTAACAACAGAAGGTTTAGTTATTTTGTTTTCAGCAAGAAGAGATGGAGATGGTATACAGTTTGGTGTAAATCCTGCGCCATATTCAGAACCAGGATATGTACCTTTGTAACTTACGGTAAATGTTCCAATAGGATTTTTTAAGAATAATAATTTTCTACCTATTACAGAGTATTGATTATCTTCTTTTAAATCATTTACTTCCACTTTTATATATGTTTTATTGTCGGAAGTTCTTATGGTTAGATCACCTATAGGAATAAGGGTCAGATAGAAGTCATTTATGCCCACAGAGCTAAATGAGTCTGTATAGTCGGAGAATACAACGCCTACTGGAATATTAGGAGATACCTTTGAGAAATCACCTATAGATTCTGATACAGATGTCTTATAAGAATTATCTATACCAGTGCCATACCCATTTACATCCCCTATTATATTCTTAAGGTTTTCAACATTAAGTGATACCTCGTTTATAGCCTCAATAGCATGCTGAGGTGTAAGGGCGCCACTATCTAAATGTAAATTTGCCATTATTTTTCCTAGCTATTTTTTATTACTGCAGACATACCTTTTATAGCATTGTCGCTAAATAAAATATTTGTTTTTACTGTCCCTAATGGGATTTCATTTTTATTATAATTCACACCATACACATCTAGGTTAACCTCTCTAGAATAAAGAGCGTATAAACCTAAAAGATCATCTCCATATTCTGAAACAACGTTAGATAATGAATCTTCGTTTATCTTTTTGTCTCTTATGTATATAGTTTTTGAATTTGGAATTACAGAATTATACGTTATAGTTATTCCTGTTTGTATATCTCTGTATTTTGGAATCTCTACCAAATCTGGAGCATAAAATTTAAACTCTACATCTTTATTGTCTTCTGTTTTTATGCTTATACTTGACTCAGATGCACATGATGGTAAATGCACAATTTTATGAACCTTATCTTCCTGTATTTGTAATGTTACACTACCAGTAGCTGATTGTTCTGATTCGACCTTTTTTGTAAAGCATATGTGGGCTAGTCTTATGTCTTCATTATGCTTATTTTTAAACATTCCATATATACTAGATAGGCCACCAGGTTTATACCCAGGAAATTCATACTTGCCATCCTTAGGTTCAATTTTATTAATAAGTAAACCTATATCATTTGGTAATGAGGCATACAAAACTTGCTCATTATTTGATGTATAAAATTTCGGATTCCTTGCTGATATCCCATTTATGTTTACTTCAGTATCTGATGATATTGAATAACCAATATATTCTTCTGGTATTGATAATGACATTTCAGAATAAGATGTACCATTGTCATCAAATGTTATATCATCTATTGTACTAGGTATTATAAACCCCTGATTATCATATTCGGATAAAGACAATAAATTTATTTCATTTGTTGGAGATATTGATTTAGATATATCTATCCCAACGCCAGTTTCTATTTTTAGCTCTGGGAGTATTCCATATATTGCATTTAGATTGTCATGTTCACCGTCTATATATATTATACCATTTTTACTGTCAATAGACTCTATAGTAACCTGAGATAGTGAATCATCAAATACTGATACACTAGGGTATATAGGGAAGAATTTTAAATATAATACAGTTTTACCTTTTATCTTTTTAGTAAAAGGTTTTTCAGAGTATGATAATATATTATCTGATGTTATATTATCTTTATATAGTGCCGATATGCTTGTAGCTGCAGAGTCTAATTCATCCTGAGTATATATACCAAGTCCTGACTCTATAAGTTTAGGAGATATTGGCTTCTCTATCTTTATTGTCATTTTAAAATTATTATCAGGGACAGCGTATGAATTTGTTATGTAACTATAAACTCCATCCATAGGGATGTCACTATTATCAATATAAGTATATGGGCCGCTGGCACCCCTTTTATATAATTTATATATTCCGGATTTATCTTTGTCTCTAGAATTTATAAATACACTATAATCATAAATGATATCGCCAAACTCGAATACTATCTCTCCGTTATTTATTTTTGGAAAAAATGAGATACCTTTTGTATTAGATATTACAGTTTTATCAGATACCCAATATCCTCTATAAATTACATTTTCATCTATGCGTTTATCCCATCCAAATTTGGTATGATGATAAGATTGTGATAAATCTTCTGCCAACTTTAGATATCTTGTATAAGGTATTTCAGAAAACCCTATATCCATCTCCGGCTGTACTATATGAGAGTTTGTACCCTTTATAGTAATATTATATTGTATAGTTGGCATTTGATTCACCTTTTACCATTCTGTTCCAGTCTATAACAGACTGCTTTACTTGAGGGATACTGTATATAGAATCTATATCTCTTATTATATTTATATCTGACATATTTAAAATAAAGTTTTTAGCATGATGCCTAAAACTTATATCATCACCATTCCTTGATGAGTCTGTTATTATTTTCCCGTTTATAATTGTATGATTATCAATTGGCTCTATCTTAACGTCATCTTTATAAGAGTATGGAATCATTGAGATAAGATTTTTTGATTTATTTAAATATATGTCAAAAGGAGACCTGTCTATAGTTGATGTTACTATATCTATATTTGATGAATTTATTAGCATTATAGCTGGTATATGTTCCATACCCTTATAAACTTTTACGCTAATGCCTTTCTCTTTCAAATGTTTATACACATCGCCTATTTTCTTATTAGATAATTGAAAACTTTCTCCATCTACAATTATCTCCCCATCATATACAGAGATGTATCCTGCAAAGTTTTCTATTAACAGTGCTGGATACTTTTCTCCTATATTATCACTATAAGAAGTATATCTCTCGCTTCTTTTAAATGGGTTTATGTTATATTCCCTAAGTTTAATCATGTCAACTCTATACTCTTATAATCTGAATCTAAAACTATCTCATTATCATCATATTGCATCCATATATGTCTTATTGGCTTAGCCGTATAAAACTTATTATCAATTTCAAAGCATAATTCTCTATTGAATACGAACATGTTTGTTATACCGCCCATCAACATCATATTATTGGATGCGTCCTGATATGATGCAGCGTAAAACACTTTATTATCCAGTGTTGTAACCGAGAAGATATATGGCATAGTGTTTGTGCATTGAACGGATAAATTTATTATATCTGCAGACGATACAGAGCTTATCCATGTATTTTCATCATTTGATAATTGTCCAAATTTATTTAGATAAAATACATCGTCGCCATTATATAATGTTATTTTAATCTTATCGCTTCTATATCTTTTTGCTATATCATGAGCAAAAATTCTGCATCTTACATTATATCCAATTTTACTCTCTTCTTCTTCTACAAATATAAATGGATTATTGTTTAAACTACCATTAGCATTTATAAGGTCATACATAGGATATGGTTTATATGTATTAATCCATCCAGCCTTATCTAGTGAAATTATATCAGAAGAATTAGTTAAATATATCGATTTAAGATTTGACTCTGTGTCAAACCTTATTTCTTCACTTCTAACTATACCGGTTTGATCATATACTATTATTGATGAACCATCGTATTCTAAATAAGGAGATATAAAATCTCCATACTTATTTGTTATTCTTTTTGGTGGTATTACATCGGAATCAATAGAATGGTATTTTGACAAATCTAGTCTGTCTGATATTGTGATGCTATTTGGTGTTTCTATTTTATAGATATAGCTGTACTTATAGAACGTTTCTGAAGAGGATTCTTTATTAATCTTTAGTGTCTCTATTATGGTCTCACCTTTAGAGTCAGATCCCATTATTACAACATTAAATACTGATTGATTTTGTCCTACCGGAGATATATACAATGTGCAGTCTGTTGACAACTTTTTATCAAATATTTTTGTACCAGGAAATAACTCTTCATTAAAATAACTTTTATTTAATGATAATGGTATTTCTGTTAACTCGAATCCTGTTATTGGGAATTGTGTAAAGAAATTTGATGTGAATGATCCGGCATAATCTATATCTCTTTTACCGATTAATTCAACTCTGCCGTCTAAATGTTTTATTCTGTGTGTTTCAGCTTTTATTGACTTATATTTGCCAAATGATGGAAGTCTATAAATATTATTATAGCACTCTAAATCATTATTTCTATATCTTTGTAAGACAAGGTTTGCAACCTTGTCTATATTTGAATTTACTATATCAGAATATGGTAATAGTAACTTTGATATATTAGAGAAATTATTATTGAATGGTGCAGACCATTGAGCAAAGTATTTAGTCAATATATTTATTGAGTTATTTTGCTTGATCATATTATTCCGATTCTTCTAAACCTATAGATGTAGCCTGACTTAATGCACATATTGCTGTATCTGGTACAGCAAAATCTCCAGATGATATATCTGCAATTGTGCCATATATATCTGACCGTATTATAATATGCTCTATTGTTATATCTAGTCCGTATGTGTTAACTTCTTTAACTAGATCTTCAAAATTTATATTACCTGTTATTAGAGGAGTATATATAGAATTAAAGGACTCATTAATGGCTGACATTGCCATACTTGATGTTGTATTCTTATATTTAAAATATACGTCTAATAATAATACCTCTGGCATCAACACATCAAATGATTGGTCAGATGATGATAAGTAGTCCATCTCAGACACTATCTTAGATTTTATAAACGAATAATTCTCATCTATAAAGTTTTTAAGATAATTGTCTGTTGTTATATAGATATATGTTTTACTATCATTAGGCTTTCTTACAATTTTGCTAGACCTAACAGTAGGTATACCTGACAATATTCCTCTTATAGAATAATCTGATGATCCGTGTACTCGCATCTTAGAATACACTGTTCTTCTTCTAAGACTATCATCTGACTCTTCAGAAAGATTTGTATAAACACTACTGTCTATAGATATAGATGTGCCAATCGTTACTGGATTAGAATCATCTGATATATCTATTTTTGTTCCGGTCTTTATATCTGTTGAATCGGATGTAGTTATTCTTGCCGGAATAGGTATAGATATCTCATTATGAGATGCATATACATTTTCAGTAACCTCTATTGATGTACCACTACCAAATAAGAAGACTTTACCAGCTTCTATTATTATTTTCCCATCCATATATTTAGGGAATTTTGATCCATCACTCATTACTAAATTAACTATTGCATCATCTTTAGAAATGTATACATCAGAGTATATATTCCTTACTACACCAAATTCATATGCATTCTTTGTCAATAGATCACCAGAAGCATATTGTGTATGCGTAGAATTTATTGCCGCATTAGAATATGCAACAAGATTTACTGCTGTATCTGTTATTGCGTCTGTAATATGTCTTACTACAGTGGATTTAGAGGTATTGTTAATACCAGTATTCTCACTAATTCGCGCAGATATTTCTTGAGTCATTAACTCTTTATTAGTTAATTGATCATACATAAGAAACTCCGGTTACAGGTGAAAATACTATATTCACCTCTGATTGTTTATTTCTTGTAAATTGATAATCTGTTCCTACTGCAATCTTAAATAATATTTTTTGTCCATCAAGTACATAGTTTATTTGGAAGTTATCACCAGAAAAGAATTTATCTTCTGTAAAAGAATTTTTAATACTATTAACAATTTCTCTAGCTAAAGAATCAGTTACTGGTCTTCCTATAAATTTGTGAAGATTTGCACCATAAATATTGTACAGGTACATATCTGATGATCCAGACATTAATCTGTGTCTAGCATTTGTCAGCGCAATAAGATTTTGATTAGATGATGTATATATGTCTCCGTTATGCATTATAACGTCACCATAGTCATCGGTTATAATATCTTTATTTATTTCTTCTATTAACATTAGAATAATCCTGTAACTGTACTTAAGACTACACCATTTATTGCTGACTGTATGCCGACATTTTTAGTAGGAACTGTTATCTCAAATGTTGGCACAGGTGTAATCATTGTTGATGGAATACCTGACACTGCAACAGGATTAAATTTATAGAATCCCCCAAACACTACTGATGTTGGTGGTGATGATACAGACATTGGCCCGTTTACAAAAACTCCATAATCTTTGTGCGTAGATATAGACATACTACCAGATGACATAGATGTAACATCTTCTCTTATATCTATTAGTGTTGTACTGTCTGGAGATGGTCTTATTAACATTATGTTTTACCTGTAAAAACAGTTGTTGGCATATAACATTCTTTTGTTCTTATTGTCTTATAACTATCAGTTCTTACAACATTTGGATCAACTTTTTCTTCAAAGTTTACTATATCTTCCATATCTGATGCTGTTGCTATAAACATATTTTGAGATTCGCCGTATGTACCTACGAATCCTTTATGGAATGTCGTGTCATATACTTCATTTGATAGTTTTGTGAAATTTTCAAGAATACCGCGATTCTTTAATTTGTCTTTTAATTTTGAATCGAATATCTTGTCTTTGTTTGAAAGTCTGTAATCAAACATGGCTCTTCTAGATATAATTCTTGAATCTGAATTCGCCATTAATATACAGCCAGTAGGAAATCCTTCTTTTGTGAAGAATACTTGAACTCTCGCCCCTATAAGAAATTTAGGGTCTGATATTTGTGTAGCATACGTCATATTTATTGGTATTAAAAGTTCAGCCATTGTAGCAGTATGCTCTGGTGCGCCCTTAGGTATACCAACAAGGTATTGTCCGCACTGCACAGGATTACCCATCATGTCTGATAGAGTCTCTCCAACTAATCTTACAACAACAAATATTTGAGATCCCTGGAGAGATACTGATTGTATCTCTCCGATCTCTGAGTATGCCATTGAAGCTAATGTATTACTCATATTAGTCAGTCGCTATTGAATATAATATTCTGGCTTTTGTTGATGCACTTGTATCTTTTGTAGCTCCCCACACTTTAGCTAAATTCTCCCATGTGGTTTTAAGGTTTCTAACTTGAAGTTCTATAGGACTTAATTCATCATTCCATCCTAATAGACCAGCTGTATATTCTTGACCATATACAGTTAATGGCATTTTCATTAACGCTCTATGTCTCATGGTTATTCTTTCTTTGTTTGCTTCCCAAACATTTTTAAGAATACCCCATACAGCTATAACTACTGCTGCTACAATTATTGTTATACCAGCTGCCATTATAAGTCCGCCCGAACCTATACTAGATACAATTCCAACAGTTCTCACAGCATTTATTGCTGTACTTATAGTTCTTCCTGCTGTTGCAATTCTTGCCCATACTCCACCTAATGCACCCTTCATAGATGATAAACCTCTTACTATGAAGTTTACCTTACTAAATCGTGCCCATCCAGATGCTATATGACCTGTTATCGGACCCCATAATGCAGCAGATATACGAGTTGCGGCTGTTTTAAGCAACATTCCAGATGCAGCTACTGATGCTAATGATCCTGCTGTAGCCCATCCAACACTCCAAAAGCCTATATTAGTAGGAGCTATTGATAACTTGCTGTACATCTCACCAGTTGGTGATGAGTTTACAGATACAAGAGCATATTCTCTCTGACCTTGAGCTAACATAGAATAGAACATTCCTAGCTTAATATACAGTGAAGAATATAAATGTGTTGCAGGTTCAACAAACATTCCTGGTGTAATTATTGTAATATATCCGTCGTCTTCAGTCAAGATATGTTGAACTTCCCTACACTTCATTACACCACTCATCTGTCTTAATGAGTCAGATATATAAGCATAATCTCCTGGAGCAACATCCGGATTTCCAGATATTATTACGCTTCCGGTGTACATTTTTTCTAACTCTTCAAGAAGATATCCTTGTCCAGTTTTTATAGCCATACCTTCTGTATTTAATGTGCTATCACTTAGATAAGATGATTTAACAAATGCTGGCATTAATCCGCCATTACTTTTCATATCGAACATTTTGTTTTTACCAGTTCCAAAGTCTCCTGGATCTGACCCATACTCGACATTTGCCTGTGTAATAATATCTTGATTTAATCTAAGTTGATTACTAATTATATTAGTAGCACTACTAAACATATGAAAGTTTGTAGCAGGAACCCATGCAGTTGGGTCTATAGTTCTTGAATCCATGACAGATCTTACAGCATCTGCAACTTGTCCAGGATTATCTCTTAGTACCTCAAATTTAGCTGTTGTTTCTTTTTGTCTTTTCTTTATACCATTGGTTGTATTTACAGGAATACCCAAACTACCCTTTACATTTGTAGCATTTGCTACCTCTTCAACTTCTTGAGCATGTTGCTCTTCTTTATCTAGTAGTCCGCCATTTATATTGCTAAATACTTCTGATGCAACAGAATGTGTAGTTTCATAACCTACCATTAGCTGTTCTTTTATTCCTGTAAATAATGTGCATCTAGCACCTATGTTTTTAACAAGAGATACTGATGAAGGGAATAATCTTCTTCCTGTCGTTATGACATCCCATACTGTTTTATTTAAAACAGGGAAATTAACAAAATAGTCGTTAAGAGAGAATGGGAATAAATCGTTCCATTCTGTAACGAAGAATCTATCGACCATATCAACGTTCATCAGCCAGAAGTTTTCTAAATGATCAGTTGGGCCTTTAAAATCGTAGAAGAAGAATTCACCTGATTCGGAATTCCATAATGAGTTAGATAATGAGAATCCACTTTGTCCAGATACTCCTTGAGCTGCAGTTCCTGTAGAGTTTGTATCTACATCCCCTCCAAGAATTTTTGGGTTTGCGCCAAAATGTTGAAGTCTAGCATTCTTAACTATTCTTGCAATTGCTGCAGAAATATATCTACCAGAAGTATCACTAGCAAAGGTAGTAAATGGCAATACATCTCCGGCAAATATTAACTCATTTTGAAGCTCTCTTCCATATCCTTCTGCTACAACTCTTACAACGTCTCCGCCATCTGTCTCTGTAATAAGACCATTAAAGATTACAGGTAGGTCATCTATCTTGTTGCCATAACCCATTCTTATTTGAACTTTATTACCTGCTTTAAGTCTTATTTGATCCATAGCAACTACATTGGCAAAATCACTTCCTAATGATGTTATATCAAGTTTAGTATTACCAAGTTTATCTGCAGTATTATAACCAGTAGTTGGATCTGTTGATGTATTTAAAGAGTTTAGGACCTCAAAGTATGCAACAGCAACAGGATTATCCTGGTTTGCCATTTCTACACGGATATTTCTTACAGTAGATATTTCATAATATACTGCTTCTACACTGGTATTTATAAGTTTAAATAATGTATTTTCATTATTACCATGAACAAGATAAACCTTATATGTTGGAATAAGTTTCTCAAGTCCCCATGTGTAATCTTTTACCATGTTAGAAATTCTTGCCTTACCTTGAAGTTCAGGATCCCAAGGCGTAGGATCGGTATTAAATTCTACTGCTTCATTATTACGCTGTACAGCTACATTGTCATAATAATTTGATGTATACCCTGCAGCATCTCTACTGAACATGCCGACACCTGCAGTACCTTTTGCAACAGCTGCTGAAAGAGACATTGCGACTCTACCATATTGCTGCCTAGATGTACGATTTCCATCATAACTATCTTTGCCTTGTAATGCTTTCCATCCTGCGCTATGTCCACCATTATGTGACATAGCTAATGCTAATACCTTATCCTGGAATGTTAATTTATTCCACCCAGGTTTAGCAGATAAGTAATCTATGTTCTTCTGGGTATATAATACAAATGCTTGGTCCTGTAATTCCCTGCTAGATATAAAGGCTTTATATCCTCCTGGGATTGTCCAATATGCATCATTGTATAATGATGATTTATGTCTTGGAGCTGTTTTTCTTATCCATCCTATATCCATAAGTCCATCTAAACCTATTTGATACATACCTAAATATGATTCATTCCCAGTAGGATTTAATCTTCCCCTTGACTCTATTGCTGCTATAGATCCTGCATAATCTCTAAGCAGTGTGCTATTTATAAGTGATGTACCTTTTTGACTTGTAAACCCAGCACTAGATGCTGCTGCTACACCTTTAAGGTCTCCGCTTTTACCTAGATTATAAGAATTATAGTCTGTAAACGGTTGGTATCCGTTAGCAACTGCAGATTGCATAGCTGCTGATTCTTTTGGCAATGCTAAGCCATCTTTTGCTTTTTGTTTATCTGATCCTGCAGGAGTTATACCTAATCCTATTGCAGATTGTCCATTGGTTCCGGCAATTGATGCACCAAGGTTTTCTAACCAACTTTTCTTCTTGATTGAATCTGGAGGAGTGACACTTTGCTGATTGCTTTGACGTGCTACTCCATTTATTGAATTATGGAATGCGGCAGGATCTACAGGCTTGCCGTTTATATTTACTTGATAATGTAAATGTGGGCCAGTTGAATGTCCAGTGCTTCCACAAAATCCTATTAGTTGGCCAGCTATTACAGGTTGTCCAGGTTTAACAGCAAAAGCACTTAAGTGCATGTACCATGTTGTTATACCCCCAGCATGTTGAATATATACAGAGTTACCACCTCTTCCTCTGTTGGAAGCTACAGTAACTTTACCTGCTGATGCTGCATATATAGGAGTTCCTGTTGGGCCAGCTAAGTCTATGCCATGATGAAATCCTCCGCGTCTCATACCAAAAGGAGATGATATACGAACATATTTCATTATTGACGATAAATCTTTTAGCCATATTCCAGATGCACCATGTACACCCAATTGTGCACCTTTAAGTGTTTTAGCATCTAGTTGTCCATTTACGCTATCTACACTACCGGCAGATACAGTTCCGTCTGGATTTATAGTTCCAGATGATGCAACAGCGTTGACCTTTGTGAAGTTATTCGTTCTGTCAGTGCTACTTCCAGGTCCATTCACCATAGCATTTGTATCTTCAAGTATCTCATCTATAAGCGGAGAGGATTGCTCCCATTTAGCCATTATCTTTTCGCCATCAAATATTTGTTGGTCATACACGAATGGTAATGATGGCAAATCTCTATATGAGGAATACTCTTCTGTTTTTGGCATATCATGAAATATTTCTTTATATTTCATATCTGGAATTGCTTCACCAGAAAAAGATGTACTACTTTTATGAGTTTTATAGTATTCTTTTTCTTTTTCTAGGTCTTTAGATAATGCATCAATAGTGTATTTATTAAATGAACTACCAAGAGCATCCTTATATGCTCTTGTAACTGCCTGTTCAAAGCTTCTAAGACGCTCTCTTAAAACCCTTTCCTCAGACTGTGTTGCCGAATGACTTTTTATTGCTTTTAGGTATTCCTTGATAAACATTGTAGACTTTTCTGTGTCTGTCATGTTTTTATACTTTTTACTTCTAAGCATAGGTTCAAGGAATAAACCTATATCAGCTGTTGGATCCTCAGCTTTTTTAACTGCCGAATCTATATAAATTTTATATTCATCAATAGCCTTTATTATAGGCTTGTTTATCTTATCAAGCACATCTTTTAATGATGATGTGTTAGCGCCCTTTTTAGATTCTATATTGGCCATTGCTAGCAGATCTTTTATTGTCTCTGCTTGAGCTAATATATCATTATAAGCTTCCTTACTTGAAGCTTTTACAAATTTACTATTCTCCAAGAAGTCTGTAGAATCAGACTCTACAAATGAATAGTTATTTGTAATAATATTATTCATGTTTCCAGTTGTAGATGACTGAGATGAATCTATTATTACATATTTTACACCCATAGCATTAACTATTGGATTTTCAATAGCTATTACATCTAAACCTTTTAATGCCGGATATGTAACTCTAATATTTTTTGTAAATTCATCTACGCGGTCAATTGCCATTGCAGCAGATGCCGCATCCATTCCTTCTTCATGATTTGTTACTGTTGATATATTTATTTCTGTAGGAGAGTGTCCAAGATATTGGCAATATGGATAACTAAAATCCTGTATTGTTTGGTTGGCAAATCTATTGCGTCTTCTTATATTTATAGATTGTATTGCTACATTATCTTTATTTTTTGTAGAATTAGTTCCGCCTATTAACTCTCTTTTCCATCCTACATTTATCCTACCTGTTTCATCAAATCTAACTTCTTCATCAGATTTGACTTCAGATATATTCGCATTTGTTTGTTGACCATCTTTTGCATCTGTTCCGGCCAAATCAACTTTTTTAAGGATTCTAAAAGTTCTTGCTTCTCCCCAGCATAAGTCATGTAATTCACGATGTAGCTTAACTGCATCTGTAAATACAATAGGGTATCCAAGATAAAGATCAAAGTCTCTATTGTAACCTTGATTTATTATTTGTGTTTTGTAGTTGTCAACATCCATTCTGTAAAAGTCTACTAACTTTTTCATTAAGTTAGAGTCGCCAGGATTTAACTCGTACTCTGTTTTATATTTTCCGGATTTTTTAGATTTAGAAGAGATTGATTTAGAATTATTTTCTGACTCAGATTGCTGATTTATAGATATGAATTTTATTGTTTTTGCTAGAGGTTTCCAGTTGATAGTTTGTAATCTTAAAGATACAAAAGCCACCCCTTGCATATTGTCTGATGCACCTAATTCAATTTCATATTCATGCAGTGCGTACATGAAGTATCCATCACCAATACTTAAGCCTAGCATACTTAAGTCTGATGTTCCCATAGCTTCACACCTTATGAACATATATGGGAATGACCTACATATAGATATTAGGTCACACATTTCTTCGACACTATCACTTTTAGACAAATCGAATGCGAAAGTCGCTAAATGTAGCGACTCCGCAAATCGAGATTTAGATGTCAGTACAGATGTGTCCCTTAAGAACTCATTTTGTGTTGTATAAAATTTATTGACTTTATCAACAGAAACTGGTTCTATATCCAATATTCCATTTATTGAAAAGGTAAATCTTGACATTTCTTATTCCTAATAATTTTGATTCTGGAACCTAATTGAACTTCTTGACACAGAATCACCTTGAAGCATACTTCTTAATGACTGCTTCAATCTGTCGTTACTTCTATTATCTATTTGATATCCGGCAACCGATACAGATTGTGCCTGTGCGCCATCTGTTATGTATGCAGAATTGTTTTCTATTACTGGCAATGTAGGATTTGTTCTTGCAGTAGGAGAATTATACATTGGAGAGGTTGTACTTGGTGACTCTGCCCCAACTGTTAATCCTACTATTCCTAACCCTAATCCACCTAAGAGTATTGATTTCTTGTTAGCTTTTATAGTTGAAATAATTTGATTTCCTATATCAGTAGCAGTATCAATAGTAGCATTAGTTGCAGCTTTTGACAATACTTCTTGGCTAATATCTGCTTCTCTTGCTACCGTTTTTGGGACTCTAGGTATTGCTGCTTCTATTTTATCAGCCTGTTTACCGGTATATTTAGAACCAACCATATTTGGATTATTTAGAGTTATATCAGCGCCATATGTAGATACTGCATCTCCTATAAAATTACCAATATCAACAAAGTGTTCTGCGCCGTTAAATATTTCAGGAGTTACACCTTTTACCCATTCACCTATTTGGCTATATGATGCAAATCTACTACTACCTGCAGATTCCCTCATAGATGCTATAGTTTCTAATAATGAATTCGCATTTGATCCAGAACGAACAGTTTTAAGTACGTTCTCTTGCATTGCTCCGGCTACAGCCTGGGCCATAAATGCTCTTTTATTAATAGAATCTTCTATAATTTTCCTAGCAGGATCATCAACTCCTAATGCTTTTACAGCTTCAGATAAGTCAGCTCTTCTTTTACTTTCTATTGATTGAGATAGCAACTGTTGGAACTCGGTTATTTCAGCAGCACTAAATTTACGTTGCTGAGATTTAACCTGTTTAAGTATATTTTCCTGGAATTGATCTTCTGCAACAGTTTTTGCTCCAGACTTTAAAGGATTTACAACTCCATATTGTTCCATCTCCGCCATTTTTGTATTAAATGTTTTTAAGAACTCTTTTTCATTTACAAATATATCATTTTGTAATCTCATCAAGTTTCTTAATTCTTTATTTAATTTAGGGTTATTTATATCGTCTGCTCTAAATACATGTATTTTGTCATCATCAAGGTCCCCAGATGCTGATGCTAACTGGTTTTCGCCCATAGATATAACTGTACCATTTTGCTTTATAGATGGATCAACAAAGAATGTTACAGCCTGTGCACTTAATGAACTTGATGCAGGTGTACGTATTACTAAGCCTAAACTATTTTTTATTTCATACGGAGATTTAGATTTTCTGTTTAGTTTAAATCCCAATGCTCTAGCAGTCTCTTCATTTAAGAATACGGCATTACGTCCAGCTTTCTCCTCTTTTGCCCTTATAATTTCTGCAGCGCCTGTTAAAGAAATTGCAGTTGCAGTAACACCATTTCTGGCAGTTCTTCTTGTAGCAGCTTTTGCTACTGTAGTATTAGTAGACTTTAATTTTGCCTTAAGTTCTTCAAGATCCTTTAGATATGATTCTTTTGCTATATCTATATACCTTTGATTTTCGCCATCTCTGATAGCTCTTTGATATTCCATCATTGACACTAGGGTATTACGTTTTAGCTTATCTGTATCAGCCATAACGTCTGATCCATTTATATCTTTTATACCGCTATTATCACTGTTCAGAAGATTTATAGATAAAGATTTTAATCCTATCTTTTTAGATGACATTCCATCTGGAACTACTAATTTAACAGATGCAACCCCATCATTGTTTACAAGATCTTTCAGATGTTTAGCAGCAAATTCTTCTCTATTTCTAGATTCGAATAAATCTCTTATAGCTTTAGGATCGTCTCCAAATATAGAATCTATACTCTGTCCTTCAACCATTGTTTGAAGTTTTCTAGACCTTAGCTCATATCTAGCATCTTCATTTGCCTCGCCAAGTAGCTCTAATGACTCCATAGATAGTCCAGCTGCTCTAAGTTGATCTGACGCCATCCAGTCCATAGTTGCTTTTACAGTATTAGAACCTGTAAGTTCCCTTGTGCCTTCTTGTAAGACACCAAATGAACTCATACCTAATGCAGTCCTATTATTTTTTCTTATAGTTCCATATAATGATGAAAAATCATCTTGTAGTGATTTAAACATATCATCTGGACTTATTCTGCCATTTGAATAGTCAATCATTCTTGATGATGATTCTTTGATATATTTAGCTATACCTTTTTCTATATTATTAGGATCTACATCTATATCAACGCCAGCAAGGTTTAATTTTACAGTAGAGTTAGCTTGTGAGCCAATTTTACTTATCATGTCTATCATTGTAGACATTGCTGTTTGAGACGACTTACCGTCTGACATCGCATTGTTTGCGAATATAGCACCTATAAGTTTAGATTGGTTAGCATCACTAACCTTACCAGAAACGTCTATTTCTTTTTTAATTCTGGCGAACTCTCTTCCTGCTGGACTTATTCTGCCTTCAGAATCTAATTCTGTAGAATCAACTATTCTATTTACTATATTCTTTAGAGTATCTTTATCATTACTAAATCTATATTTCCTAATAGCTCTATCTGCTTCAGATATCTGTGAACCTATTTTCGTGTCAGATCCTCTAACCATCCATTGTGCGCCAAAATTTATACTAGAATTTTTTTCAAGATATTCTCGTATTCTTCTGGCATTGCTATTATCAGATGCATCTACAAGGTTTAGAAGTCTATCGAAGAATTTTTTAGTTCCTTCTCCTGCATTCCCCAACTCTTCATCTGCAGCCATAAGTCCAGTTACTAAAGCATGAAAATTATTCTTGCCTATTTCGCTAAACTTATTTATAGAAAACTTCAGTCCATTTGAAGTATCTGCCGATACAAGTCCAAGTTCTGACATTGCATATCCGTACATGGCTTTTCTATAAGAATCTTTATCCAATACGATTGCATTAGATTTAAGATCTCCGAATAGTTTTACAATGTTGTCATCATTGTTTGATAGGGATGATGTACCGGCACCAATTAGTTTATATTTTCCTGCAGAGTTTACCACTTGTGATAATTCTACTGTTTCAAAATGTCTAGGTGCCCTTATTTCTTCGCCATTTGAAAAACCTAAAAGTTCTCCACCTTTGAATGTAACTGGTCCATCATTTGTACCGTTTATAAGTGACTGTATCTTTTCTGCTGCATCACTAGATACTACAAAATCTTTGTTTCCAAGTGATATAGTTGTTGCTTTTCTAACGGTATAATCTGACTCTTGTATTATTGATTGGCCGTCTCCTATAGCAGTACCAGTTACCCAGCTTCCTAAGCTATAGTTGTAATCATATCCAACAGCGTTAAATCCTATACTTTTAACACCATTAAATGATGATGCATCTACACCACTATTTGATAATTCCTTAACAGCTCTATTTAGCTCGCTATTATCGCCAGATACAGATATATTTCCTCGTGATGCATATGTAGCATCACGATCAGGAGATGACACTATACCAGTATATACAGATTTATTATTATCACCCATAAACACTTTTGCTTGGTCAGAGTGCCTTATATTATTGAATCCAGGATTAAGACCATTTCTCATCCTATCTATTTCTATATTTTCAACAATATTTTTATACTCTTCTGCATTAATTGATCTTATACCCTGTATCTCTCTTGTTATATCATTACGGTAAAATTGTTCACTTATATTAGTGAGTTTATTTTTTATAGGCATATCAGATAGTTTTACTAAATCTGTTTTGGGACCTATATATTCTATCCTGTCAGAGAATTTCTTAGATACTTCTTCAAGAGATTTATTTGTATTTAAGTGTTCAAATAGCATTGACTCTACAGGAGTAAATGCTTGTGATTTTACTTCTGGAGATGATGATGAAAATGGTCCACCTGTATTTGTATATACATTACCTTTTACTTTTGTACTATCGCCAAGAAGCTGGAATTGGTTATATGATTCAGCAGAATATATATTCCCGCCTTTAGATACAAATTTAGATCCATCTTTACTGTACTCTTCCATATGCAATGAGCCAGTAACACCATCTTTTGTTATACTTATCTTATTATCTTCAAAGCTTATCTTGCTGTTTTCAGTATTATTGCCTATATTTGAGGCTACTCTAAATGCCTCTATTTCAGGATAATTAAGTTCTTTTACAAGATATTCTTTTATTGCACTAGTCTTTTGTTCTGATGTTGCACTTATACTTAGATCAAGAGATTTACCTCTATTAAAGTTTGTTTCTGGTACACTAGAAAGGTTTAGTTTTTGTAGACTAGATGTAGGGATAAGAAGTCCAGTTTCTGCATCTAATACGCCAGTTATTGCATTAGGCATTGAAGAGCTAAGTAGTGCAGATAATACATTTTTATCTTTTATATGGGCAGGCAATGTTTGTTTTATCTGCTCAAGGTTTTTATTGTTTAACCATGACTCAAATATATTATCGAATAAATCATTGCCAATAACAGATGTTATATCTTGTCCATATATCATTGAGAAGTTTCTTTTTACGGCTTCTTTGTATGATTGCATTCCTTGTTGTGTAAGTTTATGCATTTCAGACAGAGCAACCTGCGCTTCTCTACTGCTTGTGTTACTACCAAATCTACCTATATTTAGAGATGCATACGCCTGGGCACTTAGATTCATATGCATTTCTTTTGCATTCCTAGCAAATTTATCTACGAACCTATTAGCTGCCCTTCTGGATAATCCTCTGTATCCAGAAAGGTCAGCCCTGTTAAATGATATATCGTCTGCTATTTCTTTTCTAGCTCTAGGTACCCTTTTAGATATTTGCAGTGAATTACCTACATAAGCTCCTATTCCCATACCTAACGCAGATGCTATTGGATGGTCTTCTGGGTCTTGTGACATAGCGCCTATTATTGCGCCACCTAGTAGTAATTTAGGTTGTTTAATTGGATCCATATTTATTGCCTATTATATACGGTCATATCAAAATCACCATGACCACTATTGCTTATATTTACATTTACTGCTCTTATACCATTACGATATAATTCATCTTTTATCATATTTGAAGTGTCAAATCTTTGCTGAGCCTTTGTTCTTCTTATAGATTTTAATTGAGTAGTTACTTGGTCTTCTGCTAATATTGCCGATTGTCTTTTTAGATCATCTTGATCATCCTGGTAATATCCAAATTCTACTGCATTCTCTCCACCAATATTTAATGTTCTAAGTTTTATATCTTTGACATTTAATCTTGGATCCCATCCTGCAAATTCTTCATCAGGCATACCTGTTGCATCTACTATTAGTTTCTCTGCTCTTTTTTCTTGTAGATATTCTCTAAATGATATACCTATATCGGCATCTCCACTTCTTTCATAAGCATTGTACACTTGACGATTGCTTTGTATAAGTTGCTGTTCTTCATCTTGAAGATATTCTGATATATCTCCTCCAGACTCTATAACATCCTTCCTGCTCCATAACATCTTATATATTTCTGATATATTATTGCCGTCAACAATAGATGCTATTCTTTCTCTATCGGAATCTTTTGCATTAACGAATGAAGTAAAGTATTGCTTCTCTTCGCTAGATAAGCCCATGTATGCAGAACTTACATCTGATTCAGAATCTAGTCCCGATGCTAATGCACCATATGTTGTTTTATATGCTTTAGCTTTGGCCTGATTTGCCATAAATAAATTACCTTTAGCATTTTCTCTATAAACCTTCATTTGTTTATAGTATTCTAATGCGTCAAAGTAATTATCTATGTTTCTTTTTTCTTGAGTATGCTCTGGAATATATGATTTATCGAAAGTTTTATAACTTTCCTCCATAAATGGTCTTATAAAATGCTTGAATGGCTCATTCCATAATGCTGTATCAGATGCAATAAGTTGGGTCTTTTCATAATCCTCTATTGCTGTTCTTTGGTGTAGTAGTTTACCAGCAGGTCTGAAGAATGTAAGTCTTTCTGTTGGAAGTTCTGCATTATGTGTTATTGTTTCCCATAATTTGCCAAGAAGTTCACCACCAACCGATACATTGTCATAATCTTCGTCCGTTTTATACTCTGCAAATGTTTTCTTTTGTGCACGTCTTTGTAATTGATCCCATGTAGTCTCATATACTACTCTTTCAGATTCTGTCATCTCTCCAGAGTTATATTTAGACTCCATTAGCTCTTTTGCGTTATAGAATTCACTTGAACCGTATGCAACATCTGACAATACTTTAAATTTATGTATATCAGGATAATCTTCTAGGTTTAAACCTTTTACTTCTGGGTTGTAATATTCATATCCTACACCTGGCATTCTATCATAACCAAGCTCTACATTTGCATAGTAGTTACCTTTTGAGAAGTCTGTGTAATATTCTCCTCTTGGTAGCCAAGATGGGGCGACACTGTTATGTAATGGATTTGCCCTATCATATAGTACATCAGATGACATTGGAGCTATACGGCGAAGTATATCTGCTGCACCGAATAATCCACCGAGGTTTTGCTCTACAAACTCTCTTGCTACATTTGTTGATTCACCTGATCTTGCTAATTGATCCTTTTGAGAAAAGTCTCCAACAGCAAATTCACTTAGAGCTCCTGATATAGCCCATCCTTTAAGACCTATATAGTCTGATGCAGAATTATATATATATTGTGCTGATTCTGCATATGGAGAATATGTTAAATTCTTCCTTTTTGTTATCATGTCATCGTTTATTAATGACTGTTCTACATTTGAGTAATTTACAGGAACTTCAAAACTGGGCTTTCTTGTTATATCCCCGAAGTTATAAGCAAATGCATATGAATTTTCATCACTAGCGTAGTAATCCTGATCTATTGAATTAGGATTTTCCATCAACTGCGCTATATTTGGATTTATTCTATCCGGTTTTATTATTTGTCCTATTGTTCGTTCAAATATTTTACCGGCCCATCCGCCAACGGATACATCCATGCCCCATATTGGATAAGGCATATCATCCTGATGCATTTCTTCAAGTCTATACGGATTTTGTAGATAATCTATTGGATTTAGAAAAGGATTAAGCTCCTCTTTTGTATCTCCATCTCCATATAATATTTTGTCTTTATTCCCGGCCATCAGTCTTTGATACCAGTTTTTAGTGAAGTATTTTATACCTCCACCTTCTATATCTGTTGATCCTGAAAACCATAATGCATTTGATCTTTGTTCTACATCTTCACCGTACAGATATCTGTCTTTTATTGAATCAGATGATTCGCCAGCTAATGCTCCAGGTAAAAATGGTAATGCTAATGCAAGTCCAGCTAAAGCGCCTCTCATTGCCCATTTTTTGGTATTTCCTATTCTACCAAATGAAGACTCTATAGATGTATTACTTACAAGTTGTGAAACTCCAGAACTTATCACATCGCCCTGTGCATTAGCCATTCTTTGTCCAGCTTTATATCCCTCATCTGATAATACAGATGGAACTACACGCTTACTATACGCTACTGTACCTGCAAGCATAGCTCCTGCTAATGGGAATCCAGCTAATCTTAATAATGATGTTGATCCTGGTGCAACATATTCTTGTTGTGCAGTATACTCTTCAAATCTATCTGACACCATTTCGGCATATGCTATTTTTGCATTTACAGCTGTTGTAGATACACCCTCTATTATACCCTGATCATAGCCACTACCACTTGTTCCAATTACTTTGGCCATATTATCTAGTGTATAATATGCCGCACCAAGTATCCCAAGTTTAACGGCGCCATGCCTAACGTAACCAACTGCCAAGTCAGCTATTTTCATATCCACATTTGCATGCGGATTTATTTTCCCATATTTATTTATAAATCTAAATACGCCATTGTTTTCATTGAATAATGTGCCACCAAGTTCTTCAACGAATCCTAATGGTTCATTAACCATGTTAAAGCCCTGTGCTACACCTTGACCTATTACAGATTTTATCCAGCCTTTATTAATATTTGTGTCTTTTGTATCTGCTATAACAGTAAATGGTGCCTCTGTATCAAGTATATTTTTAGACAAATCAAATATTTCTTTTCTTGACTGTGTACTCATATCTTGATGACGTAAGATATGTCTTCTTAAAATTTTGTTATACATTGACCCTTCATCATGGCCACCTGTATGTCCTGTCCATTCGGATGTAACAAGTCTTGCATTGCTTATTATTTCTTCACCACTAGATGAAAATAATTTGCCATCTTTGTATAACATGCCTGTAGATATGTCAGCGGATGTTATACCTCTATTGCCATACTTATGTGCAAGCTCTTCAAAATATTTTTTCTGGTACTTTAATAATTCTGGTGTGAAGAAATGCTCGCCAGTTTTTGTTGCAAACGGCTGCATAATATGAGATGTTTGTAATGTCTTTAAAATAGAAAAAGGGGAGAGCTCCTCAAACGCCCTAGCAGTATTCATTGCTAAGTTCGTTAAGGTGACTCTCCCGCCGTATGCTCGTACAGCATCATCTGCTGTTCCGTTAATTGATTCAGATAGATAACTTAGAGTTATATAGTCTCTAAGCTTATTTTGTGCGCTTTGTCTTTTTAGTAGCTCTTTTACTGTAAATAATGCACCTGCTGATAATCCATACTTTGTTATAGAGCCTATAATTTCTTTTGTAGCCTGTATATCTTCATATGTATTTACATCGTCTGAAGTATACATATTATATGGGGATTTTACATCCCCTGGTTGTATACCCTCGTCAAATACTTTGCGACCAAATATATTTGCTGCTAAATTCTGTGCTGACATGATTACACCGGAGGAATATTGTTTTGTGGTTCTTCTATGACTATTTCTTTTACATGCTCTGGATATGTCGCATGACATATTGCATACAATTCAAATAACTTATTTACTGGAAGCTCTACAACTTCTAAGTACGGAGTGTTCATATATCTGGAAACTATTGCAGCCATTTGATCCAATAAAGACACAGATTCTCTATCTCTTTCAAATGCCTTTTGTGGGTCAGTAGAATACTCTAATGATTTAGATAGTATTACACTAGCGACAGTTGTTATAAATCCAGCAGGTGCCTCATCAAAATTTATATCTCCAACTATTCCAGGAATTGATATATAGCATTCTCTAAATATATCCTCGTATAGCTCTTCTCTTACATAACCCCTCTCGAGATCCATCATAAGTATTCTTTGTAGCTCTACGGAGTTAAGCATTCTTGCAATAACTATAAGATTTCTATAGATATATCCACCTAATTCTATATCAGTATCGTTAAATGGAATTATTAAACTTCCTGATTTGACACCTATTGCATTCATATTATATAACCTTTATTTGGCTTAAAGCTATAGACTCTGGCACAAATGAAGATTTGTACATTATCTGCTCTTTTAGTGATGATACTACACCTGCGCTTGATGTTGCCATAAACTTTTCGTCTGGTTTAGGATATAGTAAACATTTTTTAACTATAGCTTCTTCTCCGCGAAGTACTTCATTTAAGAATCCGCTTTTCATTAATTGTTTATATTCTTGTCTACGCAATGTGCGCCACAAGTATAAATCTGATCCATTAAGTATAGTTGATATATGTATTGTTCCATATTGAGATTTCCAATTCTCAATATCTGCCTCTGTTGGGGCATCCTCAAGCATAGCTAATGTTTTAACTATAAGAGACATCTCTGACTCTTCTTGGATCTCTTTATCTTTTTCCTCTTCCAGCTTCTGTGATATCTCTATTGCTTCTTCAACTGTAAGATCATCTTCCGGTAATGTACTTAGGCCTTTTACTTCGTCTACTGTTAATGACATATTATCCTCTTACTTCTTTAGCTATAAATCTGTAGCCATCTATTAGTTGTCCATCACTTCCTATATCTATACTAGTTTCGAACCCTATTATTCTTATTTCTTGTATATCAACATATTGTTTTACACCAGCCATAGTTGGGTCTCCGTTATTGTATGATATAGTTATATTAAATGTATCTAAGTCTGCCCAGTCTAATACAGATTTATTAGACACCTTACCAGATTCCATTGCAACTTCTTTTTCTTTGTATACTCTCAACTCTTCAGATGTAAGCTGCATTTGCTCATATGGGGTTAATTTTCTAAACTCAGAATTTTTATTTATATTTTCCAGAACTCTTGGCAAATAATCTTTAGTACATTTATTTATAGATATGAAACCAGTTACTATATTGTTTCCTCTTGATAGGAAACTATACCTAGAATTTCCTATTGTATATATAGGAACACTAGACAGTGACTCATTTATACCTATACCAGAAACTTTATCAAGCCATATATCTTCTATATATATCATACAGTCACTTGATGAATAGTATTTATTATACAGGCCGTTTACGAAGCTATGGCCTTTTGGCTGTCTCTTACCTTTAACTTCTATCTCGTCTACATCTGCATGATACAATGTACCTGTTTTAGAATTCTTATTTGAACTATTAGAAGTATTAGCTGCCCTAGCAGTTCCTTTTGGACTGGCTCCACTTCTTGTTTCACCAGTCCCCGAGTTTACGGTAGTCAATGATACACTTCCATCTCTATTTTCAGATGCATAAACTGTATCTACAGTTCCATCATCTCTATCAACTAATGCGGTTATTGTACTCATTCACTATCCTATTTCTTATTATTTTTACGCCAAACAGACGGCATTATTACTGTATTGCCAGTTCCCCATAATCCACGTTTTTCTCTTTTAGCTTCCAATGCGGCCTCATTGAGCTTGGCTCTTTTATCCTCTGATTCGCCTATTTGTTTGACACCACCGTCCATATAATGTGCAGTACCAGCAGATACTGCTGCTAGTACATAATTATAATTATACACTAGGGTACGGCCATAAACGTCTGTGCCAGCAATTTTAACTACACCATCTCTTACATCCTGATCCCATTTACCAGAATTGACATACTCCTTCATAAAATCGGATGCTTTATATCCATACTCTTGAGGCTTCAGGTCTTTATGTTCTGTTTCCGGAGTATCTATTCCTAAGAGACGTATAGTAAATTTACCGCTATAGTCACTTCCTGTAGATGTTTTTACGCCTCCTGTCCACACCAATGTATCACCATCATCAACTATAAATTTATCGCCCTTATCTAGTGCAGTAAGAGATGATGAATCTATATCTTGAGATTTTGGATATACATATTTTTTTGTGCCGCCATTTGTATATGGGTCATTTTTATATATTTTATATTCAGCCGGTAAAGATTCCCAATTATAATTAGGATCCTCTCCTAATCCTGCCAATTGGGATAATGTTGATATAACTTTCTGCTCATCTGCAGTAAGCTGTCCATCAAGATTTGCCTGATACTTATATTTCTCTAAAGCATCTTTAAACCATTCTTGATCTGGATTACTATTTGATTTATCTGATTTGTATTTTGTATTAGATGTATCTGAGAGTTCAGATGCCTTTGTTCCTGCACCACCTGTAGTTATATTGTACTTTGTAGAATTCAAACTTTCAAGAGTCTGTCTAGCATCACGAGCTACAAATGATATTGTGTTCTCAACAATAAGGTCTTGTATAGAATGTACTTGACCAGAATTTATAAGTGTTGCGCCATATATTATTTCTGATACTGAAAAATTTCCGTACTCAGAGCTTAATACTATTATTATATCGAATGGCAATATATCATCCATCATAAGATGATGATATGTTTTAGAATTTTCATATTTTAATTGGTATATAGAATCTATATCTTTATTTAGACCTATATCTTTTGATACTTCATTTAAGAATGCCCTAAGGTCATCATTTAGGAACATTGCTTTTATAATAGAGCCAGCTACATATCTCTTCCCAATAGCAAACCCATCAATATTAGTATTTCCTAGATTGTAGACAGGTACTTTATCCCTGTATGTCTGATATGAGAGAGATATCAAACTTCCCATATACAGTGCGCCGTATCCAGGAAAGTTAAAAATAATGTGGGTGGCATCGCCACCCACTGAATGATACTCTCCCTTTCGTATATTGTCGTATAACATATGTGGCTCTGAAAGGATTAGTAATTATTATTTGCTATTATAGCTGTCAATTGCCATCCAGTTAGAAACACGTTTAGCAATAAATGACATTTGTTTTTCTAGAACAAGGTCATCAACAGACACACCACCAGCTTCACTCATAAGCTCTACACCGTAGATTACCATCTTAGATGTATGACCATATTCATTTGTAGCAACAAGGCTAATATCAAATGCCAATACTTGGTCGGCAAGGTTAGCTTTTGTTTTTGTACGTAATGCGTTATTGATGTTTGTATTAGAGGTAAGACTGTTTGCAGTGAAGTTGTAGTCAGCAGCAACTGTACCGCCTGATCTAGTTGCAGCAGAAGCAGCAGTAGATGCATAACCGTCCTGATATTTACCACCATTAATTTGACTGTAAATACCACCACGTTGGTAGTTTGCAGACTCATGTTTGCTTAGATAAACAGTTGTATTATCTTGTTCATCCATCGCTTCAAGCAGAGAGTCACGGTCGAATACAGTGAAGACACAAGCTCCAGAAACATAACGTTTACCACGCGCAATTGCTTTGGCATCAGGAGAACCCATTGTAAATACAGGGGCTTTCTCTCTGTCTACACGGTAAGAAACCATTGACATCTCGCCGAATACTTTGCTACCGAATACAGGTGTGATATCTACACCACCAAAGCTGTGGTATTCCTTAAATTCTGACATAATTTTATCCTGATTGTTAAGGAGAGGATTACCCTCTCCTATTCTTTATTAAAGATCTAAAGCTAATTTAACTGCTACGTTAACTTCACGAAGCTCGAAGGCTGGAACGATTGTTAACGCTACGTTTAAAGTACCTTTTCCGTTGATAACAGTAGGTTGGTTAACAACGTGAGCATATTTAACTACTGCATCGGCAGCAACTGCTTGGTCGAGTACAGATTCGATAGCTGTATCAAGAGCAACTTTAGTTGCCTCTGTTAGACCCTTACCAATGTAAGGAATACATACGTTACGAATACCAGTAATAACAGAGTTGATGATGATTGATGTAGAAACATAATCATAGTCTGAATTTATGTTAGTAGCCAATTCACCAGACACTACACGAACAGTGTTATTCTTAGTTTGGAATGTTACATAACCAGCGCTAGACAGTTGGTTCAGTTTGGTTTTCTTCATCTCAAATGGCAGGCTCAATCTTGGCAGAGGAGCATTTGTAGTAGAGTTACCAGCTACAATTGTTGTTAACAGACCAGCATAGATAGCTGCAGCATTTGTGATTCTGGTTGATGTACCAGTAGATGAGCTAGCTGGAGTAATAACTAATTGTGGAACAACTGACAAGTATTTACCAATGTCAATATTGGCGCCATTACTATCTACTTGAACAACGCCGTCAACGAAGCCAGACGAAGTTTTGTAGTAACCTTGAGCTTGGTCAGCACGTTCTACCATATGGCGAACACCAAGCAGACCAGTACCGTTAGTGATGATATTGCCAGCGGCATCATAGGTAGGAGCAGATCCAACCCATTTGTTAACTGCAAATGTAGATGTAGTTTGAGGAACTGATGTACCAATTGTTACAAGTGTAAATTGTTCATTTTCAGAGATATTGTATGCGAATTCTGCCAGCAAGTGTGCAAAATCAGCCTCATGATAACGTCTGTAAACGATAGGTTGTCCGTTACCGTTAATATCTGCCTCAGAAGAGTTCAGTGTAGTACCACTGCCTTTACGATATACAACTTTAGATGTAGACCATTCAAATTTGTATTCGCCATCTTCTTCTGAAACATATACATACTCCAGTCTGTCTTTAGCAGTAGAACCAGATGCAATATTTGGTGCATCAACGATAGCGTAGTCTGTAACAACAGACATTGCATTTACTGTTTCAAGGTCTTTAAGACCAGCGTAAAGAATCTCGTAGTATTCTTTCCATGTACAGTTCAGGCTGTCTTTACCCTCTTTAAATGTACCAGGAACTGAAGATCCTGTTTTAGCGATAGTGTAGTCAACAGCAATTGCTTCTTGATCGCCTGGAGCAGTTTGCAGTACAAGCGCTTTGCTTAGATTATCGTCGCTGTCTTCAACTGTGGCTTCAGATGTTTTATCTACACCAGCAACTACAACACGGTCAACGGTAACATTGCTGCTAGGATGAGTACCTGCTAAAACAAATTTAGTTTTAGCGCCGTCGCCGCTGAATACAGCTGCACCAGCTTCATTACCAGTAGCGATATAGTCGTATGTTGCATTAATTTTTGCACGTGCATCTTGTGCAGAATTGAATTTTATTTTCCAGTAGTTATTTAAAGTGTCTTTGGTTAGAGTGTAATCTGTACCAGATGTTTTCTCTTCTTCATTAACTTTAACAACAACATTTGTAACGTTATCGGTTTTTGTTGTACCGATAAGTCTAAATTCTGTATTAACACCATTGCTAATGTGATTTGATTCGCCTTTTTTGGTTACTGGGATAATGTTTGACATCAGAACAGGTTCAGTAGGCGTACCGATTACAACACCTGTTGTTTCATCAAACCCTGTAACTGTTACTTGGTTAAGGTCAATTTCAGAACCAGGAACGTTAGAGTAAACAATATTTTTACCCTTGAATACGATCAAGCATGATTTACCATCGTTGCTAGGACGAGGGCCGCAATAAATACGGAAGCTGTCACCAGCTACAACAGATTCTTCTACTGTTGCAAGTTGAGAACCTTCACCCCATAGACCATTTAATGATGCTGGAGATCCACCAATACGATACAGAGATACTTCTGTTGCACCACCTAAGCGAGCTTCAGACATCTTTCTGATCAGAGGAGATTCTGGGCCAAATGTATTAGCAGCCTTGTTGGTATCACCAACATTATATATTCTTCCAGATGTACCTGTTTCAGCACGACCGATAATTAAGACACGATTGGCATCTGATGTAGCGTCTACTCTTAAATTACCGTCTAAAAGCTCCAGATTTACGCCTGGTAGATTTTCATATGTAGCCATAAATATTATGCTCCATTAATTTTTATTTATTCTTTTTTGTAGTTCTTCGAGCTCTTCGTTTAATAAAGAGTCAACTATTTGTAATGAAGTATCGATAGATACTATATTTCCACGTCGTGTATATCCAGGTTCCTCAGTTATTACTTTATAAACCAAGGGTATTCCGAATAATCTTTTTGAACCAAAGTCTGAGGATAATATTGTTGGACTTCTGCCCTCATAATATAGTCCGCCTACATGCATCCTTAATACGTGATAATTATCGGCAAAAAAGTTTTCTAATGATGTTGCTAATCTTCTAGCATCATCTGCTTTTTCTGACCAAACTGTAAATTTTAATATATTTTCATATATAAATTCTTTAAACTCATATGTATCTCCATCTGACATTTTCTTTTCAAATAATGTCCTTGGCTTATTCCATTTAGTAGAATTTGTTGATACTGCTGTAGCTTTTAATGTTGCCGGAGCTCTGCTCCATATTTCAAAAGTAACATTGTTATGAGTGTTAGTTACATCGCCGTAATCTGGATAAATCTCTGTAAATGAGAATTTATTTCTATCTTTTGGCCCAATACCCTTTTCAGGGTCTTCTAAAATCATCTCTTTATTGCTTAGTAAAGAATACAGGAATACTATGAATTTGTCAATCGTCAATTTCCTATAATTCTTTAAAACTTCGTCTGGGTTTGTAACAACAAAGCTATTATCAATAGACATTCTATGGAGACGATCTAGTGCGTAATCATTTTCATTGTTTACTTGTATTGTCATACTTCTGATAACCCTAAGACTGTAAAATCTTCCCTATCAAAATCGAAACCATATCTATATACAGATGTTATATAATATGTCTTTTTTGGTTTTATTGGAAGTATTACTTTTCCACTATCATCTACTTCTGGGCGGTATATTATGTCTCTATCAGAAAAATCTAAAGAGTAAGATGTTGCCAATAGCCATTCAGAGTTGTTGAGTCTGCCTGCCTTACCGCCGTAAGATTTATAAGAGTTTTCTCCAGGCATTAGTGTATTTCTAGGCATCCACATATGGCCCTTAAGCAATACATCATCCCAGAGGTATCCTATCCCATCACAATGAGGACAGTCAGATCTGCCCTCATTTGATATATTATTCCAGCATGAACATTTCTCTTTTGAGCCATCTTTGATTCTTACTTTTCTATATATGTAAGTCTCACCCTTTTTTACGAACTCTCCTCCAGAAAACAGCATCTGGAATTCATGTCTTAGATCAATTTCTTGTATAAAGGGGCTCTGATTCGTTGCCATATCCGTATCCAGTCTTATATAGTTTTCCGTCAGACTCTAATATCTTATTTGCCCCTATAGGCATTTTGCTAAGGAATTTAGGACTATGCCATAATCTATTACTAGATTTATTTCCACAGTTATTTTCACCTTTTACAAATCCCATAGCCTTAACTCTGGACATATCGTCTATTAATGCTAATATAGACTCGGCACATTCCTTAGCCTCATCGGCTATCTTAGAATTATTATTACCAGAATTAGATGATTTAGTTCTTTCTACAGTAAAATCGCCAAGAATCTTTTTAACTGATTCATTCTTAGATGATGTTCCATATAAAAGATTTGCAACATCAGAAACTATAGCACATATAACATAGTCTCTACATATCGCATATATCTCTTCGTATGTCAATTTGAGATTTTTTCTTTTTATGTAATTACTTATCCATACAGACTTTCTGAATATCATTTCATTTAGGCGAACTATAAAATCCTCCGAAAATGATATCTCAGTTGGAAAAGATATTTCTATATCTCTTATTGATGCATAAAATGGATTAAGATCGAAATCAAAAACAACATTCGTAAGTGCAGTTTTTGTCTCGTCTTTAAATCCTATTGATATAGAGTTTATAAGCATTCTGTTATTCATCTTTACTTCTCGTATATTATTTTGATAGTAAATATCCCCGGTTTTATCATTATAGAATTATAATTTACACTTAATTCTACACTATCATTATATTTAGCATTAAGCCCACTCTTAAACGGAATATAAGCAATTGATCTTGGGAGATTATATACATTGTATAGTTGGTCTTCTATTCCTGCTATAATAGAGTTTTTAAATTCCTCAAGTTCACTATTGGTATATGAATCTTTTAACTTGATTCCGGAATAGTATATAACAGTATCAGAATGTGGATCTGATCTAAGCTTAAATTTTGACCCCTCAATATGCTTTATAGATTCTATATAATAATTTGAGTTATTTCTATTTGAGAGATATATAGATTTATTTGTTGTACTATTCCTGGTATACCCTCTTTTTGGCATAACCTGAACTAAATCTCTTGCAACATCAAACTTTCTTGTGGAGAACATTCCAAATACATTCTCATTTCCACCATCCGTTCTTAATCCAGCAATAAGACAGTGTTTTGCGTCCCATTTATATGACCCCCATGAACGTGCACTACCTATACTATAAATATTTCTACCGCTAGATGTTCCCAATAAGTATTTTTCTAATATAGCTCCAATACGTATTTTTAAATCATCCTCATAATATGTATTTACAGGGTCATATGTGTATCCCGGAATTTTTACAAAAAATGATTCTCTGCCAGCTTCTTGTATTTTTTTATTTTCTAACTCTAATAATTTCTCAGATGGGATGTCTCCAGGGTAATCATTATACAGTCTTATATACTCCTCAACATAATCATGCCTAAATGTTTTTGGTAATAATTCTTTTATATTCTCTGTATACGCATTAATATAATTCTGAGTATAGTATACTGTTCTAGTATATAATTTGCCGCACGTATATTGAGAATTTTCATTTGCGGCTATAATTGAACCAACTACTATATCATTATAATAATTAAGACTTATAGATATATTTTCTAGGTGTACCTCACTACTGGGTATATCTAGCTGGTCACATACAAATTTAAGATGTTTATCTTTTGTCCAGCTATTTAGATCCATATCAGAAAATATACTGTATTCCTGGTCATATGTCCTTCCTCTTGAAGGACTATACATAAAAATTGTGTTTAAAATTGATCTCAGCACAGATACAGTATGTTCCTCGCCAGCATATGAATATCTAACATTAATTGATCCATATTCCCCATCTTTATCTTCTTTTATGTCTAATATTTCTATGTATGACTCTGGAACTGCCTTCATGTATGCAATCTGTCGTTTTAGATCAATATTAGTATTTGTATCCCTGCTTAAATATGTTTCCATTTCTATCCGCCTGAAAAATAATAATACTCTTCTATAGAATTTTTATCTTCTGGAAGTTCTCGAACTTCCCTTTTAATAGGATATTCATTATTTACTGTATGTTTTAATTCTTGTCTATTCACATATCTTATGTCAGCACTTATTGCAGGAGTTCCTGTAAAATCAGGCTTCATACGTTTGTAAACCTGAATATAATTTGGATAAAATGATTGACATGATATAGATTCATATATATCATAATATATTTTGTCAAAATTTGATTTTATAGTTTTATCCCAATTTATAGTTGTCTTATCATAAGGCAGGCCGTATCTATTAAACATCTCTCTTTCTATAAGTTCTTTTTCTTCTCTTATTTCTTCGTTAGAGTGGGATGTTCCTGCTGTCATTTTTGCAAAATATACAGCATTTCTTCCCAGCCTATATATCCTTCCATAATTTGAGTGTGAATAGTATGTTTTATTCTCCTCATCTAAAACCTTGTCATTATCATAGTCATATTCTCGCTGTAGTATTTTTGCAGTTCCACGTATTTTATATGCATCACTCCCAGATTCGCTATAGGAATTGTTATCTACTTCTTTTTTCTCAAATTTAAATACTTGACCATATTTAAGATTAAACAACCCAATACTGTCTACGCCATAAAGTTGTATATCGCGTGACTTATATTTTTTCTCAATCTTAAAATATCTATCTAACTCTTTTCTTTTATCGTCTGTAAGTTCTGGGATTTTAAAGTCACTAGGGGGTGTTCTTCTTTCGTTGGGATCAGGATTAAGATATCTTAATTCACTTTCATATTCAAGACCTAAGCTATTTAATAAATCTTCTATTGGATATATCAAATATCCTTCCTTAGTTGAATAAAATATAGTATATCTTTTATTATCATCGCCATAAAACTCTTTATAATAACCGGATCCTCGTATAACTCCGTGAATATATTTTACCGTGTCTGATAATTCATTTTTAAATATTACCCATTGTGCATGGAGATCAAGACTGAATTGCTGCATCTTGTAATAACCATTGCGATCTGTTATATCTTTGTTTTTATTTTCAACCCATACTTTAGATGTCAAAATGCCAAAATGTTTGGCATCTGTTATTTCATACTTATCGTTACCAGAATCCTGTATATCATTTGTATGATACCAATCAACTAAATATCCCACAAGTTCTTCGTCTGTATTACCAAATTTATAATTTGTGGATTCGAAATCTGTTATATTACCTTTTGGGAAAAATAGTGGATTATTTGCTTTTCTGTACCCACTTGCTACATGTGTACTCGTATCCAATAAAAGATCTCTATCATTTCTTACTTCTATAATCACTCTATTTGAGAAATCATCCGGAGTACCAAGCTTTCTCTCGAAACCTTTATCGTTAATTGTGTATAGTGGCGGAACATACCATGATTTAACAGTAAACTTATCCTTTACAGTTTTAGCATTGTCTCCATTGGTTTTGAATGTTACAGATGTATAACCTTCGTGCTTTTTACTGTAGTCAATTGATTCAACTACTATTTCATCGCTAGGGATATTAACTCTATCGGCCACTGTTTGCTTTAGTTTAGTTTTAATAGCCTTGTCATTAAATGCTGTACTAAAGTCGCCGTTTTCGCCATCTATATAATTTAATACTGCATCGTTATTTTTTTCTGATTCGACATTACCTATTTCTGTTAGTGACACCCTATTATAATAGGCGACCACTCTATTTGTGTGGCCGCCTTTAGTAATCTCAACATCAACAGCGGTATTTCTGTCTTTTTCAGAAACTTCCCTAATAGTAGATTCATCTATTCTTATATCTCCCTTTTGGAGTCCTGTTGCATCAACTATAAGTTCTAACAGGTTTTCAATTCCTGTTATATTCTTATCAATTAAAATATCGCCATTTGGTGCTTTAATCATTTTTGTATCACTCTATGTTGCTATAAAATTTTCAATTACTTCTTCATCAAGTTTAGATTTTTTAGCTTTTTCTATAATTTCAAAAATTTTCATTTCACTTACATATGTCGAAGGAATACGTCTAAATCCATTAGCTATAAATTCAGATTGCTGAGTTGTATCTTCATACATCTTATTAACATTATGCCTAATAGTAATATTAGGAATATAGCAAGATACTTTACCAGATTTAATCTTGATAACTCTATTAAGACAGCATTCTCCATTATTTCTGATTTTAATATTCCATAATTGAGAGTCTGATGGAATAATAGAGGAATTACCTTTATGTATTGATTCGTCTCTTACATCTATTCGTTTATATAATAGATTTGAGAATACATTATGGTCGTATACATTTTCAGATACAAATATATTGCCGGCCCTTATAACTCTTGTATCTACTTTTTCTGTATTGTGTCTATATATAGATAAAGAGATATATGGTAGTAAATCTGATATATCTACAGATGCTCTTGATAATATGTTTGATATATTTATAACATATTTTGAATCTTCTACTGCTATAGGTGCAAATTGGGAGTCCATAGTAAAACAGTAGTTTATAAATAATGGCGGCATATTTAAGAATACGCGTATCTTATCTTTTGCAATATTAAGCTTTAAGATTTCTGGATCTATTATTATTTTACCGCCTGATGCATCTACTGTATATCCCTCGCTTATATTTAATAGGAATGAGTCATCATTTCTATATTCAGAAGTAAACCTATATTGAGCATCTTTTACATGTGTTGATATATAACTTCCTATATACTTAAATTCAGATTTTTTAGTTTTCTGATAACTATAGTAGTCATAATATTTAAATCTATAAACTCTACCATTTACATTATCATTTTTATATCTAGATTTAAGTTTTATTGTACGTTTAACATGTCCAAATTTAACTTTAAATATACTTCTAAATGTAAGCGTATGTTCTCTTTTACTCGCAACACTAAAATGATATCCAGATTTATATCTTATCCTTTTTTCAGATAATGAATACGATATATATTCTGACAGGAATGATTTTGTTCTGAATACATGTTTTTTATTTATATAATATATATCTACAAACTTATATGTCGTATCGCCAAATTTAACCCTGTATTGTGTTTTAAATGTTTTCTCTTTAATAGTGTTTGTTTTATTATTATATAAACTTTTAAAAGTTCTAACTCTGTAATTATCAAATACAACCTTTAGGTTTAATGAGAGTGAAGGATATCTTAATGAACTTTTTGGGTTATCATCAAGCTTCAAATACATCTGTTTTGCCTCCTATTGGCCTAAAGTTTATACTTACACCAAACATATCGGCAATTTGACTAAGACTTCCGTCATACCTAGACGATGATGGGGTAAACTCATTTATATATGACATAAATGAACTTTTGACTTTGCTTCCTATAAAGTCGTCTTCAAGATATGGATTGTATTGTATACCTACTATAATAACCATATAGGCGCCTTTTGAGAATTTATCTTTTACGATTGATGATCCGCAAAATGTATTAGATGTATCTGAAAATGCTGATCCGACAACTACTGGATTTGACACTCCATATGTTGACATTCCTGTTATACTATTTATAAATAGATTGTGTAAATTTTTATTATTATTCAGTAATCCAGGTAAAGATCTACTATCTACACCCTCGAACATCGGCGTTTTAGGATTAGAATTTTTTTCGTCTGAAACTCCCGAAAATGGATCTATATAGTTCCATACATTAACACTTATCATTGCTGAAGCTTTAGATATATTAGATATTTTAATATCCTTTACATTTTTATCTTCATAATTATTTATCCCTTGATTCCAAACTTTAATAGTTTTATCTGGAACAAATATATCTATATAGTAGCTGCCTCCATCCTCATATATTTTATTGATGTATACGAAAAACTCGGTTGGACTTTTTATTTTTGGCAACTTATCATATTTTAATCCTGATAAAGCCAAATTGGCATTTCTCTCAATGCTTGGAATCAATGTGAGTTCAGAATACTTATTTCCTTCGCAATGAACAGTTGATGCAACAGCAAATGATTTTTGACCTACTGTGTATCTTATAGCGTTTATAATGTTGCTATCATTATTGTATGAATGTGCACCGCCAACTGAAACACCAGTAATTTTCTTCTTATACCCTAAAAATGTTACACCATTAAAAATTTTCTGCTTGTTTAGGTCTTCAGAAAAATCCTGATCCAACTCTATAGTATTATAGGCATTTACATCTATCTGTATTCCATTTGGGGCATTTTCACCATAGTTCAAATTTCTAGATATCATTATTGGTATCATCACTGTTCTATTAGATGTTCCGCCATCAAGAACTTTTCTGCTTTTTTCTTCTGCTTTTACAAAATTCTTATTGCCGATAAAAGTATATCCACTATTAACTATATAATTATTTATCAATAAAGATAATACTGTTGATGTCACACCAATGTTAATCTCTGAATTATAGTACTCTAATTCACTAGGGTTAGACGCCTTTATAAGTGGCGACATAAATTTATGTCTAAATAATCTGTTTGTTAATTCATTTGAAAAATAAGATTGTCCAGATATATTTATATCTACCCCATCTGATATAGACTGTTCAGTATCATAACTTTTATAAATTCTATCAAATTTAAATTTTTTGAATCCACATTCATCTGGGTATCTAGGTGTAGGAACGTTATCAAATAATCCGGATGCCATAGCCAATATAGATTTATTTAATGCATCCCTTCCGGAAGGTGATTCCCACGGTGTCAATCCGTTTACAGGGGCCCAAGAGTTATCAACCCTGTCTTCAAACTGATCTAGAAGACTAGATGGCAGGTAGATATCAAAATAATCCATTACTGATTCTCTAGTACTGCCTGAACTTCCATATTCTATCTCTGCCATCTCTTATCCTTTATATTAGTCTGAACCTACAATATTAAGCTCAAATGCTTCTCTAATTTCCCCTGCTCCAGATACATTCTCTGCTGTTCGCTTAATCCATATTGCGTATCTGTCACCTGCATCAAGTGTATCAAGTCTTAATGGATTTTCTTTTGTATATTTTTCAAATGTTATACCATCTGGAGGTGTTGTTTCTGATGCTGCTATATTAGCATCTGTATTTTTTGCATCTACTTTGGCTAACGTAAATTTAGCATATGTTACACCACCAACGTATATTTTTGTGCCCAAAAATGGGCCCTTATTTGGTCCAGTTGGATTATTGTAAATATATAAACATCTATAATCAGATGTATTAGATGCATTATCAGCCTGACTTATATCATCCCATACGTCATTTAATTTGAATGAGTTCTCTGTTATTATATGAGATATTGTACCAGATTCGGCCATTTTCCCGCCAATAGAGTCTCTAATATTTGAAACTGATTTATTGGTAGCACTACCAGTAGAAAGTCTTAATTCAATATTTGCCATTTATTCTCTCTTAGTTCCATCATATGTGGTTATAGAAATATATACGCCGCCATTGCTCTCAATAAATTTAATTAATGACTCATTAGGATAGTATCGTATTTTTCCATAATCCTCTGTTTTTATACCTTTATATTCTAAGAATGTATGTGAGAATTCAGGGAATTCTCTTCCTATTGTTTTTAAATCATTACCATTAGTATGATGATACCATAGTCCATATTTTAATATATTAGCATATTGTGGAGCTATATATCTTTCTACCTCATCTGACGTAGAATCTCTAAACAAAAGAGTTTCTTTATCGTTATGATATATTTCTATTGAATATTGAAATCCACCACTAGATTTGAAATTTCTTTGTACATCAAAGTCTATATAGTCCATTTCATATATAAACATAGAGAAATGAGGATGAGAAACTCTGTCTATTACATCATATGCAAGTACATTATATGATGGTGGATATATTATAACTTTAAATGTAGATAATGGTACAGGATTATTTTGTTTGATAAGCTTTGTTAGCTTTGTAAGATTTACTTTGACTTTTGAGTTGCATACATACGCGCCAGGTTTGTATACATTCTTTGACATTACACGCTTTAGATCTAATCCATCATATATCCTTACCCATGATTGACATTGCTCACTCATAGATTTCCATCTTATTTGTGCGCCTGCCTCAAGATATTGTGGATGCCTTATATTTAAATCTTTTTCGTAAAACTCTTTAGGGCGACTTGATTCGTCTACCAACCTTGTTGTTCCGAAATAAAATTCTACTGGAGAATCTTCTGTAGCTTTAGGTTTTGGAATTCCTGTTAGCATAGGTGCTGTTTTATCCATATTTGAATTAAAATTATCAGAACCTTTTTCTATAAACTGTATATCATATGCCAAATTGCACCTATAAATATTTCTTGGTGTATTAGGCATAAGATGGAATTCCCCAATATGTATGTCTATATAGTCATTGTCATATTGGTCTTTCTTTATCTGATCTTTAAATGAATATGACACTTCGCCATCAGATTGTATATTCGCATGTATAGTTATGGCACAACCATTTATAGTAGAAGAATTATATGAATATCCATTAGATGATCTTAGTGCATTCATTTTTTCAATGTATGCAGGCTCAGTTTTCCATCTGTCTATAATAGATGCGAATGACCCATCAAATGCTTCTCTGTCATTTATTATCTCATGCATACCATATGTAGATCCCAAAGCTTCAAAGTATTTAAAAGTATGGAATGGCTCTCTATATAAGAATGTTGTTCTTTCCACAGTCTCATATTTAGTTTTACCATTGTCCTTTTGGACTTTTTCTCTTATAAGCTCTTTTTTGATTGCTCTTGGTGGACCTTCAAATCCATCAAATGTAGAATGTACAGATGGGATAGCAAATGTTCCAATAGTATTATATATAAATGTTGGCCCAGTTTTAAATTCTGGATCTCTTACAAGATAATTCTCTCCTGCAAGCTTTTTATAGTCTACTAACTCTGTCATTCTTTCCACCTACGTATTACATTTGGTGCACTAGGGTCTACGTTTTGTATTAGTTCTATTTGTAATACTTTTCCACCCCTAATTATAGAGAATTCTAATATATACTTCGGCAATTCATATAATCCCATCATTGATAAATGGTAATTATCAAATGCCTCCATAAATTCTACATCAAATGAATTTATATCTGTAGTGTTTTTATCTATTTCTTTATCAAATACGATCATAGCTTTTGATGGCTGTCTTACTTCAAGTCTGTATGATACAGAACTTGTAGTTACACCATCAGTCGTTTTAGCTGTATTTGATCCACTTAAGCCATTGTAAAACTCTTTCAGATCTGATTCGCCTATCCTACCAGATGTAGATTTAGGAGTTTTATCTTCTAATGGGCTTGCTGTGCCAGTTCCAAATTCTAATTTAAAATCTTTATCAAGTATTTGTGATGCCGTAACAGTTATTGATATTTCATCGCCTATATGAGGGATAAATCCATCTTTAAATGAAATATCTACTCCTCTAATATTAATGTTACTAGGAACTGTTATTAGCTTAGAGTTTTCTACAAGCTGCCCTTCAATAGATACACTAGCTACAAATATTTTATTATTTTCGTTGAGAAACCCTGACGAAACTTTTATTAAAACATTTTTATCGTTAAGGGTGCTTGATATAAGATCAGTATCATTGCCATTTATTTGATGAACATTTGATATACTCATTAAACCGGAATCAATGTAAAGGGCGTATTTGGAATTGTCCTGAAACATCTCTTTAGGAATAATTGTTATTACACCATCTTTATACTCTACATCTACTTCCTCTTTTCTAAATTCATCTATTCTGAACATATCGCTATACGATTTAGAATAATGATTTATTCCCTCTTTATTATGAATTCTTTTAAGAGATATATGTTCATTAAGCGCATATGGAAAGTAACTGCCAGATAATTTAAGTTTTATAGCGCCCTTTAATGGCATAAATTTTAATTCATCTTCTGAATTTAATACTTTTAATATATTATCTGACATAATTATGTTACTCTTCTGATACTACTTCTTCTTGTTCTTCTTGAATCTGCTCTTCTTGTTTAGTATTAAGAGCGGCTAATTGCTCTTCAATTAACGCTACAACTGTTTTACGATTTTTAGACTCAACTTCTGCATTTAGTGCATACTCTAAATCTTCTTTGGTTTGATATGGAGAATTTTTAAGTGCTACAAGAGCTTGTGCTCCATTGGCATTAACAACTTTATCTGCAACAAATGTTTCCATATCTGATTTCAATTGTTTTCTTTCCAGAATTTCGGCAGTTGTTGTAACATTACCATTTTCATCAACAATCTCTGCATCAACAACTTCTACAGATGCCTCATTTTGAAGATGAAACACTTTATCTGTGTCGCCTTTTAAAACTTGTTCTCTCAACTCAAGAGCAATGTTCATAATATCATCCGCATTGGCAGTTGATTCCAATGTTCCGGAACGAATGTAATGTGAGATAATTTCAAGATCTGCAATATTTAATTTGTCAGAATCAAGAACTTTTTCTTGTCCTCTTATCATAGAGAACTTTTCACCAAATAAGAATGATGAGCCAACTAATTTAATTTTTATTTGCATATATTTTTAATCCAATAAAAAAGGGAGGTAGGGAGTAGACCCTACCTCCCAATTAGCCAATAAACACTTATGGGTTTATATTAGTCTTTACGTTGAATACGTGGGATATTATTAACAATTGCTTGTGGAGGCAGAACAATTTCATTAGGCTCGATGCTTACATTACGAGCAACAGAAATAGCTTGTCCTTCGTTAAAGATTGCAATACCATAGCGTTCACGGATTTTAACTTTTTTGATGTCTCGTGCTGGGTCATCCCATTCATCCATAGTAGGATTCTCGATAACACACAGAGCACCAAGTTCTTTAGTATCAATCATGATGATATCAGTAGTTTTGGCTACTGGATCAAAACGTACATGTGGAGATGCGATAATGCGCAGACCAGCAGTACCAGGGAAGTATGATGGGAAGTTGAATGTACTTTCTTGTGTACCAACGCGTTCATTTGCGGTAGGATTGAAAGCAGTATCACCAGACATACGGTTAGCATTGCGCCAAACTTCAGGAATAAATTTACCTTGACCTACGTTAGCATTAGGCATTGTGTTGAACCAATCATTCAGACCGCCACCTTGCAGAGCATATTCACGCAGAACTGGATCTTTAGCAAATGTTGCCCAAGCCAATGGGTGACACAGAATTACGTCAGGAGTAAATCCGCGTTCCAGAGTTGATGCATACATATCATACATATCGTCAGCTGTAAATGAACCGTTACCAGCACCAGACAGGTCACGACCAGTTGTACGACCTAACAGAGATTGGTTAGGGTGCAAGTTGTCGAATACAACAACACCTGCGTTATTAATTACATTGAAGATGTTTTCTTCACGTGCACGAGCCATAGCTTTACCAAGTTCGCGCAGAGTATAGCCAACAACATCCCATTGGTTGTTATTCAGCATTTCTTCAGTGATGCGGACAGCCAAACCGTATTTACCGATAATGGCACTTACTTGTCCACCACCGTTAGTGGTGCTGAATTCTGGATATTCTTGGCCTTCCGCCATAGAGATATCACCAACATCAATTGCGCCTAGTGTACGGAATTTAACTTCAGTAACATATGGACCATTGAATTCGATACGTTGCAGCAATGATTGACCAATAAGATTTGGCTCGATACCTTCAAGAACAACTTCTTCAATAACACGCTTCATAATTGTAGCGATGTTAGGAGTTGCCAATGTATCTTTAATTGACATCACTTCACCAGTGATATCACGACCGTTGTTTTTAAACAGAGAGTGTAAGGTCTGTAGTTCGTCTCTGATATTCAGTTTTTCTTCTGTTGTAGACATATTATGTATTTTCCTAATTTATTTTACTATATTATCTATTTATAAGGTTAACACGAACTAAGCCATAGCCACCAGAATATGATAATTTGTGACCAACACCATCAGTCGCACTACCAGGCATCTTATTCAATTCACCGCCACCATTTGATGATGTGCGAACATATTTCAACATGCTATTTGCACGAGGTTTAACAACTTGCAATACTTGACCAATAACTTTGTCGCCTGTCTTATCTGTAGTAACGATCAAGTTAGAATTTTTATCAAATGTTACAAAATCACCAGGTTTAATTGTGGTGAAATCAGCAACTGTACCAGTCCCAGCATTAGGACCTTTAGCAGCAATAAATGCAGCAATGCCAGCCATAGGAGCTTTAGCATAAACTTCATCGCTCTCAACAATAGGCAATTCAATTACATAGTCAGTAGTGAATGTTACACGGTTTTGATAATTTAAGTTTTGGAAGTTCAGATCCAGTGGGTTAATACCATCGCCGCCTGGGTTACGCAGGTAGTCAAAGAATGCAACGCCTACTGGGGCAGAAACTGTAATACCGGCAGCTTTCATTTTGTCAGCAACTTTTTCGCCAGCTACTACAGGATTACCATCAGGACCAACAACGCCTTCTTGTACATCTACTACAGTGTAGGCAGCATCAGAATCTAGGATACCAGCTGGAACCAAGTAACCATTGCTATCAAATGCAACAACTTTACCAGTTGATACAACTACATGGGTGTATACTTCTTCGCCCTTACCACGAACAAATGGCAAGTATGGGGCAGGCATAAACTGGCCTGCAGGGTGCATACCCTCAGAGAACATCACCGCTGGGGTCTGCCAGTCACCTTTATTATAGTGTTTTGTATTTTGTTTTTTATTAATAGAATATGGTGAAAACATATTTTAAAACTCCGCTATTAGTAGCTATTATGCAGCAATTTTTGCACTGCGTTTAAATTGTAAAGCTTTTGTTAGGCCTTTCTCTTTCAGAACTTTTCTGTACGCTTCTTCAAGTTCTTTTTTATCTTTAAAGACTAGGCTTTCTGAGTCTTTAATTTCATTCTGAGGTTCGCCTTCTTTACCAGTATCTGTCTGCCCTTCACCATCAACGGAGTCTGTGATTGTGATTCCATCTTTAGGAAGAGTATTTTTATCTTGAGAGTCTTTTACTTCAGTACCCTCTTCATTTTTGACATCTTTATCTTCTTTATCCTCTTTTACTTCTTTTGACTGAGAATCTTTGATGTCTTGTAATTTGTCCATAAGAGAATCAATTGATCTTTCTTTCAATCTCTCTATTTTATCAGAGTCTTCAATTTTATCAAGAGCTGAAATTTGAGAAACTAATGAATCACGAAGTTGTGATTCTAATTCAGCAACTTTATTTGAAAGTATTTGATTTTCTTTTGCTAATGCTTTAGTTCTTGCACTTTGATATGAACTAGCTTTAATTCCTAATGAATCCTGAATTTTAGCTACAACTAAATCAGCTAATGCACCAGTGTCTAGACTGTCTTTAACTACATTTTCTGGATCTTTAGTTGCTTTGGCGCCCTCAATTACAGATGCGTAATCTGATACACCAAGCTCAGCTAGTTTTTCATCTACAAGTTGCAAGATACTCTGTTTATCTTCTGAATCTTCAATTTTTGTAACGAAGAAATCTTTAACCAATGATGCGCTTAATGCATCAGAAATAGGAAATGATTGTTCCTCGATAAATACATAATTTGATTTATCTTTGATGTCTGTAGGACATACAAAGTCTTTAATACCTAATTCCTTAGCGTGGTCTACAAGGATTGTATTTGACTTATCAAGATCGTCCAGTTTTACCATTGTTGTATTGCCTTGTGTTGATGTTTCAAAATCTAATATTGATAAATACGATCTATGCTCTTCAGCATCTCGTATTAATGTTGATACTGCTTTTTTATCTGCAGGGACATCTACATATGAGACATGTTCAAAAACCATGTCTCCTCCAATATAGAAGCATGGTTCGCCATTATATTGTGCTCCCCTCATATGCCTGTGGCCGTTTTTAACATTTTCACCACAAACAGAACATATAGCAGATTTAGCATTACCGCCAACAGATACAGAAACATATTTGTTGTCTAATATCTTATTAATGGCGTCTGGATCTGTAATCTTTGCTATAAGCTCAACATGACCCAACCCTTTATAATCACTTTTTCTGTAATTAGGGCTTTTTATAAAATCTTTTATCTCTCTAATAGAGTTTTTATTTACAGGATTAAGTAATTTTTCTGGAGCATCACTATAGGAAATATAATTTGCCTCTATTACGCGGCCAAGTGTTTCAGAGTCATCTAAATGATCTCTTGTAACCCTTTTGGCGTATGGGCGAATAAAACTTTTAGCTCCATTACTCATCCCATATGGAGAGTAATACCAGTAGTTCCCATTTACTTTTCCGGAATGTGTTGCCTCCATTTTAACGGTAACACTTTTTAAACTTCCAGATTTAATAGAGTCTTGAATTTTTATTTCAAGATCTCTATCTATATCAACTATAATTGGGATTCCTGACTTTTCTGAAAAATGATTCAAACTAAGTCCCCTAATGTAATATACGTGTCAAATAGGATATTGTCAATATCCTTTATTGTATTTTCGCTATCTCTTAACTCTGATATTTCTAATGCTGCAAGAGAACTTATATCATCTATTATATTATCTGAAAATATGTTCGTTTTGTCAATGCTGCATTTTAAATAATTTGATATCGTTTGAGAGGTTATATTAATATCACTTTTAGATTTTGCGATACTATCTAGCAAATCTATTGGAGAACATAACTCTAACGAGTCAGAATACTGGTTTGTAGGAGAAACTTTTGATCTTGTTTCAGATTTACTTCCATCACTTTTTGTAGAATTTCCAGAACTATTAGTTTCTTTTGACGCAACTGATGCTGCATGTGCAGATATTCTAGTAGATTCAGCAGAGGCTTTATTTAAGTCAACCTCTGTTGGAGGAAGTATATATTCCTTCTCTTTACCTATATCCTTTATTTGCTCTTCAGATAATTCTCTATATCCGTTCTCTTTTCTAGCTTCATTAAATGTAAGTAGGCCGCTATTGAACATATTCAATATATGAGATTCTGATTTTATTTGAGAATCCTGGTCTACATTATTAAATTCAAATGAAACTAGATCTTCATCAGATATTTCATACTCTGCAGAGTACATGCCAGACTCTACTAGAAGAGGCTTAAAGAATCTATGTGTAATAAAGTCAGCAATTACGTGCTGCATATTTATTACTGCTTCTTTTAGTGTCTGAGATACGATTTGACCTGTAGCTTTACCAGATGAATCACCTATACCCATATCAAGATCTGAAACACCTAGACCAAGCATTACTCTATCTTTGAAATATTCTAGGTATGACTCAACACGAAGAGCTAAAGATTCTGCACCTATAGCTTTTATCTCAACTCTTTCGTTTGTAGTTACACCACCATAATCATCCAAATCAGACATAACACTAGTCATAGAAGCCACTTCATCTTCACCATTGCTTAATATAGTTGCCGGCTTTGACTCTGTACCAACTTTGACGTGGATAAGTGGGAACAGGGACTTATATATTAATGTTTCTACTGATTCTTCGATTCTTCTTAATGCCATTATATCATCTTTTACAGACTCTAATGGCGGTGTACCCATAGTAAACCCTGTACGTTTATTATAGGTTAGGTGAGCAATCTTCTCTGGCTTAAAGACTCTAAAATTATTAGAATCTATATATTGCCTGTATACAGATATTTCACCATTTGGTTTTATCTTCCGCTGCATTGATTCAGTTGGAAGATTGAACCATCCAGCTATAGGTTCAACTTCATTGCCATCTATAAATACAGTTTTTCCGTTTGACTTGTCTTTATCTCTTACAAGTACAACGTATGCATTATGAAACATGATAAGGTTATTTGTCAATTCCTCAACAAAAGACTTAAATGTAACGCCGGATACATATTCTATCTCTCTTAACCTTTGCTTAATATATTTTATATTAGCATCATTATTTGATTTGAAGAAATATCCATTTTTAAATATTAGGGCTCTTTTTCTTTCAAAAGCCCTAGCAACAATTGCTTCTGTATCTATTATTCTGGAATATTCAAACAGGTCATACTCATGACCTTTATAACCAGATTCGTCATTCCTATAATACCTTCTAGATCCAAAATATGAATATCCTGGTGTATCTAATCTTCTTTTAGGAATCTTATTGGCAGTTTTTACAGCATTGGAAAATATTTTTCTATCACCAATAGGTAGATAATTAGTCTCCATTATGATGTGAGCGTCTAATGCGTCCATTAAATATCTCCGCCAAGGTTTTTCAATATATTGTTCAACTCTTCATCACTAGCACAATCTAACATATTGATGCCGAGATTATTACCTGGGGACAATGTTGCAATGATATTACGAACAGATTCTCTTTCTTTTACTGGAGTTATATCTTCTGTACCGTTTGTAGTTATAGCAGTTGTTGTACCATCAGGATTTGTAACATTATTTGTAGGAAGACTAGGAGTCTTCTTATTTATAAGTTTATTAATATAATCGTCATTTACAAAGATTATATCTGCTTCTGTTTTTGGGTTTTTTACTGTGCCGTCGTATTTGTTTATTAATGATACGATATTCCTAATATGATCTGGAAGATCCCATCCATTATCATCACGTATAGGCACTATCATTTTATCATCTGGTGGAGTAGTAAATTTATCTTCAGGAGTTATTGTTATTGTCCATCCACCATTAGGAAGTCCAGGTATATTATCAGTTGGAATACCGTGGTCAACTATCTCTTTTATTATATTAGGTATTTTTACAGAATTTGTAAAGTCCTCAAGATTGCATGAATAAAATGATAAATTATTTGGATTAGAATCCCTATTCTTATTGTCTTTATCAACTATAAATGCAGTCGGATTACCTTTGTCATCTGTTATTATTTCAACATCACTTTCAATAGTCTCTGCTATTATAGATCCTATATTTTCAACAGATAGGTTTCCAGCTATATCACTTACATCATTATCATTTAGTGCGTTACTTCCATCAACTGGAGTATTACACAGTTTTTCATATGCACTCTTTCCTGCTTTAAATCTTATTATATATCTTAATAGATTTGCCAGTGCCATTAATTCTGAAATATTTGATAAGTAATTTGATATAGATATTCCAGATCTAGATGGCTCACATGAATAATGATTTAATAATGCTGCTAATTCAGCTATGCTATTATTTAAAGACTCTACACTCTTATTTATTGTATTTTTAAGTGGAGCAAATGTTTCTTCTGCGTAAGATTGAATAGATGATGTTGCAGAATTTGAAAGATTATTTACTCTTGATGAATAAGCATCTCTTAGGCTTGCAGTTTGTTTTTTAAGATTTGTATCGTATGTTCCATTTAGGAATTCTTCACTAACGCCAAGTTTTTTAAGATCTTCTGATGAAGATTGTCTTATATTTTCTGGTGTTGGCAATTGGCCGATTATGGAATCAATTGCATCTAATATACACAATACAGGAGTAAGTGCGAATCTAGCAAGTATAGATATATTCTTTACCAAGGCCTCTATTATAGCAGATAAAATTCCATTTATGAAAGCTGCAATAGTTATTCTAGGTAAATTAATATTTGACATTAATTTTACTATTGCTGCCAATATAAGAGATAAAAGTTTTAAAAGGTCTGGTATGCATAAATATGAAAAGAAGTATGAGTATTGGCATACATTTGATTTTTTATATTTAAACATATGTTCAAATTGACTTAGCGCAGATTGTATATCTGCTATCAATCTATCAAATATGCCAGAGAAGTCAAACTTGGGTTTTGGAATTGAACAGTTAAAACAGTCATTACTTACTTTTCTTATGGCAGATGCAACTGCTGCATTGGTTATACCATTTTCAGTTGTATTACTATCTTCAGTATTAGTGACACCATTTTGATCTTGTTTTGCATTACTAGACCCATCATCTATTAATGACGCTGAATTTATTGCACTATCTATATAATCTGTTATTTGATTATGAAGATTGTCTAATTCTATATATAAAGATGCTGGAACCTGAATTAAGCATCCGTTTTCTTGCAAAGCTTTTGCAAAATGGTCAACAATTTGTTGTGCATAAGCAGTAGCATATGCAGTGTTGTCCGTAGAGGACACTTTTCTTTCTAATTCCATAAAAGTCCTTATACTACATTAGGTGTTAAATATGGCGGAATTACTGGTGTTGCCGCTTGTGGGTTTACTATAGATCTTCTTGCTCTTGGTGTTGAATCACCTATTGTACCGGATCCTACAACTATGGAGTTAACAAGATTTGTTGTAGCCCCAGATGTATTTGAATATGGATTCGGTATTGTTCCTGTAGACCAGTTTACTCCAGATGGCTCCTCAGGAACTTGAGTTTGAAGCATATTATTCGGAAGTGTTGATCTTGGTGTTTCAACAAGTGTAACTAATGGCACAGGGCCTGTAGGTCCATACGCATGAGGATGGAAATGAGGTGGTATCATATGTGTATGCTGAGGTATTGTATGTGTATGTGGTGTGATACCGTGAGTATGCTTAGCCAATGCAGCACCTTGCTTAGTTAGCTTTTCCTCTATTGATGACATCCATTTTGTAAGGTTTTCCATAAATGTTGTAAAATCTTGATGGTTTACAAAATCTTCAGCCATAAATGGATATATTCTCTGATATAGTTCTGCTCTATGCTGTGCAGTTATATTATTTTGGGTTAAATCTGTAAATAATGTAGCGTCTGTCATTTTATTAATTCAGAGGCTTTTGCTGCCCCAGCCTTATAAACAACTCTCATACATTGAGTAACCATTTCAAAGGTTATGTATGCTTTACCGTCTACTACTTTATCACTACCGAATAGTGAGACTATTGCTGTTATTATTTCAGGATTCTTTTCTTGTGACACAGCAACTCTTAGATCTTTTAATTTTTCAAATAATGAGGACTTAGCATTAACTAAGTCCTCTATCACTTTCATTACATCTGATAGTTCTACTTGATTAGAGTTCATATGAAACCTCAAGAGGAAGGTTGCTTATAGCCGCTATATCTGATTTTGCCTTTATATGTATAAAGAATGGTATCAGGGAATATGGTTGTAGCGGACCATTTATATTTATACTGTTGTAACTTGGAACATTATCAAACTCATAATATGAAGGAGTCACTGCGCCAGGTAACAATTTTATATCTAGTTTACTACTTAAGTCTTCAGACTCTACAAGCTTAATGCTAACTTTTGACAATGATTTAGATGAAACTGCAACCATCAGCTTATGTACTATTGGGCCATATGAATTGCTACTTAAAATATAGCTAGAACCAATCTCTTTTATAGTTTCATCAATTGGATCAAAATAGCATATGCCAACATCCGATTGTACTGTCTCATTTGTAACTGTTATATTGTTAGCATTCATATCTAATTTTATTCCTATCTATATGTTTTACTCATATTTGATCTATAATCCTTGAATTTACCGTATGCACTACTTCTAGTAATAAGCTTTCCAGCTCTTCCAGAACTTGGTCTAACTAAACCGGCTCTTCCATAAAGTTTTTTAGCATCTCTGGATAATTCATCAGTTGTTTTTCTTTTTTCTATAGTAGTTTGACTATTATAACCCTTAGACGTCTGTTTTTCAAAAGGCAAAATTGTATACTCTGAATATCTTCTAGTGTCAAGGATTGATTCATATTTCATGTGAAGGCCGCATACCGCTATCATAAAGGCATCTAGGTCATGATCACCAACTTCTGGGTTCTTAGCTTCATATATCTCTCTTCCAGAAGCATTCCTAGATTTTACAACATAGCCCTTCATTTGCTCTACTATAGGTTCTGCTAACTTATTATTTAATGATATAAGACCTTTTTCGAGCATCCTTTTTACTGTTTCTACCATAAAGTTTTTATAGTATTTTTTACGTATCTCTCCTGTAACAACATCCACTAGGTCTAATGTAGACGAAAAGTTTACTGGTTGTACATTTGCCAGTCTTAAATCTGGATGATCCTTTGGAAGTTTTCCATATGAGTCTAGCGCAACAAGTTTTAATTGTTGCACGTTTGCTTCACCGAAGCCCTCATCAACAAATATGAAGTCAGGAATATACTGCCTATTAAGCTCTTTTATTTTTTCAACCGCTGCAACTTGAGTCCATCCCTCTTTTCTTACATTGTCCATAGAGCATACAAAAACCTTATCCTCTTTTTTGGAATATGCAACAATACATATTCTTGTACCAACTTTGTCTGCGTTCCAGTCACATCCAAGTATTAATATATAATCTTGTCTATTCATTAGTACATCAACTATTGGTGCTGATAGCTTTGTCTCTTCTGCTCTTGTGATAAATTCAGTTTGGAAAACTGCATTATCTGCTACACCATACTCTGCTTGGATCTCTTGTATATAGCCCATTACAGAGGTAGAAGACCTAAGGTCTTTATCCATCTCATCACTGTAATGAGGGATTACAAATGATGGAAAGTGGAATTCTTTATACTCTTTAGAATTTGATAATTTGAATAATATATTCTCACCCATAGGTGTAGATGTACATGTAAATTCTGTATCTTTTTTATCCATCAGAATTGCTATTACAGAGTCAAATGCGGCTTTAGTTAAAAAGTCTGCCTCGTCAATTATAAGCCAGTTTGCACCTTGACCACGAATTGATCCACCATCATTACCTGCTGTAAATGCTTTTAATGTAGACCCATTTTTTAGTGTTATCTTTTGATAAGGTGATGCTACAGACTGTGTAACCAAAGAATTCCATGATCCTATTTCTGGATTTATTTTTCTTAATAGTTTTCTTACTGTATCTGTTATCTCTTTTGCTTGAGATTCAAATGGGGTCACTACGAGGATTTGGTAGTTTTCATTTTTTATTAGTCTATCTACGATGTCTATTGCTAAACCAAACGTTTTACCGGCACGTCGTCCACATCTAATAGTTTTCTTTTTGGCAGAGCATACTACCATCATTTCTTGATGCCATCTTCTTGCAAAAAGTCTTTTATCAGGATCTGGCTGATCTATATCTATATTTGCATCTGCCCATGCATATGGATTTTTAGTTTGCTCTATCTTATCAAGTTCTTCGTCTGAGAAATTAGCCTTAATCTCATCTGGCATTTTTCCTACAACTGTTTTTGGACCACTACATTCTATTGTTATCTCACCAAACTTTTTAATCTGATTCATCTGGCAGATTCTGCACATTTCATTAGGATCTGTATTATAGTTCTTTTTCTTTAGATAATCTTTCCAGTATGTTTCATATAGTCCAAGTATACTGCCTGCAACTTTATCATCCGGAATATCTATTTCTACAGGAGATTTTATTTTACTTTCATCAACTATTGGTATAACACCCATTAATATATTCCTTTTAATATTGCTGCTTCATTGCCCATTATATATGCTTTATCATTCAATGATGATTTACTTAATGCTGACATAGCCTTTTGTCTACTAGTTAACAGCTGATTAGTATTTACAGATGTATTGCCAACCATATCGTTTCTATACAGTGCGTTCTTAACTCTATTGATAGAGTTATTCTGGTCAGAAACTGTTTTAAACATGTCCACAGCCATATCTACAGCCAATGTAGCGCCAATACCTCCAGCTAGACCACCTGTTACACCAGTTGCCATTTTAAGACCTCCACGGGCCTTACTTAACTTACCTAATGCTTGACCTTGTTTTGAGAATTTAGGAATAAGTGATGTTGCAGCATGTGTAAGTTCTTTGCCAACCCTAAATCCATATGTTCCTGCGGCTAAAGATAAAGCCATTCCTGCAACGCTAACTACAGCATTATCCGTAATGGTGGACTCTTTCTCTCCTGTCAAATATGGTAATGCTTCTGCACCTGAAAACACTGCACCCATCATTGGCGCAACACCTGCAAATACCTTGTCAAGCTTGCCAACACTTTTTGATGCCATAATTTTCTTTTGATGTGCAGTTGCAATACCTATTGAGTTCATAAGGTCATCTTTTAACCCGATACCAGATGCGAATGCTGCTGCCCTATTTAAGTGAGTTCCAACACCGGCTGTGGCAAATGCTTCATAAGAAGGCATCATATATAAATTACTAATACCTCCACCTGATTTTGGGGTTGTAAGTGTTTGAAAATCTTTATGTCCATAACCAAGCCATCTCTGCGCGAATGTTTGTTCCCTTGCTGCAGATTGTGACCTTATCTTCATGACATCTTCTATATTTGATATGCCAGACTTTTTCATACTGTCATATTTTGATGCCAAATCTTCAAATCCGCCTGTTATCTTCCTTTTGTCAAATCTAAGGCCTGTATTAAGAGCACCATTATTATCAACCTTGAATATAGTTTTAGCATAATCTATATTCTTTTTAAAGGATGAACCTCTGCCAGTTTGGTCCCATTGTAAATCTATTTGATCAACTTTTCTTTGAAACGCCTTAGATTTACGTTGTTTTAGTGTTTCGTTATCAATACTCATAGTGTTTATTCCGCTCCTCCCAGTTAGCTTTTCCTACACCAGCTGGCATTGATGCATAATCTAGTGACTGGAATTGTCTTATAGTTGGGTCTGCATACTGTCTTTGTCTTAGCCTTTGTTGATCTTCTCTTATTGCCCTAACCTTTAAATCATCATCAAACGAATCCATTGACGCATATAATCCTAACGCAGCGGCTCCTAGACCTAATACGCCATACCCTTTTTTGAAGTTATTTGGTAATAGCTCGCCAATTATTGGCATATTTTTTATTTTAGTGTCATATATGTTTTCTGCTTTTCGTATAAACTCTTTTTTATGGTCTATTTTTGATGATTCTTCTATGAGCTTTTTTGTATCGCTGTCTACAGTTCCACCTAACAATATGCTCTCTACAGCATTATCTGCTAAATTCTCAATATTATTTATTGACTGAGAGTCTATATTTTTTATTATATCTATAAAATCATCTATATTACCACCAGATCTGGCCCATGCGTCATCAAGATGTCTCTTTGCAGATGTGTTCCCATATTTGTCTACCTCTTCCATTATACGTTTTATAGAATCCTCTTTTGATCCAGTATATACATATTTAGGAACAGATATATTCTTCTCTTCACCACTGATATTGTCACCTATTGTTATAGTTGTATCTCCGGCTCTACGTCTTGTATCAAATTTGCCAGTCTCTTTATATTTTTGAATGTTAGATTTTAAAACTTTCATACCCATAACTTCTCTTAGGTATGGTTCAGCTTCTCTCATCCTTGTAAATATATCTTTTGTCTCGTCAGATAAACTCCCAGATACAAGCTCTTCTCTTATCATATTCATCTTTTTGAATATTGCATACTGCTGTTTAGCATCTGACATGGCTCCATGTATCTCTTCTTCTCCAAGCATTAACTTTGCCAAGAAGTCAACATTATGACCCATTTTAGAATATGATTCGGGGATTTTACCTTGAGCAGCTGCCTTTGTTAATGTTGCTGCAGTAAAATCCATAAGGTCTGCTACATAAAATTTATTTTGACCTGCTGGTAAAGATGAGATTCTCTTATCTATCTCTTTATAAGCTTCAATCATTCTGTCGTATGCCTTATCACTAGCGGCTAGTGTTTTGGCATTCTTGGCATCTTGTAGATGCTTACTTACTTCTGCCGGTCTGTACAACTGATTTACTCTTTCACCATTGTACATTTGAGATTCTATCATATTACGATGTATAGACAACATTTCTGAATATGGTAGTGAAGACATCCATCTTCTTTCAAATTGAGAGTTTTGTATTAATATCATTCCTCTCTTATTGCCACCATCGCCAAATATATCATCATCTATATGTTTGTAAATATCATTACTTCTAAAATTTTTAGTATCAGATTCAAAATAGTCTCTTACGACCTTATTAGTAGAGTAGAACTCTTTATTTTTTAGGGCATTCCATTCTGCTTTTTTATCTATAATACTATCTGGATCATAATGGAATTCTTTGGCAATAGTTTTATCCTTATTTCTTCCGTATGCACCTATAGACCATATTCTACCTTTGCCTATATTCCTGGTTACACCATTATAATCTAAAGTTATATTGCCATTAGGAGTTAATGATGTAGTTTCTATATCGAAAGATGTAACATATTGCCATAAATCTTTATTCATTTTATTTTATCCAGTATAGCTAAATATTCTTTATTACTCTTAAATAGGTCATTTTCAGTTACAAATCTGAAGGACATGTTTTTGCCAGTAGATTTTATTTTCCTTATTGCTGCCCTTGCTTTTAGTTGCACATTCGGATCTTTAAGCATTATAGTTGGTTTAACCTCGCAAAGCTCCATTCTGCCATCTTTATAAAGAACTAGGACATCAGGAATATATGTTCTCTTTTTTAAGTCTATGTCCACATATGGTATATGTATAGCCTCAGCCAAATATTTTATAACATTTGGGTCAGATTCAAGTTTTTCAAAAAATGCATATTCGTATGCTGAGCGGTATTTCATATACTGTCTATTTTTGACAGACTTAAACATACCGCTCTTATACATATCATTTTTATTGAAATATATACCATTATTCTTGTTATTCTTATTACTCTTTTTTCTTGGCATTTAAGAGTTCCTGAATTGCTGGATCTACATAATGACCGCCACTTGAGTTTCCGACATTTTTTAATATCATATCAACTTTAGATGCCAATGATGCCATTTCTGATGATACTCCACTTTGAAGTGTATCTACTGCAACTTTTGCAGCGTCTTTTCTTGTGGCCATTAATGTTTCTAATATTTTTAAGCGATTCTTTTTGATACGCTCTTTTATATTAAAATATTTAGATACATCTTCTTTTATTATTTGTCCACCATTAGCATCAAATCCGTAAAAATCTTCTTGAGACATATTTTGATCTTGTAGAGCTAGCATTAATGTAGCTCTTCTTTCGTATAGGTCTAATTCTGATAATTCGGATATAAGATGCATTTCAGTTATTCTGCTTGGATCTGCATTAAACTCTTCTAGGTACCCCTCAATAGATTGTCTTAAATATGTTTGTTCATATATACATTGTGAACCTATAGGAGCTTTATTAATCTTATTAAGTTCACAATTGTGAACTAAGATACCATTTGCAAAGAAATTAGAATTCAGATTTACTGTTATGTCGTACACATCTTCTATACCAGAATACTCTATAGCTACTATTTCTGATTCTAAAAGATCTCCATATTGATTCACATTTTCTATATCTGCCTCTAGTTCTTCATTGTAAAATAAATCAGTAACTAAAACCTTATGTCCAACTTCTAACCCATCATCGATAGAGATATATGAATATACATCTCCGTTATATGCATAAAATAAGTGGTTTGTTGTAACCTTTAAAGAATGTCCATGTTCAGTAATAACAGTGTAGACTTCTCGTCTACCTGTTGGGATAACTGATCCTATAACAAAATCACTACGGATTTCTTGTGTTTTTGTATCAAAGCTGTATATTTTATCTTTGTCTACTATATCTTTTATTTTCTTAGCTGTTCCATATCTCATAGATACTAATGTATCACCTGTTACACAGGTTTCAGAGAAAGGACATTTAGAACCTCTACATATCATTGGTGCAGCAGCTGTTACACCACCAGAAGTCATCTTAGCAATACTTTTATTAAGATTCTTTGCTTCATCTTCTGTCAATGCTATATGTTTGTATTGATCTTCATCAATATCGAATGCTTTTAAATAATTTGTTTTAGTTAGTTTATCTCCACTAATAGAAATTGCTTGTGAAGACAATAAAATTGGAATTGTTTTATTAGTATCACTACCAGAGGATACGGATTTCATTTTATCTTCTAAAACAGATTCTACAACTGTTTTACTTTTATTAGAATTTGTCAGTTGTTCTGACAAATTGAATACAGTATCTAATTCCGATTTAGGAATTCCTTTACCGTAATTGAATTCATTACTCATATTTTTCCTATTGTTAAATATCTTATAATCTTTTAGAAATGTTTTAAATAACTAATAATATATGAAAAGCTGTAAATGATAGAAGTAAGTCTCGTTATTTAATAAGACATTTCATTTAAGCTTATAATCTTTTTAATATAGTATACAATATGTATATATTTTAAACAATATATTTATTTATATTTTTAATATGATCCTATATTTCCTGTAGTGTACTATAACACTGCGTTCTTGAGGAACGCTGTGTTTTAAAATTTAAAAATGTTTTAAACATCTGTTGAATAATTGTTTAAAATCAGTTGTACTCATTTTTAATAGATACAATTAGGCCTAGCAAAGCAAGGCTTTCATCTAAAAAGATATAGCTGTATCTGCCATGTTATTCCCAGTTCCACTTTCGTAACTTCCTTTGCGATTATCAAGCAGTGATCTAAGTGATCATCAGAAGTAAGCTGTTACACTTTGTCGTGTCTTAACTGACAGGATATTGATTACTCCAAGTGTCGTTATTTCGCAACACTCTGTTAAGTTCTGGTTCATTATATTTGTAGTCGAGTAACTTTAAGTTACTAGGTTATATCTCATTGCACTATCTATATAACCCTAAAGTTGTCTGTCTGACCATACGGCTCGATTTCGAGGATAATCCGTTATTTGCAACAGGTCATTATTTTTATACTGCCCAACTTTCATAATTCTTTATGTATTACTTTTAGTAAGGGAGCTTACACAGGGAGAATTACGCCACTTCAACAAACAGTTTTCGATACCTCCCTAGCTAGGCTTGCCCACATCTTGGGAGATCATTATACTTTCGCTACCGGCCTCTACCGATTATTCTATGAGCTACTTGGTATAAGGTTAACTCTCTTTTAGTTCCGATGCCGTAGTTTATCCCGACTAGATACTAACCTCAACGAGTTAACATGGCGAATTATACTCTCAATTTATGCGCTTGTGTGTTAAGGGAGTGTAAAAAATAATGTAAAAATATTTTTACACATTATAAAAATAAGTCATTGATTATATAAGTAAAAAAGTTTTGACTTTTTATAAAAACATCTGTATAATTCAAATCTTAGTCGCCACAAAGAAGATTATTATTTTTTTATTTAAGGATTTAAATTATGCGTTTTGGCAATACATATGAAGACAGAATTTTCTTTCACCAACCAGAAAGATTGACATTTTATAATCTACAAAACACCTGTGCATTGTGCCGTACAGGCCGCACAATGGTAACAACACATAGAAAATACGGTAATATTCTTGATATCTGGGGCTCAAACGATTACTGCACAGGATATCTATCAAATGCTTTTGTAAGCATGCAAAAGAAAGACTATAACGAAAAAGTATATAAATTGGAAATATACCCTGTAGTGTATATTGTTTCGGAAGAAGAAAGAAAATCAATGGCAGGGATTGAAGAACTCGAAAATAAATATATTCTTAATTCTGCATTGATGGTTTATAGATCAGGTAAGCATCCTGAAAGCAATATTTCTGTAGCAAAAACTGATTATAATAACGTTAAAGTAAAAATGAACTATAATATAGTTCTTGAGCAATCACTAGATGGTGTTGTGTTACCTATACGTGAACTTATAGCAAGAATGACAGTTTCTGCGATAAACTATAACAGATCTATAAAATTTGTCCCACATCAAGATATGATTATTGAACTTTGCATTCCACAATCTGTAATGGATGAGATAAAAATAGAACAAGACAGCGACCAAACAGATTTTGATAGTGAGGCATTACTTATAAAACTTCTTGCAAATGTCTTGGGTCCAGATTTTGGAAGTTTTTCTAATAAATTTAATAAAGATAAATTTAAGATTAGAATAATAGACGACTCTACAGAAGTAAAAGCAGATAATAATCTTCCTGCTGTATATAGAGAATTGATAGATGTTTACAGAGGATCATTTGTTTCAAACCCTCTATAATAGAGAAAAGCCCTAGCTTCTGTGCTAGGGCTTTTTTATGGCTTAATCCATGTTATTTTTAATGTATTATCACCAGACTCTTCTATATACTTTAAAAGATAACTTATTGCTTCAAATCCATCAATTGGTTCATAAAACCCTCTAGAATCAAACTTTGTGCTTGCGCCTACAAGGATAAATCTCCCATATATTTTGTCTATTCCGTCTGCGGCAACTGGCAAAAAACAATGTCCAGTTCTATCTGTAGATTTAACTTTAGCCCTTAGGCACACTCCTAGTGACTCATTGAATATAAATGGATATCTTTTCCCATTAACAGGGGATTTTTCAATGGAGATGGTATATGAACCTTCTTTTATACATGATAAACCTGTAATACCATTTGGAGAATCATTGTTATAATCCCAAGGAGACTCTAGTGTATAAATGTAAATATCTTTACCAGAAAGATTAAGCTTAATACGTCCATGTACGCCATATTCTCGCGCTATTGCGTGGTTTTGTTTTAATCTTTCTAATATCATTTTTTCTTATCCATAGTGTCTTCTATTTTATCTACGGATTTTCTCACTGATTCTAATTCTTTATCAAACTTGTCAAGATTTTTTATTTTTCTCAACTGCGTTTTAATAGAGTTTAAATCATTTCGAATGGCATTAAACTTGCTTTTCACATTTTCCTCTTCATACTTTCTTATAGTAGCTATATCTACCCTATTGCTATATGACATAGCAATCACATCTTTTATCATATCTTCAGCTCCGCTAATCCTATACCCCAATCTAGTAATATTCTCATTAAGATCATTGTATTTTGCATCAATATAATAATTTGTAGATATATTTATAATCAATACTATAAGAGAAGTTAGTGTTAAGAATATGTGATTGCACCATATTTTTCTGCAATCCATTTAAAAACTCCCTAAGCTATTAGTTGCTAATCAACTCTTATGTGGAAAATATATTGGTTCGTCTTGTGAAGTTTCCCTTTCAACAACAGGAGCATCTTCATCAGCTGTCTCTTTTGATGTATCATCAACCGCAGCTTTATACTTCTCATTTACAAATTTAGATGCAACATTAGATCCTAAATATGCCATAGAAATTGTGATAACAATATCTTTATAGACAGTGCTGTCTATTTTATTAGCAAATAGAATACTACTTACTAACATTATGACAGTTAGCGAGAAGACGAACTTTCTTGATAGGAAGTTCATAGCATATTCTTTGATAGACATTTTATCTTTCCTTCATTAAATATTTGATATCAGATTCATGTCTGTCAAGAATTTTTCTCATTTCGTCCATTTCTCTTTTATAAGATTCATTTTGCATAGCAGCTTCAGATCTTGTATACATATCATTTCGGATCTTTTGAATATCCTGTGATAACTGTGCAACCTGATTTGCAGAATTTTGTATATTATTGTTGATTGAAGCTAGGCTCCATGTACTATATACAACAAAGCACATCATCGACCAAAAGGTAGCAATCCCAATTGTTTTAGGAATTGTCACCCCAAAAACAACATAGCCGTTGTTGTTACTTTCTTTTGCTTCAGACATTTAAATCCCCTATCTTAGCATTGTGTTAAAAAATTCATGCAAGGGATTTTATCAAGAAAAGAGTGTGTTTGAGGTCACATGCTATGATCATTATTTGCTCATGTTCATAGTTGCTCTTTTCCATCCGTATCCTCCCACTCTCTCAGGAGCAGTCTTCCGATACATAGAAAAGTTATCCAGTGCTGATTGCGAAGCAGCACGTGCTTTCTCAAAATTCTGCAGTAAAGATTGTGAGAAGGACATTCTAGGTAGCTTGGAAACGACATCTTTTCCAGAACTACGACTCATAATATGTGCACGTTTGAACGAGTCCATATCAGAAATAACTCTTCCAGCAGTAGCTCTTCTAAAACCCCTGAATCCACCAAATGCAGCACCAAGTGCAGCACCTGCTTTCAATCCATCAAGAGTTTTATCAGTCAGGTCTCCACCAGTAGCCATAGCAATAGCAGCATTCATACCACCAACTGTAGCAGCCCCTGTAGTGATAGATCCAAGGAATCTTGAACGCTGTTCTGCTTGTGTGATAAAACCAGAGTTCTTAAATAGTTGTTCTGTTTGCGAAGCAGGGGTATTTAAGACCTTCCGTGTAAGAATGCTCATAGTTTCATCAGCAGCTGATGCAGGACTAGTTCCATTTTTTGCAAATGCACCTGCAATTTTATTAAACAGACCCATAATCAAACGACTCCGTTACGTTTTAAAAAGCTCTCAAATTCAGCTGATCTATCAAAGTTCCCTTTAGGACTTGGACTCCAACTGTTAGCAGAATTTCTTGCTTGGAAGTCTTTCCTGAACAAACCTTCAAATGCTTTAGCATCTCCAGCCTCAGCACCAGCAAATGCACTAGCAAAAGCTTTGTCCATGTGTTTATGTCCACCATTCATCCCTGATCCAGCATCAAATCCAGACATAGCGTCCGAAACAGCTTTTTTAGCGCCAGTTGCACTGGCAGCCAAATCACTAGCAAGATTTCGGAATCCTGTAGATTTGTGAGCGGCGTAAGCAATGCCCGCGCCGGCAATCGCACCGAAGGTGCCACCACCAACCGTACCTCCAAATGCTGTAGTGTTGTCGGATAAGATGCCATTTCCTAAGCCATAGGCTGCACCAGCAGCGGCACCAACACCGACCCCACCTGTCCATTGTGGAGCAATTTCGGATTTACCAAGGAAGTTTTGTACTCTAGCATACATACTGAAACGTTTATTGGCGATAGCCATAAAGTACGCTCCTTGTAACATTAAATTAAAATTTTTCTAGATCTAGAAACACTTTTAGAGTGTTTCAGATATAATACTACATAAATTTTATTTTGGGTAGACCGAAAGTGCGTAAAGTATGTAAGTAATGTCTTTGTCGGCAATTATGCCTAATGGGTGAAATATTTTTGATATATATATTTTTTGGGTGAATTTATTTTTGATTGGATGTGAGAGTGTATTATTTTGCCCCCTGGGGTGAGATAGTGAGAGAAAAAGATTGAGAGTGATGAGGTTAGTCTGAGCATAATGCATCTTTAAAAGCTAGATATACTTCGACTGGGCACTATAGGCGTAATAAATATAAACACATTTACTGTCTGAGCACATTATATCGTTTAAAAGGTTAATACTGTTAGACTGAGCACCTGGTGTGTATTTTATGGTTTCTTGTGGAGTGGGGTATGGTCCGGGATTTGCCCCCTGGACTGTATCCTATGTTATTACATCATCCACATGCATTAAGTTAATTTATTTCTAAAAAGGAGTCTATCATGACTAAATTTATCGTTGTTTTAGTAGTTTTCTTTAGCGTTTTGTTCTGCGGAGTTAATTCGTTAATTCAAGCTTCCAAAGCTGAAAATCTTATCAAAAGTCGTAATGATAAGATTGAGTGCGTTATTGATGGTAATTGTAAATAATTACTGTCTTTTTATTATTTTTTTATTTGTTTTATTTTGTTTTTTTATTTACTTTTTAAGGAGTCTTAAAATGAAATCACCTATTAAATTGCGTTATGTTTTGTTGGCCGCTGTTGTTGTACTCACTTTTAATAGTATTAATAATGCTCTTAAACGTAGTGATTATAATCATTGTTTAGTTACGTCTAAAATGACGTCTGAACAATGTCAAGAAATCACTGGTTATCAATTGAATAAATAATTAAGGAGGTTAAAAATGATTAAATTTGAAAACCATAATGATGTTATCAATGCATTGAATTCTGCTGAGCTTTGGCTTGGTGTTTTCCAAGATGTTAAGGGTCAGTTCTATTTAAAAATGGAATGCTTTGATGATCCAAGTCATATTTGCATCCAATTGGATTATTATTGTGATCGTTGGTTTAAGCCAATGCTTTACAATATTCGATTGGTTCAAGCAATTAAATGGTTTATTAATAATAATAAATCATTAGATGAACTGAATGCAATAATAAATGATGCATTGATAGGTAAGACTGCCTATCTAGTGCTTATTAAGCCTATTGAAGAGGATGAAATCCCCTTCTAAATTAAGATATAGCCTTATAGAAATATAGGGCTTATTCGAAACACCCCTGTAGTATATGGGGTGTCTAGTGGAATTGACCTACCACTACTGATGAGATTGGTCTTTAAACAACTTTCTTCAAAAGGATATCAAAATGAAATTAAATTTGCAAAAACTTGACATTGAAAGAGAATACTTCTTAGAGAAAGAAATGATAATTTCTATGGAGGGAACTGACCCTGAGTCTTATATAAAATATGTAAACAATCCGTTATTTTCAGGATTGTCTGACATAATGGAAAACAAGATGTACTGGCTTCAGAAGGAAAGGAGCACACAAAGATATAAAGAATACAATTATGACGATGACTATTATCTGTATGATTTTTACGATAAAAAGAATACGGAAGTACAGCCGCATGAGGGTATATCTACTTCTATTCATTATCATGGCCTTGAGGCGTATACCGACCTTGACTTTATAGATGATAAAATAGGGCCTATTCTTAATGACGATATCATCATATGCGGATCTGATCTTCCGATTGGTCGAATAGGTATCGTTTTTGAAGGAGTAGTTCATAGGGCATTCTTCAACGATATTATGTCGCACAAAAAAGAAAGGAACAGTGTGAATAGAAATATGTCTGTAAGTGAAGACGTGTTATATGCAATGTCCAAATCTATAATTGGCAAACGTCAATATATAGAGACATACTCCTCATGTAGTAATATACTTGGCATATGGGTCGAGTATTTTAAAAGCGAAGAAGAGGAGCTTAGTGTCATAAACATGGCAAATAAACTAAATGTTCCTATTTCTAAGATCACAATACCTAATAGGATAGGGAGACACAAAGATGGAAATGAATTAAAAAATTATCTTTTTAAATAATATTAGTCCTGAGCATGACAATAAACTGCTCCTGTATATGGATGTGTATCCATACTGATGAGTACAAAAGTACGAAACAGCTTCCTTCATGGGTTTATTAGTACAGCCTTACTATAAACCTTTATTTTAATATTTGTCTTAAGAAAGGACATAATCATGGCTAACACTATTAATGTTGTAAATTTCTTCAACTCTTTAACCTCTGATCGTCAACAAGCTATTAAAGATGTGGCTAATCAATTGGTATCAGCTATTGGTACCGTAGCCACTACAGAGCATAGAGATGTTAAAATCTCTATACACGGTACTGAGGTAGCAATTCGTATTAAATCGGTAAGCAAAAAGGGTAAAGCGTTTATCAGTTTTATCAAGGGAAAAAATAGCCCGGCAGCTCTTCAATTGTTGGCTACACTTAAACTTGCTGAGGGTCGCAATTATGCGATCAATCGCGTTCTTTGCTCAGGTTATGAGAGCTTTATTAACAAGTTCTTTATGGTGAATAAAGAAGTGGTTGTCGTAGAAAAAAGAAAAGAAACCGTGTTCCGCAAAGAAATCATCACCTCAGCTGAGGCATTTTTTATGTTTGTAGTTAAGCTGTCTTCCGATAGTAAAAATAAAATCGAGGACATTTTGAATGCTATGCGTCAAAGACCAGGTTTACGTTATGCACCTGCAGCACATGTTATGCCGCGCCAACAATTAGTGCAGTATCGTTTACAGGGTTGGGAGATTGAAGCTACTGAGTTGGACTCTATGAACCTTAGTCCCGATATCAATGCCAAATTAGCATCTATTGGTGCATTTAGCCAAGGGGCAGTTGATTCTATGGCTGCCGTTTTTGATGGTGATACGACTTACAGTATCAACGATGCTACCAAATCTATTGCACGATTTGGTTTAAATCCGTCTGAACACAAATCTGTAAGTATTGGTGTTAAAAAGGTGGCAGTTATCGTAGGTGTTGATATGCCAGAGGGTTATGATAAATACTCTGATAGCATCTACACGTCTATTGTTGGAGGCGCTATTCACGCCTCTAAAGATGAATACCTCAAATATGGGGCAATGCGCGTCATTTCTCAAAACCATGCAAAAGGTGTATCCGCATATATCAGTGATGAGTTTGAGGCTGCTACTAAGGAGTTAGGTGTTCAGTACATCTCTGGCAAATTAAAATCTAAATCAGTTGGTTTAGGTTTCAGCTTGGCAAATAGCGGTAAATCATTGAAAGAATTCATCATCGATCTGTACAACGATGCTGAATTCCGTGCAGAAGTAAATAATGAGCTGGCTTCTTTTGTCAAAGAGATTAAAATTGGTGAATTAACCTACAAAGTTATTGTCATTGATGAAGAATTGCATGCCACCTCTTTTTATGCTTTAGAGGGCTGGGAGTATACTGATAAATTCTTGGCTCAGCAAGAAGAGGTTAAATCCAAAGCCTCTATTGACGAGGCAGAGTTCGAGTTACTGGGGATTGAGCAAATTGATGAAGAAAGCCTTACAGATGAGGAGGTAGAAGCATTGAATGCTACATCCGTAATGAAGTCATTTGTTGAAAGCATTAAAACTAACCCTGATTTCAAGGTTGGTGAGGCGCTTCTGGATATGAAACGTCAAGGTTTGATTACTAAAGCTAAGAAAGTAGGCCGTATTTCTCTGCTGACACTTGACTCTATTAAGGATCAATTTGGCGAAGAGGCTTTGGTGTCATTCTTGAAAGCAAACATCGACAACAGCTACTTAGTTGAATCTTCAGTAATGACTAAGGATTTGTCCCCTCGTATTTACGAAGAGGGTGAGATCAAGTTTATCTTGAAAGAACTGTTTGATAACACTATTGCTTATGCTGGCAATGGTACATTGAAGGCTGAGAACTTCAAATCATACGGTAAGGATAAACAAATGATCGCTAATACGATCGATCGTCTTTTGAATGGTGATGCTTCTATTGGTTGGGTAGGTCTGACTAATACAGGGTTCACTGTAGAGTTTGTCGGTTATGACTTTGTGTTCCCAGGCTGGAACAAGTTGAAAGGACAAATCATTCTTCCTAATGAAGAAGATTTATCTGAAGGTTTAATTGGTGGTAAACTTGTTGGTACTTTGATGTCAATCTACCAAATGATCAAGTTCCAAAATGTTAAGGGTGCCGTGTTGACATATGCGAAACACGTCCTGACTTTGGAACAATTGTTCTTAGGTAACCGTATTACTAAAATGCGTATGACTGGCAATGCCAATATGGTACTGGTACCTCAAACCAAGGATCTGGTAAATGTGTACACTACGAATAAGACTGTACGCAAGGGTATTCAAGAGGATGGTCAGTTAGGGTATATCAAATACCCAGAGCTGATGCTGCAAAGCTTTAAACTGGTTAGCGCGAAGTCTGGTACCCCATTCTGGACTAGTACAGAAGAATACGGAATCTTCGGCATCTTGGAAGAATCTGTGTTGCGTATTCCTCCTATGCTGGCACTGACAAACCAAGACGACTTTGATGGAGACCGTGCTACAGTCTTCTTTGCTAAAGGTCTTGATGGTTACGATACCTGGACAGTAGAACACACTCTGGGCAAAGATAATCTTATCGGTGCGTATCAGGCTGCATATGTTGCTGACGAGGAGGAATCTTTATTAGCTGGCCTGGATGTTATTACCGAGAAAACTATTAAATCTTACCCAGTAGAAGAGTTCCAAGCTGGTGTTGAGAAGTTGGTGAAAGCAAAACAAGACACTGGTAAATATACTAATGCTCTTGTACAAAGCATTCCTTTATTTGAAGCTATGACTGCTTTAAAAGACGGCCTAACTAAAGAGGAGGCGCGTATTGCTATTGCCTCTATGGGCGTTGCAGTACAAAATGGTGCGATCTCTCAAATGAAACATGAGAACCGTGGTTATAGTCTGATCGATATGATGTACCTGTTCTCAGCTTCTGAGCGTAACGCTCATGATGATTCAATCTCATTGGCAGATGCCTGGGAAGAAGCCATTGAGTCTACTATCGGTAATAAAGAAGTAGCTCGTCGTATTGCCACCATCATCGCTGAGAAAGCTCCTCGTATCATTGAGCATTCTAACATGGTTCAGTTAGGTAAAGTGTACTCTGATGGTGAGTACAATTACTACAACCACTACGGTGTACGTGCCACTGGTTTAGCCTTATCTCGTATGGGATTTGGCTCATACATGCATAATCTTAATGCTGTAGTATATTCCAACATCGAGGGTACAGAAGCTGAAATCAAAGACTATGTTGATGCAACTATGTCAATTGGTCGCACATTTGATGGCTTCTTTAAAACTGTTGAGTCTCGTGGCGTGAAGCATTCTACTGCCCCTAAAGCATCCATTTATGGTGCTATCGGCTACTTCTTTGAGGCTGCTGAGAAAGCTTCTAAATCGCTGAAGGTTATCCAAGCCATCAACGTGGCAGCTGAACGTGCTGAGTCTGCAACTGCTGCTGAGCAAGCTGAAGCATTGGAAGACATGGGATTCTAATACTCCGTACACACAAACCCGAAAGACACTACAACTCCGGTACAAATTTCTGTAGCGGACAAGTAGTGTCGATCGCTTTGTGAGGATGTATTACGGCCTCTATTGAGATCACCGATATGTACACCATCGATTTAAAAGGTGCCGGCACTCGTAAGGGTGAGTGTCGACACTTTTATGATTGTTTACAACCCTTGGAGACTATTATGAACTACAACAATGTTCTGAAGAAAGACTTAATTGCAATGCTGGTAAAGAAAGAAGCAGAGGTACAGGCTCTGACTTCTAAGGTTGAAGAATTGGAACTGGCTCTTAAACGAAATCAGGGTGTTATGGAGCAACGTCCTCTTATCAATGAGAGTCGTGAAAAGGTTCTGTCCTTTGTACAAAACAAAGAACTGTTGTTACGGTTCCAACGTGCATTCGGGACCAAAGAGTACGACGCCCGCATCAGTACCAATGGTGCTGAATGGAGGCCTAAAGGTGTATCTCATGATACTCCGTGGACACCGATTACCGAACATACCTTTTCTGGTCGGTAACAATAGAGGTCGGCACATTGATATATATATGTCAATTTCTTTTTGACAATTTTGTTTTTGAAGGATCATCATGATTTCATTTAAATTTAAAATGCATTACAACTCCGTTGAAGAGTTTAAATCCGATATGCATCGACAAGATGGCGTATCGGTAATGATCCAATGCTGGTTAGCAATCGTCGATCATATTGACGACGAGTTCTCTGTTATATTTGATATAAGTGAGGACGGATCAGTAAAATTTGACAGATACGAGGATCAATGCTTCTATTAAAGATACAGAATAGGCCTAGATTTTTAGTTTCGATTCTTTTTTGAAGATTTCATATCTTCATGTAAGGGACTTTATCGGCACCTTAGCTTTATAGCTTCGGTGTCGATTCTTTTTTGATTATTTTTTAACTTTCACGGCTATAGGAGGCCCTAAAATGGAATTCATCCCAACTAAAAACATGTTTCAGATTTGGCACAATGCTGATGAACGTAAAGCGTTTGAAGATGCTGCGATGAAACAAGCTCAGGAAAACTTCATCGCTGAACTGAAAGAAGATGGGCACAAAAATATTGAGGAGTACAAAGACTACCTCAAAGGGTTCAGTAGTGCTGATTTGTTCCATGACGTACTCGATTATCGTGAAGAACGAGATCGTGAAGATGATTGGGCTAATCACCCTGATATTACTCCTGAACAAAGCTTCCGTCGTTTAGTTGCAAGCTGCGAGCATGTAATAAACATTGATATCCATAACGAGGTTATTGAAGAACTGGAAGCTGAAGGAAAATAAATTAAGAGTCGGCACATATAGTGTCGATTCTTTTTTGAGTAAAACCTTTTATACGGAGAAGGGAATCAATATGTTTTTTGTAGATAAAAAGGACTTTGATGTTCTGCTTAAAAACAAAATTCAGGAAGCTATTAATAACCCTGAATTAAAAAGTGTAATGAATTCAGATAATGGCAACTCCGTTATCTGCGGATTCGGGTATGTTCAAGTACTCGATAAAGATGGGGAGTTACTGTATCAGTCTGAAGGTACCGGTGTCGATACTATAACTGATATCCGAAAAGTTTGTAGCATTGTCCATTAAGTCACTGTAGAGTCGGCGCTTTAGTGTCGATTCTTTTTTGAAGGAAGTTGTATATTAAGTTTTTATCACAGGATTAGTGTCGACGGGATTATTTTCTCCGTCCGCTCTTCGTAGTGAAAGTCGCCACACCACTATAGGTTAAGTGTCGACTTCTTTTTGATTATATTTTTTAACCACGTCTTAAGAAAGGACAACAAAATGAAAATCGTTTTTACAGCTAAAGAAGTATCCGCAATCAATGGTTTCACTGCAAAGATTTCCGGTGTCGCAAAGAAAACAGCCGAAAAGATGTGCATCATTCTCGGCAAGGATCCAAAATTTGCGAAAGTAAAAGTCAAAGAATTCGTTGGCAATGACACAGTATCTGTTGACGAAAAGAAATCAGGTGCTGTAGTTATTAACATCAGCGAAGGTTGGACTGTTGGCTTCTTCGATAAATTCGGCGAAGTTGTCCACGCATGGATTGATGTTGGATTCACAGCAATGGTAACATGTTTGCCACTGTTGAAAATTGCAGTAACAAAACAGAAAGAATTCATTGCTCATACTGACAAGCTGACCAAAGAAGACTAATCTGATCATCGGCACTAGGCGAATTAACGTTTAGTGTCGATTTTTTGTTGAAAGCCATCTGATAGAAAGGAAATGATATGGCCGACAAAGCAAAAGCTGCGAGAAAGCAGTTGCATAATATTGCAAACGGTATTAAGAATGCCGCGAAAGGTTATGCTGCTGCTATTGATCAGTCAGTTAAAAAACTCAATGAAGAAAAGGTTATTGCCGGCTTTATTGAGTATAAAACAGTTGCACACGATTATATTCAGAAAGGTATAATCGATACGGATCCATACGATGTTATGGATGAATCTAAACCAGAAACCAAACTCGGCAATGTTGCCGACTCAATTTTCACCAATTACAAGGAAACCATCATGAACACCGTAAATGCTAAAAACTACAAATCTCAAGAAGTCCTCGACGCAGAAATGAAAGAAATCGAGAAACTGGACGAATCCAGTATCCATTTGCTTCATTCAGCAGTTATTCGTGCCAATATTGAATTGGATACAAATAACACCGAAGAAAACAAAGTGCGCTTGTATGTTGAAGTGCGCAAATATATCCGTGCTATCGCCCATTTTGGGTTGAGCGATATCACAGGTATCAGCATTGCACAATGCAATATGCCTGCAGTAAATGAAGCTGCTAAAGACATTCTTTCTGAATTGAAAATGAATGTCAGCACTCATGAAGAGGCTGAAGCAATCGTCGAATCTGTTAAGGGAACTATTGATAAAACCCCTGATGCAGTTAAGAAAGGTTGGACTGGTTCTATTATGGTTGGTCTGACTAAAGTAGGCGGTCTATTGTGGGACTTTGCCAAAGGTGCGGTGTTTTATGTTTATAATGGTATCAAGAAAGTAATTGGTTCCATTATCAAAGTATCTGCGCTGGCACTGTCTTGCATTATTGATCTGCTGGACGCCGCAACAACCAAAGATTTTGGTGCAAGTGGCGCTAAAGGCATTATCCGTAAAGGCATGATGGCTATGACTGCTGAAGAAGATGTCAAAGCATGATATACGCTGATGCATCTAGAGTTAGTGGGGATGTATTCATAATCGGGTACATCTCTGCTAACAATAGCAAAAGATCTTGTAAGCGTATTAAGGCGAAAGACAACAATATTGCCGAAAAAGCGGCAATTGAATTCGCTTTGCAAAATAGCGATGGGGATATTGTTGCTAGTGATAGTTTAAATAATGTTACTAGTATAAATAACCCACAAGTCGTGTTTGTTCCTCGCAGTAGTAACCTGGCAGACTTGTACATCAAAAGTTGCAAGTAAAAATAAAGATCGGCACCTCTTCACAGGAAGTGTCGATTTTTTATTGAGGATAATGGTGTCCTCACCAACGGGTATTCGCCCACTTTAATTCTACTTTTAAAAAGGATCTTAAAATGAACCAAGAAAACTTCGAAATCAATCCATCCCGTATCATTTCTGTTGTACGTAACAACCCTGAAGACTTCCATGAAGTATCCGGTACTGTTTACATGCCACGTCCTGAAAATCGTCGCGTGATTTACAGCATTAACCGCCGCGATACTGATAATGGTCCGGTATTCAGCGTATACCGTACTCAAAACGTTATGGTTCCAGCACCATACAGCAACACTCGCAATGCACGTGCCACCGGTTGGATTATGGCAAATGCAGACGATCATTGGGTTGTAGCCAAAAAAGGTGCTGTTGACTTTGTTAACACTCCTGTTGGTGACCATAACCACTGGGCTATGGAAACTGCTTTGCGTTCCGATGTATTCAATGCAATGTCAGTTCAAGGCCAATGGACATACACTTTTGTATGCCCATCCGACGCAGTAAAACAAGCAGAGTATGATGTCATCAATCGTAATGCTCTTGCGATTTTGGGTTTGCAGTCCCAAAAAGAAAACCTGTCTACAATGAACAGCCAGTATGTTCACAATACCGGTGAAATCCGTACTATTGAAAAGGCAATGAATGTCAATGCCATCAATCAACGTATGGAAGAACTGTACAAAGAATACCTGGCGCAAGTTCAAAAGCTGGTTAAAGAAGAAAAACTGTTCAAAGGTGTAGCGATTTATGCTAACCGCGACACCCTTTTACCGATCGCATTGCCAGAATTGGGTGCTGGTTACGGTCGTGTCGGCAGCACTGCTAAAGACTTGTGGGAAAACACCTTGTTCCCTGCAAGCCGTGTAATTGCAGGTCTGTTTATGCAAGGTAAAGCAACAGTCAATATGGCTGATGTTGATCCTCTGCATTCTGACTTTGGTTGTGGTATCCAAGTTACCCAAAACAGCGAGACCCAATATACTCGCCGCATTGTTGAGGTAACTAACCCACAAGGTAATAAGATTGCTATCCGTACTACTTTGTACGATAACAATCGCGGTAACACTAACTCTCGCCCTGAGGCATTTGAACGTGGTATCGCTAGCAATCCTGCTATTATTTACCAATCCGGCAACCGTGTAACTATGGAAAGCCGCATTATGGGTCAAGGACAACCTTGGGTTACTGTACCTAATGTTGTGATTTCCGAATACATCTTCGACCGCGCTGGTAGTGGTGTTGCCGCTCCTGTCGTATCTGAAGACTTTGACATGTTGGCTGCACCTGTAGAAACTGTTGAAGTTGCCGAAGAGATCGATATCAACAGCATTGAAACAGTGGGTTCTGAAAAACCTAAAGAGCAAACAGGTGTACAAGCTGCACGTGCACGACGTTTGGCTCGCGGTGCTAAACCTGCTGAAGCTGAAGCAAAAGATCAAGAACAAAGTGTTGATGAATTGCTCTCCGGCGCTGATGGTACTGTAGACAAAGGTCCACAAGCAGAAACTGCTGCTTAATTTGTAGTAAAAGAAAAGGTCCCACTTTTAGGAGTGGGATCTTTTTATGATTAAATTCTTGTTGGAGGTAATAGAAATGGATATTAAAGATATCAATGTTGGCCAGATCGTTGTAGATAAATTCGGAAACGAATACGAAGTTATCGATACTGATATACCACAGTGTATTGCAAAATTGAAATGTACCAAGTTTGTAAAAGAAAGTCGTACAGATCCTGTTTTTGAATTTGACAGGGTCGGTAAAGTACTTTGGGTTGGTTCAAATGGTGTATATCCAGGATATGATGTTACCCCGGATATTCTTATTCAAACATTAAAATTAAAGGCCGGCAATAAAAATTTAGAAAACGAACTTGAAGAGCTTAAAAAGCGGGTAGAGCGTTTAGAGAAATTAGTCGGCGTAACTAATTTGAGTTAACAACCATGAAAGAGTATGATTTTATATCATTTCTTATAGCCATTATTGTTATACTATCAACAGTAGGGATATTGTATATATTTGAAGCAGTAATAACTTTGTTATTTAAGTTTCTTTTTGTGTAGAGGTGTTGATATGTTTGTATTTGGAAGCGTTTGGGATTACTTGCTATACAACTCAATTGTAAGTAATCCTATTGGATTGTTATACATCATTGGATTAGTAGTATATACGGCGCTGATAGTAATTAATCTATCCGCCGCGGCTAATAAGATTAAGTGGCTTAAGAAACGACAAAATAGTCGAATCTTTATCACAATACTAATACTAATCTCTATTGTATTAGGACATATAGCAACTGTATTAACAGGAAAGCTAATTACTGTCATAGTATAATAAACAGATACGGGGCGAGCGTAAGCGAGCCCCTTTACTAATAAATGATTACAACAAGAAGTAAAACACCCTGAATACAAAAGTATTCAGCCCAATTATTTTTAATACAAGAGGTACTGGCTGCATTTTATTTACATATATAAGCGTATTAGAGACAATAGTATGTTTATATAAGTGTGTACAATACAGTATATATAATAGAGATACAATTAGCACATCTCCGGCGCGGGATGTGTTGTATTAATCATTGTTATGAATAGTACAGATACGACAAAATTACCGAATACTATAAATAAGTATACGGCGGGCGCTCCTACTTAAAGGATGCATTAAAAAATTAAGTTGTTCACTAAGTATATATACTAATAAATACAATAAGAAATAGTATATTATCAGGGATTACATCAAGTATATTATATATGCTAATACCCATCACACCACGTGATGTCGCTGGGGACGTAACCTTACAGCTTCACAGCCCAATTCAGGAACCAAGCATTGCTTATATAGTACACCTATTAGATATAAAACGCCGCTAATAAGTATAATATCTCTGTAGTGTATAAATAAATATACATTGACAAAGAACCCTTTAAAAAGAATACAACAAGCACTGATGCGATACAGGAAATAAAGAATAAAAAAGGGATAAATTCTAATATATGTATGCCTTTCCATGCACTTAAGGAGTTTATAGTCTCTCCAGTAAGACTACTCATTAACAATATATATAAGTATAGTATATATAGTATAAGAATGCAATAGGACAGTATAAGAATATGTACTGGTATCTATATATGGATGTAATTATTTTGACATCTATAGCCACAAAGTGGCTTGTATTGGTTATATTTTTAATGGAATCACTAGGTAAATATCAACATTGTAAGTGATGTATTTTCTATATTATGTATTCTTATATTATGTGTTATAAGTATTCTTAGTATTATACCGGATTACTATATTAAAGTATTCCATTATTATATATGTATTCTATTACTATATAGGTATAACTATCACTGTATTGATTAAACACTATATTGTATTAAGGCTATATAATAGCCTATTATGCATTTATTGTTTTATATGGTATTCATTGTTTAAGTATATAGGATTGTATTATATTCCTGTAGTGTATTTTTATTTATTCTTGTATAGGTGTTATTATGGTTAGTGTAGATTTAATTGTTGCTTTATTGTTTTATGTTTGTTCTATTTTTATTGTATATTTTATTTTATGTACAATTGATCAATAGAGAAATAAGTGGCGCGGGTATATATGTATATGTATATTCCTGTAGTGCTTTATTTGAAATATCGACTTTAGTGTCGATATTTTATTGATTTATTTTTATTTTATAGAAGGGAATTTAAAATGTCTCCATTTAGTTATAAAGAAGCACTGAAGGGTAAATTGTGCAAAACTGCTAATGGTATGTATGTTGTAATAAAAGCAGATGCAAATGAAGATGTTCGTATTAATCCTAAACCTGCAAAACCGTTGATTGGTTTGACTTTTGATGGTGAATCTACATGTATCAATGGATATTGGGATTACAATGGTAAAAGTTATTTAGGTACTGAAAATTTAGATATTGTTGGCATTCTTGAAGAATCTGAATTGGATATTTTTGATAATTCAAAGATTCTTAAAGAGGCGTTTAATAATGATAAAAAGGTAACTTGGAAAGATTGTCCATTTGCTAATTCAGTTAAGGTTGCAGGATATACTAACGGTGTGTTCACTTTATCTTCTGATGGATGGGTAACTACTACAACCGGTAAAGATATGAAAGATTTGCGTATTGTAGAATAGTAATACATAAGGTCGGCACAGTAGTGTCGACTTTTTATTGATTAAGTTTTGTCCATATCTACTTTAAGAAAGGATTAAATATGGGAATTGAAACTGCTATTTCAGTCTATATGTCTGGACTGTTTGTTATTATGTTTTTAGGATGGTTATCTTTTACTGTCCTTAAAGGTTTGTCATTACAAAAGAAAGGATAAGTCATGATTGGGCTTATTGTATTTGGTTCACTAGTGACTAGTGTTGCCATTATTTCTATTTTGGCTAAAGCATCGCCGAAGTTGTTAAAACGTGTATTAGGATATGAGGCCTATGTTGATTTAGCATTTTCATTGCTGATTGGTATGGCTTGTGGTTTTTCTGGTACTATGTCTGGTTTTGTAATTGGCGCAGCTACTGGTTTGATTTTTGGTGTTACTCTTTTCATTCTCGCGCGGGTTTACGGTTATGCTCGTTACGAAAAGCAAGAAGATGGTACCTATAAATGGGTTGAATATGAACCCAAGTTCAAGATTTCCAATTGGCTGAATAAATTTACTAATAAAAATATTGGTAAGTTTGCATAAAGGTTTATCATGACTTTCTATATTCTTTATTTATTGTTGGTTTCCATCTTTTAAGGTGTAAATATGAAAAAGTATTTTATTGGTGCAGCAACTATTGCGCTTGCTCGTCTGCTTTATAAGAAAGATGGTAATATCTCTCTTACTAAAGTTTGTGCTATTCTTGGCATCTCTGTTTTTGTTATTTTGTATGCCCCGGGCGTACTTGAATTTTTCGTAACATTAGCAGTATTGGCAATCTTTGGATATGTTGCCTTTGGTATTGTTAAAGCTGTTATGGATGGTAGCTTGTCAAAAATTTCTAAATGATAATTCCTCATTAATGACATATCATTTATATTTTGATCTCAAAGTTTTTAGAAATCGACCTTAGTGTCGATTTCTTTTTAATTAAAATATATTGGAGATTGTCATGGATTTAATAAAAGTTATTAAAACTATGAATCAAGAAATGCGCAATAAATTCCCTAAGATAAATTGTGGAGGGTGTGGCAAATTTGCTTTTACAATTTATAAATCTCTTTTAAATATTGAAGGTGTATCAAATATAAAAATTGTATTTACTTTCTATAAAGATGATTATCTTTTTTCTGGTATTAGAATACATAAGTTAAAACTTAATGATGAGAATGTAATATCTCGTATAAATATTTATAATTGGAGCCATATTATGGTCAAATTTAAATATAACGGAAAGGTATATTATGTTGATCCATTAAGAGTGATTCAAGAAAAAGATTTAGATCGTTTAAATATTGCCTCTCATTATAGTGCTTTAACACATAAAGGTATTATTAAAGTAATTCGTAAAGCAGGTATTGATTGGAATATCAGATGGACTTCTTTAAAGAAAGATAACAAGGCTCGTCTTGTTATGAAGAAACATCTAAGGCCCCATTTTAAAAAAGGTAAATAAAATGTCACCAGAAAAATTTAATTGCTTTTACAAAGTAAGTATTAAAAGTTATGAAATGCTTTTATCTTCGATGAAGCGTAATAATAATATATTTGCTCAACAAGAAAAAGCTTTGAAAAAGGTTTATTACAGTCCAGCAAATCTAATGAATGCTTCATTAGATGTTCATGGTTCATATAAATCTAAAGTATTCTTTTTCAATACTGGGCTATATTTTCAATCTTTAAAAATGATTGAATACTTTGGCATTAGTGATGATAATCCTATTCCAAAATTTGATTTGAAAGCTTTTATGTTAAGTGAAAATTTTTCAAAGAATGTTAAAGGCCGTATGCGTCATTTGTATGATATTCTTTGTAGAATTCATAATGAAATTGAAAGATTTAAATCTTTTAAATTTGATTGCTATCCTGAATCAATGTTTTAATTTCAAAATGTTCGGCACAATAGTGTCGAATATTTTTTGATTAAAACTATTTTTATTGGAGGTGTACTATGTCTAAATTTAAAAAGTTTATGTGTGATATTATCGGTCCCGTTGCAGGTATCGTAGTAACAGTAATTGGATTTTTAATTTTGTTGTTTTATCTTGCCTCTAATTCGCAAAGTAAAAAACCTAAAATTGATAATCCTGTAAAAATTGAAAATGTCACCAAACATTTGGTAGGGACAAAGACACAATTCTCTATTGATGGCTATAAATTTACAGCTACAAATGTTTGTATTGACGGTAAACAAATTCTTTTTGTACAGCAATTCGGAAGAGAATATACTGTACTTAATTTTAACGAACCTTGCAAATAATGGAGACTTAAATGAAAAAATTTGCTATTGTAATCGCCGCATCTTTGACTTTGACAGCATGTAATCCTTATAAGGATGATTCTGTAAATCGTATGTACATCAATTCAAATTATTGGATTGAATCATATCTTGATCATGATAAAATGGTCTATAAAGAATGCGTTAATGACATGGTTCCCGGCAAAGAAGCAAAAGCTTTATGCCGTTTGATTGACAAATCTCATTTTGAAGATATGCAATTCCAGCATATCAATCATTCTATTGAGATGTCTAAAGCTGTTGGTGTCAAAAATAATCGTGCAATTACAGCATTGGAACAATTGCCTGATAAAAAGGCATCTGAATAATTGTTTTAAAAATAGTCGACACTTTATGTGTCGATTATTTTTTGATTAAATTTTTATTAATCTTTTCTAGAAAGATGTAAAATGAAAGAACAACTTGGTTTATCAAATATAAAAGTAGGACAAACAGTTTTACTTAAAAATGGCGATTATGCTGTAGTTACCTGTAATTTAAAAAATTTCCCATATATTTGTGAAAAAGATTATGTTATTCATGGATACAGGTTCAATAAAGAATCTAATAGATGGTCTATGATATATTGGACAGAGGATGGTAAAAATCTTCAACATGATGCTTTTGAAATTAAAGATATTGTTGAAGAAGAACTTCTTTGGTCTGTAGTTAATACTAATATACTTGAGAAGGCTTTTAAAGAAAATCTTCCTGTTCAATGGGATAGTCATAAATTTAAATGTTATGTAGTTGGTAAAACTGCTGACAGTGAGTATATTTTCAATATTGTTGGTACTCTTAAAATTGTTAATAAAGGCACATTAAAAAATCTTGAAATTGTGCCTAAGTAAATTTAAAATCGGCACTTTTGTGTCGATTTTTTATTGGTTATTTTTTTTGGAATTTTTTATTATGAAATTTATTTTTAAAAAGTTATCAGAGTATAATGAGAATGCGCCTGTATATGCTGCTCGTGTTTTTACTCCTGTAAATTCTGATCCTATTAGTGAAGATATTGAATGGCTCTTGTTTGAATCTTCTAAAGATCGTGATTTATATATTAAGCATCATAAAGAATCAATAGATGCCTATATAAAAACTTTGACCGTAGAAGACCCGGAAACTAATGTTTTGACAACATGCCAACGGGTCCATAAATTTGATACTGTAATGAATGTTGGAAACTGTAATAAATATATTGGCTATATGCCAGAATTTATTATTTCCGTTGTTTCTGAATAAAATGCTATATTATTGGAGACTAAAATGGCATTTAAAATATGGTCTTTCCCAAGAAGTTACAACACTATGCTTGGAAATATAAGCTATAAAGAATTTAAAGCTTTTATAGAAAAGATTAAAAAACATCAATTAGAATACTTTACCTTGGGTAGTGCATTCTATATCGAGTTTAAAATTGATAAGCTGTGTCCAAATGACATACAGCTTAGAAAAGTTTTGTATTCTTTAAATGGCGGTCGCGCCATAGACTTTATTAAGTCTAATTTTAATTTAATTTAGAAAGGGTTTTAAATGGAAGCACAAAAAATTCAATTAAGCGTAGGCATGAATAAATATATGCCTTTAGAAATTGTTACTCATACTGGTAACAAAGGTGTCATTGGATCTATTCTTTCAGATGGCAAAGTCGCTATGGCAATTGGCTTTGTTTATTCAAAAACTCATGGTAAGATTCCTGTAGCATGGAATATGTATGGTGAATCCACTGATCGTGTTTCATCAAAAGGTATTGGTAATACTCCGCCTCTTAAAGACCTTTGTATTGCCGAAATCATTACAGAGATTCCGGTAAAACAAAATGAATCTGATTTGTTTAAACAAGCACTTAATGAAGCTGAAAAAGCTAATGCTGTCGAATCCAAAAATGAAAGTAGGGGCAATATTCCGGTTGCGACTGTTCCTCAAGAAGTTCAGGAATGTATGTCTCAATTAAAAGGTCTTTTTGGCGATCGTGTAGAAATTAAATCTTTTGCTATTGATGCAGATGGTAATCTTATCAGTCTTGATAAAGCTGATAATGATATCGTACACTAAAACAGATCGCAAGTGCAAAAAACAACAAAATGGACTAACGCCACATCGTTGGTATGAGTAGTTTCCATTTTAGATTTCCGGTAGATAGGTTTGTGCGTTTTCCTTAAAAACGTACACTTCCATTTCTTTTTTTTTTGAAAGTTTATTTATTTAAAATGACTCAAACTAAAAAGGCCAAAGCACACGTTCGACGTGCCTTTGACCACAAATCTAATTCCAAACCTAAATTCAATGGCATTAAAGTGCCTAAAGTTGGTGATGATTTGATCATTGATATCAAGCCTGTTATGGATCAATTTGGTCCTACCGGTGCGTATGAAAAATGCACGGGTAAAGGCGTTGGTGACGAAATTTTGACACGTAAGATTGTTTCGGTTGTTCAAATCGGAACAAAACGGTTTGCAGTGCGTGATTCTGCACGTGAATTTTGGGTTGTATATCCAAAAGGCGGTGCATGGTATCCAGACAAAAACCAACGTGTTCATTACGAAAATTGATGCTTTAAATTGCATCAATTGATGTAAAAAGTAATCAAAATTTGTATGCATCTATTTATATCGGGTTTACATTTGGTATAAATGATGCATACAAAAACAAAATCTTGTAACACATTGAAATATAAATGAATATTTTTGTGTAAAAATTTATTAAAAAGTGTATACTTTTAATAGCTCAATAAGCATGTAATCATGCATCGGATATATCAAACGACTTTTTTTAACTGGGCCAAAGTATAATTGTATACACTTCTTAATGAGTTTTTGCTCATTAATTGCCGTAAAGGTGTTATTCATTAAGATTGTTTGGACGCGGGTTCGACTCCCGCCAGCTCCACCAAAAGACATTTCGAAGATATTTACACTCTGAAAAGAGTTAGCGATTCCATACAGTTTATTTTTAACCTAATTACGTTATCGTGATTGAGTTAAAATGTCTTATGAGATGTCTTCTGATGGGGCTGTATTGGAATTCGACAAGCGATGAATAGGAATAATTACTCGGCACGAGTTGCTTCGTAAAAGCAAAATTTAAAATAAATGCAAACGATAATGTTTACATGGTACGCGCCGCTGCCTAATTTAGGTAGTTGAGCATAAATGTACAGGGTTTGGACAGTACCTGGTAACAGAAACTGTCCGAGAATTCTAACACTGCGGCTAGTGCTTCAGTAAGTTTCGTAATCGTCTACGATTGGGTAGAGCTGGAATCGTAACCAGCAATTATAAAAGAGTAAATATGTTTGGGCATACCTAGTTACCAACTAGCGAAATTTAAACAAGCATATTTTTAATGGAAATAATTTATCCATATATCGGTATATACCGACTTTTGCATAAGTTTTAAATACCTTAAGAATCGAATTTTGTGGCGACTTCCATAGAATTTAAGGTTTCTGAATGTGTTTACTCCTTTATAATTTTATTATTTCTCCCCGCAGTTCTAAGGTGCTTAACCTTATTAATGGTGCATACCATTGTCCTTTCTTGACAGCATAGCAATTTGTATTAATTACTATTTGGTTCATCAGCAACGGAAAGACGGCCTGATGAAAACAAATTTATGTAGTACGTCCTAAACGTGCTATTAAATCAACTATATTTGGATGAGCTAGGATAAGTTCAATGTAGTTGTAAAACCCGGGTAGTCCTAGAAATCCAGCTATGGGTTGACCCAAAATAGCATTTATGGTAATAATGGGTCCGTCTCCTGCCCTGAGCCATACGACTAATAATATCGTTTAAGACATTTGGATATTATGTCGTTAAACTACTGATACTTATTGTATAGTAGAAAGATGTCTAGATCGCTGTAAAAAGCGGTCGGGTCGCGTGAACCCTGCCGAGGTACTATATCGGCCCTTCTAGGATAAAGAGCTATATCCTAGATGTGTTTATTGACTGTGATAGGCCCTCCTAACCCGCCGACTCACTTATAGCTCAACCTCAGACTTGTCTGACTATTCCGTTTTTGGATTATGGACGGAAAGAGTGAGTTTATGACCGGGTGACCGGAGTAATACCACTCTAATAATGATCCATTGAATAGCGTCGGCGCACTTTATGTGATCGCCGGCGCATTCTTTATTTAATTTATTTATACAAGATGCTATTGATATGGCATTTTATATAAATTCTTTATCGAGGTATAATAATGGTTGTATGTGTTTGTAATAATGTTAGCACCAGCACTATCAATAATGATTATATTGATAAGAATAAAAGTGTTGATGATTTGATTATTGACACAGGTGCAACTACGTGTTGTGGAAAATGTGCTAATTATATTAATTGCATGTTTTCTGAAAAAGTTTTATTAGTGCCATCTCTCCAACTAGACTCCTAGGGGTATGATGTTCTGCCTCCATATGGTATTATCATATGATGCCTATTTTTAATAGGAAGAACAAATTCTTTTTTAATAATAGACGGAGGATTAAGTTTGAGAAAGAAAATATTGGCATTGGTATTAGCAATACCATCTATAAGTTTTGCTAAAGAAATTAAATGTTTATCAGAAATGGCTTATTATGAAGCACGCGGTGAAGGTGCTCATGGTATAAAAGCTGTTACTGATGTAATGTTTAACAGAATGAAAAGTAACGAATTCCCTGATGGAGTTTGTGCTAATTTTATTAAAAAGGGTCAATACTCTACGGCTAAAATGGCCGGAGGTAAAAAAGACCAAGGGTTATATAAAAAGATTTCAGAACAAGTTGAATCTGAATATGCTAAATATCGCTTAGGTGATTGGCAAGACTCTACTAGCGGAAGTCTTTATTTTAATTCTAATGGATCACGTCCATCCAATAAAGTAAAATTTAAAGGAAAACGTGGAAGACATTTCCTATATGGATAATATCAGTAGCCTAGCACTTATGTGTTAGGCTTTTTTGTTTTTATAGCAATGTTCTCAGAAAGGACAAAAGATGTATATTCGTTTGAAAGATATTCCGATTATTGATGGTAATGCAACTGTTGCGGAAGTTTTCGATATTTATTCTAAGAATTTGCCACAAGATCCAAGACTTAATTGGAAATTGTTGCAAGATCGTATTGCAATGGAAATTGTAAACGAATTTTCAGAACCAACTACAATTGAGATTCCTAAATCATTTTATGATCCTAAATTGAATTGGCCTGAATTTCTGTTTGCAACCAAGCATATCGATAAAAATTCTGATATTGAATTGATGAGTTATCATGAACTTATGTTTATGATGCTATATGAACGCCTTGAATCTTTATTTAAATATGATCAGTTATTTACTGAATTGATCCGTAAAGATATCAATTATGTTAAGAACCATGTATTGTATGTAACAAGTAATGCATATAATGCTGCGTTGAAAGAATCTTCTGAACTTGTTATTATTTCTCCTTATAATGAGTACAGTAAGGTTCTAACATATTTGCATCAGGACAAAGTGATGGGTGATGCTTTGCCAATTTTGTTTAATCCGTCTGATCGCGCCATTAAAGCTTCTGCGATGTACTTTAATGTACTTCCTGGAAGTGAATCTATGCTTGCAGAATCAAATAAAATTATCATTTCTAAAAATGGTAAAGAGTTTCAGGCTCCTGGATTCCAAGTATTCAAAGACGAAAATGGTGGTTTTGTAGGTTATTCAAGCTTGTTTAAAGTTGGACAAGCTTTACCTGCACGATTTAAGACTCATCTTAATGGTAATGCATTTGGTGTAAGTAATCCATCTAAAGCTATCTTTTTACAAGACGTAATTGAAAAGGATGGCCAATTAGTAACCAAAGATAATACTTTGGTTGATGCAGTTATGGTTTATAACGATATCGAACTTGAATCGTATCGTTTAGTTGGCGGTGAAATTGAAGTATCGCCAAAAGTAGGTAAAGAAATTGTATTCACGCCTCGTCATATTGAGACTGAATTTGACGAAATTGATGTAAAAGTTGGTGAAACTATTTACAGCAAAGGCGGATATATTAAAATTGGCTCACGTGGTGGTGAGTCAATTTATATTGATATGGTAGATCACATTCAGATTACATCTATTGAAGAATCAGGATATAATGGGTCTGCTCGTATTGATTATGTTGCCTATTACAAAGCAGGTAATGCCCGTATTACAAGTCAAACAGGCTTGAAAGGGGTTACTAAGACTATGCGTAGTTGTGGCAAAATTAAAATTCACGAAGATGGCAAAGAAGATAAAGTCCTCGATGTGGATATTGTGGCCGGTATTAATAGTCTTAAAGGCAAAATGAATACTATTCGTCTTGCTCAAGCTGCTTTTGCATTTAAATATGGCTATTACAATAATGGCAAAGATTACCTTGATAGTTTAAACGAAGAGGAAATTAATGCCGCTGTTGATTCATTGCCAACTGCTACATATGAAAAACGTGTTAAGCGTATTGATGGTTACGATGATGAAATTATCGTAATCGAAAACGTTAAATACGGATTAGTTCAGTATTCTTATACTGAATTAGGTAGCCATTTTGCCAAGATTAAAAGTCAAGGCATGTCATTTAATTGTTTGAAATATATTTGTCAGACAAAAGACTCTCCATTGGGTCAGTATATTTTAGACAATTGTATTGATAAAACTGATAAGGCTATTGTTGAAGAATTGGCAAAAATCTTATCAGACGAAGGTCGTGTATTTGAATACGTTGACAATTATCCATCTTATACATTGGTTGAATTAAAATCAATGTTTAATGAACAAGACTTAGTCTTGAGTCGTTCTGCTATTATTCCTACTAGCAGTAAATTATTGGATCCTGAATTCAATAAAGGGTTCTATATCGACTTAAGCAAGGTACGTTCTGGTACAAGCATTCGTGTGCCCTCTGCAGAGATTTTGAATAAATTCTGCGGTAAACAAAATGATGGTCAATACGTATATCCAACTATGCTTATTGAATTGTCTAAAATCATTCGTGCTGCAATTACTGGCCCTAGTCAGTATTTTACTATTGCTCCGCATCGTAATGAACGTAATCAAAAGCGCCCTTCTGCATGGAGTGGCTATTTAAATGCAATTAAATCAATGTTGTATCGTACTGAATTAGGTGGTCAAACTTATGTTAAATCCCTTATTCAGCCAAGCCTTAAGGGTGTAAATCTTAAACAGGTTCATGATAAATATGTTCCTGAAGGTAAAGTCGTAATTCTTGATCGTAATATTCTTGAGAGTATTCGTGAATATATTTATGGCAAGCCAAATGATAAAACTCCTGAAGAGGCAATGCTTGACCAGTTTCGCCCATTAAATGCATTTACTTTGCGTAATCCATTTTTATGGCGTTCACAGATGATCATTTCCCAACTTTGGGGAATTGATGAATTCAATGACTATCTCCAAGAAAATTATGGAATGACTGTCAATGACTATCTGGATGTACAAGGTAATTTGTATTGTGCTTTAGTTTCTACTGAAATTGTAAAACGTAGCCATAGTGATAACGATGGCGACTTATTGCAAATTAGTACAATACCAGGAATTGAGCAGCAAGAAATGATGGCTCAATTTGAATTGGAATATTTTACTGAAGATCAAAAGAAATGGGATGAAGGTTTTCTTCTTTCTGAGTATTCATCTATTGAAGATGTTGATTGGAGTAAAAAGTACGAGTTGTATTATGTTCCAATTTATCCTAAACATCCTGGTGATAATGCCTATATGGAGTTTTTGTGTTCATCAGCTATGGCTAAGAATGCAGTTGGTCCAGGTACTAATGATGCATGGGTATTTTATATGTTAGTTCAATTGTATTATGGACTGGCATGTAATAATGATCCTAAATCTTATGTGCCGTGGGAACGTAAACGCAAGGTTCAACTTCGCATTAAAGAGGAAGACTTGTCGACCTATGATCATATTTACACAATGGTTCTTGAAAATCGTGTAATTAATGCGATTAAACATGTTTCTGGTGGTGCTAGCTCTCATGCTGTCTTCTATCTTAAAAACATGACAAAAGACGACAAGAGTGTTAAAAAGGTAATTGAAAGTATCGAGAATGACTTAGGTTATTCAAGAGAAGTTGCCGTTTCTATTTGTCGTATTGTAAATTGGGCTGTTAACACCAATGCCCTTGAAATGTGCAATAAGTTTTTACGTATGCACAATAAAGGCGCCTTAGTTGATTTAGGTGATGCAGATATCCAAATGTGGTTTAAACATATTGTGGATTATACATTCTTTGGTGGTATGCTTTCCCCAATTTTTACCATTTATGGTCAAAGTCAAGGGTTAATACCTTTAGGCGAAAATGCAGAAAATAGTATGTCAGAAGTTATGGATACATTTGATGCAATTGGTTTTTAAGGCATAAGAAAGAGAGGCACGAAAGTGTCTCTCTTTTTATTTTTATTAAGGGAACATATGTCTAAAGTTTTTAATAATTTAGGTCTCGTTGCTACAGGCGAAAAGCCTTTACAGATTATAACAGATACTGAATTTAATTCAGGAAAGGGTACATGTTGTAGATGTAATAAGGTTAAAACTTTGTATGATTTACCTTTTCATCGCCAAGGCAAAAAATTTATTTGTTCAGAATGTTTAAAAAACTTTCAGGAATCTAGATTGCCATTTTTAAAATATATGCCTGTAAATTTAGGCATGTAAATTTTTATTTAGAAAGGTTTGGTATGGAACTTAGTCGTAAAAATTTAATTTATCGATTTGTAAATTTATATACAAATCCTGATGAAAACTTTTGTATATTTGTACGTCAATTATTTTTAGGTATATTAGGAATCCTTGTTTTTATTGCAGGGACTTTAGGAACATTTTTGTTCTCTTATTACAAATTAATTGATGTTTCTGGATTTTTATACTTTCTGAAATTCTTTTCAGTTCTTTCATCAATGATTATTTTGGTACTCTTTTTAATTACCGTAGTGTTCATATTCTTTTATTTTCTTGAAAAAGGTAAAAATGAAATTGGTAAATCAGAGTTTTATAAAGGGTTGGTAAGTAAAATGATCCCTATTAAAAGTAAATATGATAAACTATGCTGCAAAATTCATTTTAAAGATTAATTAAAAAGGTCAGATATTTACTGACCCTTCTTTTATTTCAAAGGTATTATAATGCAAAAAGAAATAATTATTTATAAAGATTGCGGATTTGAATTTAAGGTAAATAGTAAAATTGTTTATTCTAAATTCAAAAAAGAGAAAAATGACAATACTAAAAGATATAAACTATGTAATTATGAATTTTCACATATTTATAATATGTTATTATTTTCAGATCTTAATTCTCCAATGTTTGATATAAAAATTGATATTGTTGAAGACGTTTTATATCATAAAAGGATTTCTGCTTTTATTAATTATCAGGATAAAAATTTTATCAAAGCCAATGGTCAAAGTTCAACATTTGTAATGAAATTAAAAAAGGATTGCTTTGAGATACGTTCGGTTAATTGTCCTGAAATCAGACCTAGTGAAAATACATTTTTTGTGTTAGGAACGGATTTAAATAAGAAATCTGATAAAGATGTTTATATTAAAACTGAAGACTATGACAGATTTGTTATGACAATCGATTATCTTAACAACACGCCTCTTAGCGAAGTAATATTCAACGAATTGCAATTTAATTTTTATAGATGGTAATGTATGTTTGATATATTTTTTGAAAAGAATAAATATTTTTTGATTACAAATAATGGTCGAATAATTTATAAATATCCTGAAAATTTTCCACTTGAAGAGATGGATAAGAGTAATAGATGGTGCGCTAGCTTGGCATTTGGATGAGATGTACAATATGTTTGTAAAAGTCTTTTAAATATTACCGATAAGGAACCTATTATAAAGTCTTATCATTCAATAAATGACAATACTGTATATTTTAGAATTTTAAGTCAAAATCCTTTAATAAGGGGTAACTTTTGGATTCCTATTAATACTGGAAATAAACGTTCTCCATTTTCTATTCAAAGTGTATCATGTCCAGATATTGTTGCTACTTCAATATATCTTCGTGGCAGTGATGAATCTAGAGATTACGCTAGTATATCAAAATCTACAAATTATATTAATGCAAGCATTATCTTTAAAATAATTGAGGATTTAAATAATAATAGTATTCAACAAATATTCTTAGATTCACTAAGTGATAAATATTCTAATTTCTAGATCGGATTAATTATGAGTTATGAAATGTATTATAAACAAGATAAATTCTTTTTTATAACTAGAGGTCTTGATATTATTTATATATATCCAAATGATTATGTTTTAACAGAAGATGATATAAAGAGTTCTATTAATTTTAGATCTAGCATTTTTTGTTATTTTGCTGAACGATATGAGTATCAAAATTTAATTAAGGCTATTTTATCTTGGGATAATAATAAAAAGACTTTGGTTTCAAAACATAGTTATTTGAAAAAGAATTCATTTACTTTAGAAAATATTATTGAAGTTGAAATTATTGAACAGGATCCTCTTTTAAATAAGTTTTATATGGCACTTCCTTCTTATTCTAATCCTGGTAAAAATATTGTGGTTGCTTCTAGAATGCATTTTGATGTAAGACCTGGTTTTATATTTTTAAAAGGATCGAATGATGTTGGTAGTAGATATAAGTCTACGTGCGAATTTTCATTACCTAGCACTATATTGTTAGCTCAGGAAACTTTTAGAGTTATTGAATTAATGAATAAATATCCTTTTCCTGAATTTATTTTTTTAACAGTATGTAAAGGTATTTATAAATGAGTTATCATATAAGACTTAAAAAGAATGAATATTTTGTTATATACAAAGATGATAGAATGATATTTTTCATATCCATCAGACTGTGTTGTAAACATTAAAGAGTGTTTACTTTTAGATTGTGAGGATATGTTTCATAAATTTTCAGATCTTTTAAATTTTTGTTTAACTATTAATACGAATAAAAAAGTTTTTAATATAGAATATTCTTACGATAATGATATTGTTAAAATAAAGATAAAAGAACAACTTGATTCGATTCGTGGCAAACTAGATATTAAACTTAAGCATAATGAAACTATTATTTCAATTAAATCATATAATTATCCTGAATTATATTATTCTAATAAAAGATTTTTTGAGCTTTTTATTAGAGGTGAAAATTCACTTAAAGATAATATATGTATTGAAAGAAAAGTTAAATATTATGAATATGAAGATATTTCTAGTATAATTAACATGTTGAATGAAATGACATTTCAAGATATGTTTCTTATGTATTTATCATATTTTATCCAATAAAGGAGATTTAAAATGTCTTGTACTGTATATTTATACACAGATGGAGCATGCAAAGGCAATCCTGGTCCTGGAGGATGGGGATATCTTTTAAAATGTGGTGAAAATTCTATTCAGGATTCTGGTTCTGAAAAAGACACTACAAATAATCGTATGGAACTTATGGCGGTTATTAATGGCTTATCTAAGCTTAACCGATTTTGTAATGTAATCATCTCTACCGATTCCCAATATGTTAAAAATGGAATGGAAGAATGGATACATAATTGGAAGAAAAATGGATGGAAAAGTTCCAATAAAAAGCCTGTCAAAAATGTTGACTTGTGGCAACAACTCGATGCTTTAGTTCAAAAATTTAATGTGTCATGGGAATGGGTAAAGGGACATTCTGGACATGTTGAAAATGAAATTGTTGATACTTTAGCTAGTAATGCTGCTGAATCAATAAGATGTTAATTTTATGGAGTTAGTATGCGTCGAAGAATAAATAAGCACCAATGCCAACGTAGAAGAAGCAATTGGTATATGCTTGAAAGAAAAATTAAATTGTTTTTGGAAAACAAAACAATGTAGTATAAGCACTAAGGTATTTGTACCTTAATGCTTTTTATGTTTGTAATTAATATTTTAATAAGAATAATAATAAGATGGCAATAAACACTCAAGAGTTAAGACCGTATGCCTATACGGATAGACAAAAATTTATATTGGACGCTATTGATCAATACGGCGGACAATTGCCTGCTGCAAAAGCATTAAATATATCAAATGGAACCGTTTCTTCTCATTTGGCTGCTATTAGAAAAGCTAAAGAAGAGGCAAATATAGATAGAGCTATCTCTCATAGAAATAATATTGAAGCTGTATCTGAAACTGTTTCTATTAATGATAGAGTAAAAATGACTGAAGGTAAGTTATTTGAAAAAGATATGACTAAAGCAGAATTTTTAAATGCTAAATCTTCATCTACTTTATATGATGCAAATGGCAATGTTAAATTGCAATGGATTAAAACAGATTCTAAAGAATCTATTATTGCAGATACAATTAAAGCTGCAATGGAAGAATTTTATAATTTTGCTAAACCAATAGAAATACCAGTAGTACCGCGTCCTATTGTTGAGAATAAATTGTTAGCACAATATACCATTACTGATTATCATCTTGGTATGTTTGCTGATATGTTTGAAACTCATGAAGGTAAGCCTTGGAATACTGATATTGCTACTGCAAAATTAGTTGAAGTATTTGACAGAATGGTTAATGCCGCTCCTTATACTGAAAGAGCTGTTATTAATATTCTTGGTGATTTTTTACATTATGATAGTGAAAAACCTGTAACACCAGCTCATGGTCATGTACTTAGTGCAGATGCACGTCCTGGTAAGCTAATTAGATTAGCTATTAAATTAGTTCATCATGCTGTAATAAAAGCATTAGAAAAGGCCGAAAATGTTACTTTGATAATTTCTCAAGGTAATCATGATCCTGTAAGTTCTTTATGGCTTCAAAATTGTTTTGCATTTATGTATTCCGAAGAAGAGAATGTAGAAGTTGTTGTAAACTCTACTCCTTGGATTGCATATGAATGGGGTAATACATTACTTGCTTATCATCATGGTCATAGAATTAAAAAATTAAATGATATTGCAATTAAGATTCCTAATTTATTTGCAGTTGAATGGGGCAATACTATTTATCGGTATTGTCATATTGGACATCATCATCATCAACATATCGAAGAAGTTGGCGGAATAATAGTTGAGCGTCATCAAACACTAGCGCCAAATGATGATTATGCTAGTGGTATGGGATTAACATCTCAAAGAGGTGCAAATCTTGTAATTTATTCCAAAGATCATGGTGAAATTTCTAGGATGACATTCCGGCCATGAGATATCAAGCAACTGATGAAGTTTTATGTTATGATCCAAAAGAGTTTCCTCCACCATTGAATACAAAAATATATTGTGTTTCAAAATATGGTGTCGGGAGACTTGGACATTGGGTTGATGGGTTTGATATAGCTTGGTATCCTTTACCTAAGCTTCCTCAAACAGTTAAAGATTTAATTAATAAAAGATTGCTTAAAGCGTAATTTTTTATTAAGAATTTAAATAGGCTGGTATGTCAAATACCAGCTTTGTTTTTATATAGTAAACATTTAATTAAATGTTATTTCTTGTTCTTTATTTTTATAAAAGGGATTAATATGAAAAAATCTTTTATTTTGATGTCTATCTTAGCAGCTACTAGTGCTTTTGCTGATACTAATCCGCACACTAATTATACAGGTGATGCCGAAACAATCGCCATGCAAAAGTGTGGTGTAGAAGGTAACATTTGTGTAAATACATTCAATCATGATAACAGTGTACAGGCAAATAACCAAGGTACTGTTGCAATTGGTCAGGACGTTGTTGTAAATGGTCTGAATGCTATGGCTATTGGTTCAGGTACAGAATCACACGGTAGTTCTTCTGTTGTTTTTGGTACACAAGCAAAGGCCGGCAAAGATGCCGATACATCAATCGTGATTGGTGAACGCTCTTCAACTGAAGCATCACGAGTTGTTGCAATTGGTTCAAAAGCAACAGCAGCAGGTAGTGGTTCTGTTGCTATTGGCTCAGGCGTAAAAGGTGATGGTGAAGCATCTGTTGCAATTGGTAATGGTTCAGTAGCAACAGCAAAATATGCAACTGCATTGCAAGTAAACTCTCAAGCGCATGGTATTCAATCTATTGCATTTGGTCGTGGCGCTAACACTTCAGAAAATTCCGATTATTCTGTTGCTATTGGTTCTTATGCTAAAACTTCTAATGAAAGCGCTTTTGCATTAGGTACCTTAGCAAACGCTTCAGCAAAAGAAGCCCAAGCGATTGGTTCTTACTCAGAAGCAGCTGTTGAAGGCTCAACTGCTATTGGTTCATATTCAAAAGCAACTGTTGATAAAGGCGTTTCTGGTGCGAATCCATTGAATGCACCAATTAAAAATGTTAAAGATTTGCCTTGGACCTCTACTTATGCTTCTGTTTCTGTTGGTGATGTTGAAAATGGTATCACACGTCAAATTACCAATGTTTCAGCAGGTACAAAAGATACCGATGTCGTAAACGTAGCACAATTGTCAGCAACAACAAAAGCAGCTAAAACTGAAGTGAAAGCTGGTCAAAATGTAACCATTAATGAAACAAAAGGTTTAAATGGTCAAAGCATTTACACATTGTCTGCAAAAGATGATTCTGCTTCAGTTTCAGCAGGTTCAAATGCTGTAACTGTTAATAAAGGTAAATTGACAAATTCTGTTCAAGATTATGTAGTTGATTTGTCAAACGAAACCAAAGCAACATTGAATCAAGTCAATGTTAACAAAGCAGATATTGTTGGTTTGAAAGTGAAAAACGAACAACAAGATGTTGAAATTGTTGGCCTGAAATCTAAAAATCAACAGCAAGATATTGAAATTGCAAAAGCTAAAACTGAAGTAAAAGCTGGTCAAAACACTTTTGTGACAGAAACAAAAGGTGCAAATGGTCAAAGCATTTATACTGTTGATTCTAAACAATCCGTTGTAACAGGTGGTGATGGTATTGCAGTTACCAAATCAGTCAATGGCTTGAATACAATTTATAATGTTGGATTGACACCTCAAGTTAAATCTACATTGAATCAAGTTGGTACAAACACTCAAAACATTGAACGTTTGAGTGGTGCTGTTGAGAAGAATACTCGAAGCATTGCCGCCCTGGAACGTAAATTTGATAAAGTTGAAAAACGTCAAAATGCCATTGGTGCAACAGCAAATGCCGCAGCAGCTTTGATGCAAGTACATCATGCTGGACAATCAGCAGTTTCAGTAGCAGCTGGCTATTATGGTGATGAAGCAGCCGTTGCAGTTGGTGTGAGCTCTTTGTCTGATATGGGCAAATGGGGTTTTAAAGCTCATGTCAATTACAATACTCAAGAGAAAATTGGTGTAGGTGCCTCAATTGGCTACTTCTTCTAAAATTAATGAAAGGTTTTAAAATGAAAAAATTGTTTATGATTGCAGCAGCTATTGCCATTTCTGCTAATGTATATGCCAATGAGCCGAAATTCCATGCATTAAAAGATGCAAAAGGTGCTTCTCAGATGTATAACCATAAAAGTATGTTTGGTACTTCAGGTCGACATGATGAAGCACATTTGCCAGCATATCGCGGATTGCATATTGGTATGACTAAAGCAGCTGTTCGTGAAAAGTTGGGTGAATTCCCTCAATGGACAAGCGGTTTCCGAGCAAACAAATGGGAATATAATACAAACTTTGAGGTTGATGGTAAACATAATGTTTGTCAAGTTCATTTTGACTTCAAAAAAGGTGTGGTTGAAAAAATGTATTTCCGAAACGTTGCTGAAGACAAAATTTCTACTGAAGTTGATGTTTGTGCCAAAGATAAAGAACGTGAAGTTGTAAAAGAAGTAATTGTACGCGAAGTTGTTTCTGTTCCT